GTTTTCTGAATGAAGCCCATTACTTCACCCCTCTCGGAAGTTCCTCTGGTGGGTATTTCTCAAGTATATTAGCAACAAGTGGGTGGTGGTTTGGCGGTAGCGTTGTAAGGATTGTCCAGATCATATTTGGTTGTTTGTTGTAACAAGCTACACCGAGTGAGTGATATATGTCTGACAGCTCGATGCACTGGCGCTTAAGAAAGTTTAAGAAACCAGCACGAGTAGCAGCATTTGTGCTGATAGGGAGATTGCCTACTGAAGCGGCTGTCCCTGTGTTGATCATATTCTCGAAATCGAGCAGTATCGCAAGTATCTGACGACGTACTGCTGCTGCATCTATGAGAATCTGCTTAGTGAATTCAGCTTTGGTCATGTTCAGCCCTCCTCTGATTCATATTCAAGCGGCCTGTTATGGTCCGGTATGTCTGTGTAGGTTTCGTGCAAGGAAGCACCGATCGGTGCTTTCACAAGATCTATGCGATAGTAAGGAAAGAATGCGAAACCAGCTTCCGCATCTGTAACCTCTACAGCATTTGTAGAAGCTGGTATCGATTCGTATTTCGGATTAGTTGTAATGACTTCAAGCTCATCATACTGATCTGGAATAGACGCAATCAACGCCTTGAGCTCTTTAACTTTCATGCGTTCACCTCCTCGCCGAAGAACTCAGGTACATCTTTGAATCCGAAGCTGTCGACGTAGACAGCTTTTGGGTCTTCACGATCTGTGTAGTCAACGATGACGTCACTGACTGAAAGTGAATGCCCTTCGAAGTCTGAAGGGCGGAAGAGGTTGAACTCTTCGAAAATCATGTCGTAAGTTGTGCCTTCAGGACGAATCGCTGTGTAAACTAGATTGTAATTGTCCTTGTCAACTGTGTTGCCTTCCTTGTGCAAGAGGGCTAAGTTTGTGAATCTGTGATAGCGGAGCTTAGGTGACTGCTTCAGCTGATAAATTCTGAATACTTTCATGATTAGATGACCTCCTGCTTAGTATTGTTGTATGCGTCAAGACGCATATCCTGCGGCAGATTGTTGATATTGTCAAATACCACCCAGGTGTCTCCGTTGTACATTGCGTGGAATCCGTATTCTGAACCCCAGTACATGTATTTCTCTTCAATCTCTTTGTCTGAAAGTGGTGCAAGATTTGGGTACACGAGACGTGCATACTCAAGAACGCGAGGGACTACAGGCCCTTCACCAGTCCAGCAGTAGAATTTTGCGTAGTGCATGTTGCCTCCGTCCGGCTTGATGACTTCTTCAATCTCGATGTCAGCAGACTTTGATGCGATCTCGAGAATGTTAGCAACCTCTTCCTCTGTGCGAACGACTATCGCTTTCTTGTGAGGTGTGCCCTGTGCTGTTGTCAGCGTGTAAAGAATAGCTATGTTCATCATATATACTTCCTCCTCTTAGATGTGTAAGGTGGTTGTTTGGTGTGATTATATAATAGCATCTTTTGTACCGGAAATCAATAGTTTTTCAGAAAATTAATCAATTATTTACGATTCGTTAATCATTCATTAATCTTTGAGCATTTTCAGAAATTGAATCAGATTTTTGTATTGCAAATATGTTCAAGCATAAAGAAAACACCGCCTGCGCTAATGCGCATGACGGTGTTTGGTATCTAGATATATAAGATATGGGGCAGTAGGTGAACCGGGTTATCAGCCATTCTCGTCATTGTACGCGTCTTCACTAGAAAGAAGACATGGTGTGCGCACATATTTGCAACCCACACATCTGTTTGCTTCTCTGTTAGCAAGTATCGCTGCATCTTGTTCTGATACATAGTCTGCGAATGTTTTGAAGAATCTACAAGCGTGCTGCTTGCCGTTGCAGAATTCGTCTCGAAGAATATTGCACTCTACAAGTTTCTCTGGTTGCCCTTCTACCGGAGTGTAGAATACACATATGTCTTCATCAGATTTAAGAGGTTTCGGATTACAGTTCAAATGTTTCGTAGTCATCAGCCGCCTTTGCTATCTGCTGCAAGGTATACTTGTAGGGCTGTTGAAGCAGCGCAAGAGCAGCTTCTTCAAAATCCGGTTGTATCATAGCATCAGGATCTACCCAACGGCGAATATATTTTTCATCAGGCTCGACAATATAATCGATGAAAGCTGCTTCATCAATGTCACCATCGGCAAGAAGCTCCACTACTTCTTCAGGATCAACTTGCTTACCATTGATTAAAATATCTTTACCGTCTGTATCACAGATGTAAAGAAAATCGTCTACTACACCGCAGCCCCATAAACTATGCTTGAAATCAAGTGCGCTGAAGCCTTGCTCCTCAAGCTGCCAGATTGTAATGATATTACAGTCATTCTCTCGTAGAATATCTAATAGTTCATCAAGTGTGAGTTTATAGAAGCGAGTCTTACCTGGTTCTACTATACCTTCTGCTGCTTCAATACTGCGATGAGATATATGTGACTTCGGAAAAGATTCACTAGATCTTTTCATAAATTTCATATTGAGCACCTCTTTCAGTTGTAATTGTTTACTGCGTTAGGTAATACGCCACGTTTATTTCCGTCAAGTTTAGAGTACTTAAAGTTATTTCTGATGTATACCCAGAAATTGTGACCTATTGATGGACCGGCAATTAGACGTCGGTAGGTTCGAACTGGGACATCGAAGTAGATGTAAATTCCTCCGCCTGGACCACCGTTCTTGCCTTTGAATTGCATAATTAAATCACCGGTTTGGTCACCCTGCTTACGCACATTGAATTTATAGCCCCACACATTAGATGACTTGCATCTGATGATATCTGATGTAAGCTCTCGAGTATTGATAGCTGCGCTGATTGTAGTCTTGAATGTGTTAAATAAAGTGTGACCATGCTTTCGCAATGTTTTCTCTACATGCCGAATCAGTGAAGCTGCATCAATTGTTGTATAGTGTTTGAATCGCTTTCCAGTAGTTGCATCTATGTAGGTAAGCTCAGCCTGTCCTGCACTGATAGCTGCTTCTATTTGAATCTTAGAATTAGACCATATGTAAGCATCAGGTCCGGATTCAAAACCAAGAAAAGTTGCAGCTTCAATGAGCTCAGCGTCATTTTCTCGATTCTGAGCAGGTAAGCAGATCATATCGGCTGTAGCATTAGCATAATCGTGCCAGTTGAGCCATTTTTCTGCAGCTTCAATAGTGTCGAACTCTCTACCCCAGGTAGGATGACACCAGCTATCACCAGCTTTTACACGAACGTGATAACATTGATCTGAATGTTTTACAAGCGACAAATTCGGTGCATCGTCGGAACAATATATGATGCCCCCATGCTCTCGCTTAGGTGCGAACTTCATTAGATCACCTCCAATATCATGTAGATATTGAAGGTTGATTCATTATCTCACAAGTTCGAGATTGTTCTGCTTCCAGTGAAATTCCTTGAACTCGTCTGTAAGCTTCAGCGGACGGCCGTCTAAGTCGATGATGTACTTATCAGAAGCTACGTAACCACCGCCTACGCAGATCCGCATACCGTTGTAATCCTCGTAAACAAGTATTGCTACATTGCTTCTCAAGCCTAGAATTGTATTGAGCGAGTTGCTCATCTCCTCACCTCCACGTTGCTGCGTTTGTCATATATGTTATTTTTGTCAAAGTCAATGCCGAATTCAGATTTAAGAAACTCCATGCAGTCAATAGTGCTGAAGTCTTTACCTAGCACTGTATGAGCCATGTTCTCAAATGTGAATTCAAACCGACTCTTAAGGTCTTTGAGTCTTTTTTCACGCCAGTTATACGGCGGTTTATAAAGCGTGCTGAACATTACAGCAAGTATCTGAGCGGACACATCTCTTACAGCTATCTGGTAGACTTCGTCTTTATGCTTGTCCCATTCTGTATTTACAAAGTCCATGAGTTCGCTTTCTGTGAAGACTCTAGTTCGAGGCTGGATCTTGCCAGCATTTCGTTTGTAGTTTGCCTTCATGAGTTGATCTCCTTCACTAATGTTTCAGTTTCTTCTGCAAAGAACCAAGGTGTACCTTGAAGTGAGCCAATATGAATTTTCGCAGCAGTGAGTAACGTCGCACAACGATTCAGCAGATCTCGCTGTTTATTGATGACATACTCGTAGTCATCTTTCAGCTCAGCAATTGCTGCGTCCATATCGTTCAGACCAGACTCAATGAGTTTACGTGAAGCTTCAATAGATTTAATTGCCATGTGCGTAGAGCTCCTTTCTGAACATTTTGACTTCAGCAGAATTCTATCTGCTTCAGAGGCTGTATCGTAGATATGAATTTTAGGAATGTGCATTGCGCCATACCCATATTCTGTGCACTCATACGAATACTTGCGTACAGCATCGTATACTTCACCGAAGTCATCACTCTCAACAACAGTTGTGTCGTCAAAATGATCTATTGCTATATAGCGCATAATAACACCTCACTCAATTGTAACACTGGATAGATATGCACTTCTTCCAGTAAGGTTCATACTCTGCAAGCTTTTCCTCAATGATTGCATCATATTCTGCATCAGTTTCGTCAGGATAGTCATCACAGTAATAGTCTCTGAGATCGTCTCTAAGATCATCTGGATCTGTGTACACTATTCCATTACCTGTGGGAGTTTCGCAATCAAGGATCTCACATATCTCAACAGCTATGTCTGTAGCATATGTAAAAGCGTATTCATCAGAGCATAGGTCCTGATGGCATAGCACACAAATTGGTAAATCTGGATTCTCTGCGATAAGCTTACGAAGCGTCTCGCTATTCTGTGTCAGATTCAAGTCTTGCATCACTCATTACCTCCTTGGTTGCGCATCTCTTCATAAGAAGGAACTGGTTCATAGTCCTGACATTCCATGCAACCGTTGCACTCGCAGTGATATAAACAGCATTCGTCTATGTTCACAATGTTTACGCAGTCGAAAATCATCTATAGTCACCTCATTTCGTTCTTTCTGTAACAGGCTGTACAGTTTTAGCGCAGTATGGGCAGTGTGGATAATCACAACCGCCATATCCATTTTCCGGAACCATCATACCACAGTATGGACATTTAAAATTGTCTGTGTAGACATCTTCAACCCACTTAGAAATAGTATCGCTCATGGTAGACCTCCTTCAGTTATTCTGATACCATATATAACGATTCGCTGACGTAATGAAAGAACCGTTTTATTGGATTTTTACCTACGTAGAATAGCCAATTTCTCGTTTTTATTTTTTCATTTTTGCCCCACAATTTGGACAAATCTTTGGTAGCCATATACCATTTCTTGTTTCAGCAAACTTATTTATATCATATGCTTTGTTACAACACGAAGTTATCATACAGTCTCCGTCATTTATCCATTTGCCTTCTGTTATTATTGAAGTATCGCTTTTATACATATCACATTCGATATTATAATCTTCGTACTTGTAGCAAAAGCTATCCAATTTAAAATCTATAGCGAAATTTTTGCAAGTTTTACAACAATTTTTAGGAATCACAAAATTCACCACCTCACATAAAAGGCACGTCTAATCGGTTCACGTTAAATCTTCCATAGTTATGCTGATATGGATTTTTCTTGCGCTGTCAGGCAGTTCTGCGCTCACTGTTGCTTCACCGTCCGTTCCTATACTCTCACCGTATTGACTTTCATATATAGCTCTTGCAAAGTTGATAAAATTATTAAACATGTCTTTCACCACTAGCTCTTTATCATCCAGCATCATTCTACTCACCACCTAACAATTGCATCATTATTGCAATAGTACCAAGTAACAAAGTACCGCCAACAATAATAGCAGCAATTATAGTTTGCAGTCTCTCCTCTTTGTCCATGTGTTGTCTTTCGTTATCATCGGCATAATGCAAGTAGTAATAATCTCTTGCTGCCCATGATACAATGCCTTTATCTGCATACCAATCATCTAATACTTGCAATACAGGTATCAGTTCTTCTTTTTCGTCATTCATCTACTTGCTCCCAAACTTAAAAACCTACTAACGTCTGCTTCTGTGTAGCCATCCCAGTGCTTTGCTACATCAAGTTCTTGGCAGTCAAATAAGTCCCAATACTTATCTTCATAATGATAGCCATAGGCGCCTTCAGGTGTGTCAATAGTTACTAAGAACCAACCACCACCGAAACAGAGCTTACCGTCTTCATGCTTGTGCGTTTTCCAAGCTTTATCTTTATTCTGTTTAACAATAGTTGCAAATAGCATAGCTCTTTGATGATAGAGTTGATTGAAAGTATGATAGCCGTCCGATAAATCACCGCTTTCTATCTTTTCTTTAATCTCTTTCAACTGTGTCAGCCACTCTGCGAGCTGACGATTATGCGCAATTATTTGCTCACTTTCTTCCTTGGTCATAGAGTTAGTCTCTTCCCATTTAGCATTCCCACCAATGCCTTCATCAGCTACTGCACGTCGGGTTGCCACATTGATGTGATATTCAATAGCTTCATCAAGTGTCATTTTCATCACCTCCTGACAAGTATTCTGCTATGTTTTTCAGTAAGATTTCTACTTTGTGACGTGTTGATGTGTTTTCAATTTCACATTCAAGCAGAAATCCTAACACTCGGCTGCATACTCTAATGATACTTTTTGCTTCTTTCAGCCCCTTCAGCCACTCAGCAAGCTGTCTGTGGTCAGCAGCACACTGACGGCAATTCTCCTTTACGCTTTCGCTATATTCATAATCACCACCCCAACGGTCTATAAGACTGGTGGCTTCTTGCAGTTCTGCCGCTTCTTCACAACGCTTTATAGCTTCGTCCAATGTGAGTTTATTCATTTTCAGTCCTCCTCATAAGAGTGAATTTTATTGCTTGTACGGTTCGGGCAATGGCCGCCATGCTTTTACGTGCGTAAATTGTACCAATCCAACCCAATGCCAGTCAGTTACCCCTCCGAATATGCTACTGTTAGTCCAACTTGCTATCTGAATATCGCCACATTCATCTGTTATCATATAATCTTCCTTTTCAGATGGTGGATTTTCGTCAGTGAACCACTTATCTCTCATTTTTTCATTCCTCCTGCTCCCAAGTCTGAGTACCGCAATGCGGGCACCAAGAATATGTATTAGGCTTCATCGGTGTGCGTATCGTCACATACTCACTAGGCTCTGCAATCCACCTGCAGTCGCAGCAAGTGCAGATAAACAACTTTTCTCTTTTATCTGTGGTCAGAAGTCTTCTGCCATATTTAATTATTTTCGCCATTTACTTTTCTCCTCCTACTCAGATAATCCATGTATTCACTAAAGTCATTAGGTGTTATAGTATGCATAAAACCTATTCTTAGCTTATTGCATCGATAATAGATAACATTATAGCGAGTTTGCTTAATAAATAAATCAGAGCAGCCTATACAACTATCATGTAACTTCTTGTTGTTGCACCAGAAATTTTCGTTCATTTCTTACACCTCCGAATTATTATTTCTACAGCTTCTTTTGCTTATGTATTTGTCTATATTTTCAGCCCTCTTTATCCCAGCCGTATAATCTAGCTTTTTCTTTCAGCTCCGCTATCTTTCGCTGTCTTTGTTTTTCAGTCTCGATGCTGTCTACAAGAGCACCAACTCCAGTAAGAGCACAAAGTATAAACGCGAACCAAGCATGGCTTCGTCCACTACAAAGTGACATACTCCCGCCGCTTAAAGAAGCGGGGGCTTCTCGTTCGATAGTACCAATGTACTAAGCATAAGCGAGCTAACCCCGTGTGTCCCACGGTTTTTTATCTTTAAGATATTACATTGACAAAGCAATGCGCAAGCCTTCGTTTCTTATATTTATAGCTGCATTCACATCCCTGTTGTGATGCGTTCCGCAGTCAGGACAGGTCCATTTTCTCACAGAAAGGTCTTTAGTAATAGAGTGTTTACACCCACATACAGAGCATAACTGAGAACTTGGAAAAAATCTGCTGACCTTTATGAGTTGCTTTCCTTGCTCTTCGAGTTTGTATTTAAGGAATGATATGAACATACCCCATCCATTATCAGATACGGATTTTCCAAAATTCAGAGATTGAGATAGTCCTTTCATATCAAGGTCTTCTACAGATACAAGATCATAGGCATTGGCTATCTGTCTTGACTTTTTATGTAGGAAATCCTTGCGTTGATTGGAGATTCTCTCACATAATTTAGCGACCTTTAACCTTTGTTTGTTACGGTTTTTAGAACCTTTAGTCATAAGGGATAGTTTTCTCTGCTCTGTTTGAAGCCTTTTTTCAACTCTGCGATAGTATCTGGGATATTCAGGTTCACCGCCCTCACTGTCAACATACAGCTCGTGCATAGAATAGTCAAGACCGAGGCTGTTATGGATATCGACTTTTGATATTTGATTTTCATATTCAAAGAGAATACTCACATAATATTTACCGCTCGGTGTCTGACTTACCGTTACTGATTTAAGGATGTATTCAGACGGTATATTCCTGTGCTGTTTAATTTTAACAAGTCCTATCTTCGGGAGTTTGATATACCCATCACATAGATATATAGTTCCGTGTTGATTGTTTGTTGTATAGGAATAACGATTATGCTTTTTACTTTTGAATTTTGGAAAGCCAACCTTGGTATCTCTGAAAAAGTTATTATACGCTTTTTGTAAATTAAGCTGTGCGTTAGCAAGTGCGAGACTGTCAACTTCTTTCAGCCACTCAAACTCAGTTTTATACTGTGCAGGAGTATTGTTCAGTTTTTTCTGAGTCTTATGATAATATTCTATTTTATCGCTTAACATCTTGTTATATATGAACCTTACACATCCAAAGGTTTTGGCAAACAAAATTTTTTGCTCTTCATTTGGATATATCCTGAATTTATAGGCTTTATTCATTGTCTCTCACCTCTATAGCGATAATACCATAAATAAATCATAAAGTCAAATATAGGTAATTTTGTAGTTGATAAGGCAATTCATCCCGTCACCTTAGCGATAGGGGACTTCTTGCCTCGTTGAGTTAAAACCAACGACAATGCTGCAAGCATAATGTTGATGCAGCCCATAACAAATCTTGGAACATCAATGATTTTCATTTACTTCCTTCCCCCATTTCTCTATTGTGTTTTTGGACATATTGGATAAAATCTCGCTTATCTTATTAAGATTACGAGTCTTAATATAATAATGAAAATCTCCAATCCTTACACAAACCTCATTTGGACAACGAACTGAAATGCTCGTAATCTGATCAAGATTGACATATTCGTCGCCTATTTTAATTATGTTCATTTACTCTTCCTCCTTCTTAAATAAATCTTCCCATACAACTCCCTCGGCGTATCAATATCCAATCATAAATTGTCATTTCTCTTCCTCCTTCTCCTCCATAAACATAAAATATTCAGGGTTTTCGAATACATCTTTGATAGCTTGTGCCCATAGTGAAGCTTCAAACCAATCTACTAACTTCTTAACCAGCTTCATTTTGTATCACCACCAGTCTTACACTGCAGCAACGAAGTCATAGCTCATCTATATCGTTTTTCGCTCTATCAAGTATTGATATCAACCTGTGGCATATGTTTTCATCAGATATTGTGTATAATAATCCTAACCTACTGGTAGAATTGACATACGCAAAAAGCCGAATAACAAAATCATCCTTCATGAATATACCTATATCGATTTTAGTACAGTAATAAATAGCTTGATCGCCGTTCATTCTGATGGCAGAATTGAATAAATATGAGGACTTGTGAGATACTATAGCATGCCATACCCAATTTAGAATAGCTGATTCTAAAGCGAATGTGGCTATGATTTCTTCCTCCTGAATATCGTTGTATTCAGGTTGATTATATTCTGTTGCATGGCGTAGGAATCGTTCTTTATGCGCTTCATAATCGTGTCTTATCTTCTCTACCAGCTGATCAGCTAACTGCCTATGCTCTTCTTGATTCTCCCACATAGCTTAATCTCCTTCATTACCTGCAATATTCTGTGCGAGTCCTTAACTTTACCGTACTTCAAGCAACGATAAAGATAACCACTCTATTTTACCTTTCTTCAGTATATTAACGATTCTAAAAAAGAGCTACCAAATCGGCAGCTCTTTCACGGAGATGTACTCTGTCATCATATATCACCGTCCTTTGGTGGTTCTGGTAAAGGCATCCAGTGTGTTACTTCCTCAAATTCAAATGCGGCTCTTTCATCTTGTGTATACTAATAAAAGCCGTCGTCATTATCATATACAAGATATGCTGCTTCGCACTCTCCGTTGTCTCTCAAAATAAGAACTGATTCAGATGTCATACTTCTTCTATCTACTATAGGTGGTGGATTCTTTTGAGCATCTATCCACCTATCAACAGGCTGTACGTCTGTGACTGGCATATCATCAAGTCGCTTGTATAAAGCTTTACAACCATCTTTTGTAGACAATGCATCATCAGCATACGCTTCATGCAGCATCTGTTGTACTGCTGATTTACTTACATATTCGTCCATTATTTTTTATCCTCCTCGCTTTCAGCTATTGCCTTTTTAATGCATATTAAGGCCACAAGTTCTGCTTTTGGCAAAAACACGGCGTTTCCTTCATGCCTATGATGTATATAGCTGCTTTTGATGTGTCTGTATGCATCTTCTAATGACATATTTAGTTCTGTATTTTTAACTTCCTTTTCAAGCCAATCATCAAGTGGTTCAGGCAACGGTTTTCTGCTATTGCTTGATTGATCAGTAAACTTATTATACACTTCTGAATGCTTATGTTTCCACTCAAAGTGTCGATCAAAATCTACAGCAGAGCACACCCCCTTGTGCAGGCACTCACTGCAGAGATCGTCGTCACAAGGTATGAACGTATCAAGTACTTTTCCTGCAGATTTTACCAAAGCTTCGACATCTACTATATCCGACACCATGTCTCTCAGCATTTTGTCACGCTTTTCTAAAGCTTCTCTATTATCTTCAGCTGCCTCTTGCATACCGAGAAAGAATGCATCGATCTCTTTATCAGTAACTAAGTGATATTTCTCAGCTACTTGTGCTCGTATGTGATTAATAAGCTGTTGAATGCTCATATAGATTCCTCCTCTTTCAACTTACATCTTGGGCAAGTATTTGTGTCTAACTGCGGACGTCCTAAAGTATCACATACACCTATGATTCTGTTGCCTTTGATTCGGTCTAGATACCGCCATATCGCTACCGCTACACCTGATTTTGGTGTCGCTGCAGCAGGATCAAAATGGCTACAATTTTTGCATACCTCTAAGCTCATCTATATCTCTCCTAGTATCATATTACGTGCAACTATGTACATCACTACACGTATACGTCTGTATTTGTAATGCGGTACAAAATATATAGACTTTTCCATTTCTGATATGAGATCTACAGCTGTTATCATACAAGCACCTCTTTCTGTACTATTCATAGAATCCACAATCATCTAGTGTAGCAACTACTACATAGGTTATAACTGCGAGTAAACCGCTAAGTAATTTTAGTATAGCTCCGCCAAGCACAAAAGCAGTCAAGATCATAGCAATGATCAATAAGGTACTGCCTACTTTCACTAGATGTAGTAAGTTATGTTTGAGTTCTTGCAAGAAATAACTCCATGACATATTTTAGACCTCCTCCGGATAGCAACAACTAAGCTGCGCTCATTTATCTGTGTCATCTTTACATGTTCTGAACAATGCCGATAGAGCTAAAAGTAGTATGAATGCATCTTGAAATGAGATAGCTTCTAGATAATGTGTAGAAATCAATGCGCATAGCAAACACAGAATTACAATGGTGATATACTTAACTGTCCCTTTCATAACTCAACACTCTTCCCAGAATTTCAAGCGTTCACCGAAGTTGTGAAACTTATGTTTGCGCTTCATATGTTTCATCTTCTTATAGAATAGTTTCAATTCATATAACGATAGTGCAACACAAGTATTACCTATACGCTTTTCGTCAAACAAATCCTTATCATAGCTCTGAATCTTGAACTCTTTCCAGACAGCTCGCTGTGAAATATCTACAACCTGTGTATAGTTGTATTTCTTGTCGTCACGTTCATATCTACAACCTGTTAGATTTTCATACATTTTGTGAAACCCAATTAAGCGTAAGCTTTTATCTACATTCATGCCTCGTCCTCCTCTGCAGGATATTGAGGGTCATATATCTCTGATACATAGATAGCCTTACTATGTTTACGAACTTTGAATTCGGATACAATAGATTCAACTGCATCAATGTGAGCATGGCAGCACTCTGAGCTACAGAATGAGTAGTGTTTAGTTACACCGTCGCCGAATGATTCAAACTCATATATCGTCAGCCAGCCGTTGTTTGTAGTTAAATCATCTGTGCGACTTCTGAATCGCTTGCCACACTTGTCACAGATGAATTCTTCCCAGATTTCAATCATAGATTTCTACCTCCCCAATATCTATATCTAGTGTATCTTTACAATGTTGTCGCTCTCTAGCCCAAGCCTGCTTATATTCTTCAGTATGCTTTGCTTTCTCTGTAATAGTGTATCCATGTATACAGAATGGTACACCCTCTTCTGTAGAGTTGCCATAGCTATCAGCAACTATGAAGCCTTGCTGTTTCAATTTTTTCAAACGATACTTCACTTTGCCTATAGAGAGTCCTAGGCACTGAGATATAACTGTAGAAGATATCGGAATACCTCCATTCCAGATGTCTACTGAATGCTCACACAGAACGCGTAGTACATCATTCATGCATCATAACCTCTTTTCTCTATAAGCATTTAGTAGAGTATCAGATGTATCAACCATACTCTGTATAGTATCTCTATATAAGCAGTCAGGCCAGTTCAGTCGAGTCAATACATCAGGTATACTGAAGAACTCGGTCAGTCGCATGAGCAGCTCGGACATCATATCCAGCAGCTTATCTTGTTCCTGAATAAATGCGCCAGCTAGAACACGCTTGCCTTTGATTTCTACTACTTCAGGTATGATTCTACCGGTTCGGTCAGTAGGGAGACGATTAGGTATATCCTTGATAGCTTTGCAGAGCGCTTGTGCTTGCTCTGTATCTATCTTGGAGCTTCCACGGAAGCGAGATATCGTTCTATACAAATCGTCTTTAGTCACATATCCGTCTATGTTTTCAGGCATCAGATTCACGACCTCCTAACTCGAAGATTTCTATATCATTTCGGCTTTCAAGCCAATCAAAATCTTTGTCGTCGTCTGAATATAGAAACAGCACAGTGTCAGCATCATCAGCACCTGTAGGACTTTTCCTGTAAAGACGCAAAGGCAGTACAGGTACGCCACCAGTATATCCACTTTCAGAGCAAACACATAGCTTATTATCTGCAAGGTCTGGAAACTGCTCACAGAAGTTTGTAAGAGCTTGTGCTATCTCTCTAATTGTCGCTTCCTGCATTATTCTCACCTCTGAATATATTATCTATAACTCCCTGCTCCGCAAGCTTAGGGAAAATATTCTTAACGCAAGCTACATAATCGTCAGACACAGCTTTTAACTTACCATCAAGGATAAGATTGAAGTCAGCCTGCCATTTCTCCGGAACTTTAAAACGATATGTAGCAAAAGTATTATCATAGTCATCATCGAATGTCTCTACAAAGTTCTCGTCCTTATAGAGTTCTTCTTCACCATATCCGCAGCCACGGTTTCCGCCGCCCACTCTTGTATAGATGTCTATATGCTTTCCATCATCTGATAAGAAGCAATCTCTGAATCTCGGGTATTCGTCTTGTTTTCTACCTAACATCGGCATGAATAGTAAACAAGCCGGGTTGAAGCCATAGACCATGTTATATAAGCTCATTAAACATCACCTCTAACTATCTTCTCATATTTAGGCGTAGCAAACGCATACGAAGCAAACTCCACTACTTTCGGAAGAGCTATACCTAAAGCTATGCTTGCATATCCAAGCAGAACGCCCTTAGTCTCATAATGATCTCTGAGAGCGTTCGCATCATTCTTACTATACTTCTTTGCTTCCTTTACTAAGCTACAGAAGTTACGGCTGTCATTAGCATCAAAATAATTTCTCGACATGATAAATTCACCTACCTTTCACATAGTTAATTCAATACGAAAATAACAAATATACCTGTGACAACTGCAATATACGAAGATATCATAGCTGCTGATATAGATTCGTCTACATAGCGTTCTGCAGATAGAAATTTTTGCTTGAACGCAATTCCTGAAAATATAACTGCACAGATACAAGACAGGATAAAAAGAATCAAATAAACTATATCTTTGAGTTCCATCGGAATCACCTCCAGGTTTCAGGGCACATCTCAGCAAGTTCAAGACCTAGCCATTCTGCGCATTGCTGTGCTGTCTCAAGATTACTGAAGTATACTGTATTGAACATACGCTGCTGTTTATGCTGTTTAGCTATAAATTTACCAAGCTGGCAATCATAAACAACTGTATAATTCGTTCCGCCAGTTACCCATTGGTTATCTACATCGTGACACCATTTGAAGGCTAGCATCATGTCATTTATAAGCTTCATCCGACAAGCTTGTTTTGCATAATACTCAGACAGATAATACTGATACTTATTACTGCATTCATTAATATCTGCGTCACAAAGTACATGATCTGTAACTTCTGAATCGGCATTAAGGTAATAAGCTTCTAGGTCTTCATGAAGTTTTGTTACATACGCAGCTACTGGTGAAACAGCTGCACCAATAGCTGCGTCATCTGCTGTAGATTCAGCTTCGAGTTCGTTAAGTTTTGCTATGAACTCAGCCAGTAAAGCTTTGATCTCTTCATTCATGTCAGCTCCGCCTCCTTATCTCCATCAGGTATCAAGCTATCACACTCGTGGTACAACCGCTTAGGTGCAAATTCTGGATATGCATTCAGCCAATCTGCACACTTCTGCGCAATTTCTTCTGTACTGAATATAACAGAAGCTGAAGTATCATGCAGTAGCGTTATTACGTCATACTTGCCCTTCTTGTGATTAAATCCTACTGAGTACATGTTATCAAAGCCTTCCCAATCTGGGCAGTAATCGCAGTCATAACAGTATTTGAATGCTAACAGCATATCGTTGTATCGCTTATGAGCATAGGCGAGACGCGCGAGGTCAGCTGTAGGGTATAATTGATATGGGTTGCGAGCATCGTCTACAAAATCGTAAGCGCTAGAACCTGCGCAAATATCAGATTCGTCATCCAGATGATAGCACCTGTGGGCACCATCAAGGTATTTGATGTATTTATCTAATACATCGTAACATGTTGCTTGCTCTTTCGAAGCTTCTTTTTCAAGTTCTGAAAGCTTTTCAAGAAATTCTTGCTTCAGAGCTTCAATCTTGTCTTGTACAGTCATATGACCTCCACCTTTCTTGGTATCAATAACGGTTATTTATCATCACGCTGTGTATATGGTTTCCATTGGTACGTGAGCGCATGAATCATATCTGCTATTTTCTTACGTAAATCAATAGCGGATATGCCACTTCTGGCTTGTAAATCAGGATATGGGTATAAGGATTCTACAGCACAGACCATTTGACTACAAGTTGAAAGAAGTTCAACTAAGGTATTTATATCTACAGAATTTAAATCTGGTGGTGCAACTTCTTCATAAAGCTTCGGAGGATTAGGATTGATAACTATATCATGAGAAACATCCTTAGTAATAGAATCTATCTTTATATCCCCGAGGTCTTTAATATTGGGTACAGATACTGTAAAGCCTAAGCTTACTTTCTGTACCTGCTCCTGCAGAAGATTAATCTGCTGATACAGGTGTTCAAGCTTTGTATTTACAGCTTCTACCCACTCTTTCATCTCATTTGATATGCTTACTCGAGTGTATGCTGGTACATTTGCACCAGGTGTTTGAAACATACCTACAAACCTAGGTAACTTATGGGTGGCGGTATCGTTTTCTGAGAATGTACGATGTGGCTTCCTCATGGTTTAGATCTTCCTTTCTTACACAAATATTTTCAAAGAATTGTCTCTTGAGCATCTCCTGCTCACGAATTGCGTCAGCCGCTGCGTCCTTAGCTTCTTGAAGCATTTCAGCAGTGATTGGCAAGTCAGGCAATATAAGTGTATATCCGCTACTCAGTGGTATCTGCTTCATCAGAATCACCTTCCAATTTCTTGACTTGTTCTTTCAGCTCTACAACCTGATCGAGCAAATCAAGCTCAATATCATCATGGCTGGAGCATATCTGTGTTAATTGCCGAAGGCATTCAGCTAATTTTTTGGCAGTATCACACATTTGCTTGTACCCTTCTGTTACATTGTGCAGCTGAATTTCAAGCTGCTCACATCTGTTAGATAGAGTCTGCAGCTCTTTATGTGTGTATACTGTAAGATCATGTAATTCATGATCTGTTGTGTCAGCGTAATCACCGATTGCGCTGACATCTATCTCACGACCTATGACGTCACCGTCATAATTATAGCTGTTACGCATGAATCGTTCATTTCTTGGTCGCATCTTTAGCCTCCTTTGCATCTTTGAGATACTTAAGTAAATTCTCAATATCTGTAATCATATCATCAAGGTTTGAGTAAGTATCTATTTTGTAAGCAGCATCACTGATTGCTACAGCTTGAACATCCGCAGAAATGAATGAATCTTTGATAGTGTCCCAGTATTCGCAGAACTCAGTCATATTGTAATTGTTATTGATACGCAAGAGCACCGCACCGTCTTTTGGTACCTGGTGAACTTCAACCTCAGCACGATCTAACTGCTTCAAAGCTGCATTGATTTCATCAGCAGCTGCAAGAAGAGCTCGCTTTGTGGTAACAGTTGATACAGAATCTATGTATGACTCGTCAGAAATTGGGTCTGCATCAAACTTCTGGCGAATCTCTGATTTGCGATTTAGCAAGTACTGCCGAAATATATCTCCGTCAAATATTTTCACACCATGACCTCCTATTCAGAGCTAGTAATTCTTGAACAACCCTGTAAACTTCTTGTGCGAATGTATTCAGAGCGTCTTGAACCATTTGGTCTTCAGGTTCTAAAAGTTTAAACCCTATACCCCCTACAGCAAAATTGTGTGTAGTAGTATCTGTAAATCGTATGTGCACGGAACCAAATTTGCCTGCGTAGATTGATAATTGTCGTGCAAACTGATTCAATGGTGGTTGACAGATGTAATCTCTCATCGCTTCTACTGCAGGGCGAAACTGCTTGTCCGCAATATCGTCTTCCGGAAGAAACATGAAAGTTAAACCGTCAGTAGCTTCGATTGTATCACTCATCAGTATCACTCTCTTTCTTAAGCAGTGCAGTGCTTACAGGTTTGAAGTGTTCAATCTCACCATTGAAGAATTCTTGTGTATCTACTTCTGTCACCCTCATACATGATTTGTGCATCTCTTTTAGCTCACGAGACTTATTATCTAGCAGCTTATGTGATGATACTGGCCCAGAAGCAGCTTGAAGCTGACGTAGTGTGATATCTATATCAAATTTGCAGTAATCTGAAGCGTCCATTACTGTTGCTCCTTTCGCTTAGCGTCTTCCTTAGCTCTTTCCTGCATGTAGCATCTGGGGCACATACATTTTCCGTTGAGCCATATCATTTCACCGTAGATTGTGAGTTGGTTGCAATACTTGCAAGTTACAACCTGGTCTAATTCGTCAAACACATGCATTGTCTTCTTCCTCCCATCGCTGTATATTTTCTGTTAGACACTCCTGCAGTTCTTTCAGATGCTGACGAGCGTAATCACTGATACTCTTCGCAGAAGCATAGGATCTAAGATCTGTGTTAGCGCACTTGATAAGCTCGTCTATGATGCAGTCACTTGCTTCGCACCAGTTCTCGATGTTTCGCCTACGTGGCTGATCTATGTGCTCTTCAGCTACAGGGCGAATCGGACCTTCAACACCAAGTAAAACATCAACTATGGTCATCAATTTCATGAAATCAGCTCCCCTTTCGAGTCAATCTTATTGAGCCATTCAGCACACTTCTTAGCGATATCAACACTACTGAAATATACATGATTTAACTTTAACGTACCAAACCATGTATGCTCGAACTTGTTAGTAGTTACATCATAATCTACAGTATATTTACATGAATTATTATCTTCCCAATCAGGCTCATAGTCTCTATCGTAGCACCATTTGAAAGCTAACATCATGCCGTTAAGCCTATTCAGCTTGCGAAGCTTCTCAGCATATTCTTTTGTGGGAAAATCCTCGAAAGCCATAACTGTTTCAGTATCACCACTGACAAAGCCATGACATACTGAATTGCACTCTACCCAATACATATCTGTAGGGTGGTCGGGATCTTTTGCATAACTGAAAGAATCTACATAATCTTTCAGAAGCTCTAAAGTATACTGCTCATGACCTACAACTTCAACCTGCTCCGAGTGGTTGTATTCTTCTGCAAGCTTATTTGCTTTCTCTGCGATCTTGTTTATCTGAGATAAGTAATCGTTGAGCTTATCTAACATTTCATTATCAGTCATTGAATTTTAACTCCTTTCTATCAAGCATATCATTCAGAAGATTTGCGCAGCCTCCAGCCACTTCCTTAGAGCTGAAGACTACAGTAGCGGGTGAGTGACAACTTGTTTGCACCCTAAATAGATCTACAGTAGCGTCATATACAATGTAACTTTTGACAAATTTAGAACTCCAGGGTTGCACAAAGTCTCGCTCATAGCACCACTTGTAAGCAAGCTGTATGTCATTAACCTTCTTCATGAATGCTGCATAGTCAGCGTAGTACTCTGTGGGATAGACATGATATGGATTGTAGTCTTCTTGTAAGCTTCGCTTAAAAGTTTTAGGTGCCCCAATGCAAGTGCATCCGAATTGATCCAACCAGTATACATCTGTGCGATCATGGCAGCTAACATATGCGTTAAGTACATGAGCTATAAGCTCTTCAGGTTTGATTGTAGTTTCTTTCTGCGTATCAGTCTTGACTTCGTCAATGAGTGATTTGAACTCATTGACGAGTTCAGACATACGTTGTAAGATATCTCTGTCCATATTGAACCTCCTTCTACACTGTTTATCCATAGATGTCCTCACCAGAAGCTCTTGGTGGTCTAGCATCAAGACGACGAGCTTCACTGATGACACCCTCAAGCACTCTGTATACATCTCCAGGCTTGTCGTAACCTCTGAGGTACGCATCGATGTGCTGATGAATTCTAGTTGTAAGCTCCTTTTCGAGATAAAGCATATCAGCTATGTATTTGCGAGTTGTATTGTCCATAATGACCCTCCTTAACAAAATTTAATATCCAAACACGTCTGCAACAGCAGATAACAGACGAGCTTCAAACTTTTGAGGAAGACGCATTGACACAATATAATCAGTCAGCTGAACATACATATCTTCATAATAAGCTTCTTCCCACTGATATTCAGCAAGTAGTCCACTTAGTTCTTTATCTACATCCATAGTGTTACCTCCTTAACCTATAGCTGATGAAATAGAATCTGTAGCGGTTGTAAGATTGTCAGCAGCATCATCAAGAGCTGAGACAGCTTCTTCCAGCTCACTAACAGCTTCTTCTGCAGCATAATACCTGTCAGATGACTGAAGATTTTCTGGCATATTGTCCATGTACTCCTGCTCTTCGTCTTGAAGCTGAGTGAGGTCGTCTTTGATTGTCTCAATTTCGCTTAAGAGTGCTTCAATACGCTCAGTTATCTTGTTGAGCGCCTTTCTTCTCGTATCGTTCATGATACTTCTCCTTTCGGCAGACGGTTGATTTTCGTGTTTCACCCTACTGCTTGTCCGCAGTATATGTGATATCACTTATATTATAGCATCTTGTACGAGCTAAATCAATAAGTTTCATGAAAATTAATCAATTATTTACGATTCATTAATCAACTATTAATCATTTAACAGTCGATTTTTACAATTACAATAACGATTCACACTGATGCCCCTGTATACTGTGAAGCATACAGGGGCTATATCAAAAGAAAGGATAAAGAAGAGAAGTTATCAGATTGAGATGATACAATTCGAGTACGCAGCTTCAATTCTGCGCTTTACTTTACTGAGTATCAGCTGCTGCGCCTCTGCGAGATCTTCAAGCTGTTCAGGTTTGAATAGATCATAGCCTAGAGTTCGTGCTTCAGGCGTTACCTCAATTGTATTGACACGGATCTTATTCTGGTAGGTAGTAATGGAGATGTTGATTTTCATTTCATTTACGGGCGGAGAATCCATCCATCCGTTAGGTGTCCAGTCATGCAAAGCTTGATAATATAAATCCATGTAGAGATCATAAGTGTTTCTGTCTTTCTTGAACTTGTAAGCGCCGTCGATGTGCGCATATAGATATTTGCCTATGCGATTCACTAGCTGTGAAGCTGGTGTCGGTAGCTGTGCTGCGCGAATGTATAATTTCACATGAGTTCACCTACCTTATGTTGATGCAACCCAAGCACCAGAAGTGTAAACTTTAACTCCGCCCCAGCCTATGCCGATTGATCCTTCTGGAATAGTTCCAGTTGGTTCTGTTGAAGATACATACAAGCGAAGCGTACCAAGCTGAATATAATTTGTACCGCTATTCTTCATATTAATAAGGCCGCCAAGCAGATCTATAGCTTTGTCTAGATTCAAACCGTCAAGCAAATCTGACCAACGAAGTACGTCAGCATGAATAGTTCCTGATACACCAACAGTAGATAAGTATGAACCAAATCCATCTACAAGCGAAAGAGCTGTGATGCTTGTATCGTCGTTCTCTGTAACAGCTGCCCATCTGCGATAGGCTGTGCTTGTATATGTTTCAGTTAGATCCGCACCTGGTACAAATGATGTATGCGTAGATGATGGATCACGAGCTAAGATCTGCACATTGCAAGGCTTGTAGAATGCGGCGGAGGAAGTTGCAGCACTGAATTTTGCAGCGCAATCTTGATAATTAGCACCATCGTCCCAAGAAAAATCGTCCTGACTGATAGCTGTGATAGTAGCTGCAGAATACATATAGTGATCGTACCGTCTAGTTACGCTTGTCGCTTCCGAATCAATTGCTTGAGATAAATCACGACCTGTTGCTGCGTACTGCAAGAAGGATTGGAAATCCAGATTAGAATAATCGGAATGTACACCCATAGCTGTAAGAATAGCTTGACCAGATTGAGCGGGATCCGCATTACCTAACCCTAATGCTTCTGCTACACGCATAGACTTGAACCATTCTGTGAAGTTGTTGTCATAGGTAGCGGGAGCCTTCGGTACAGGTACTGTAGCTCTTGTAAACAACGAAAATTCTTTGATTGCCGTCCAGAGTGTAGGGTGATTTGAATAGACCAGAGTATGATCAGCATCGTAGAAATCACCAGTTTGCACTGTGTAATCAGCAGACGCATCGTAAAGAGCACCTAATAAATCTACAGATGTAGGCGGTTCTGGATTAGAATCTACTGTTATTTCTGATGTAGTGAAATTGATACCATGCGGTACGTTCATTCTGTATCTATCTTCTGTTACCGTAAACGCGAAGGAATTAGTTTCTAGATCTATTGGAAAGAACATACCTTGGCTGCCTGGAGCATTAACTGCAGGCCACTCTGTCCAGAAGAAAAATTTATATTTAGCTGCAACAGCTGCTTCTGCGGCTGCGTCACCACCATATCTGGTGATTAGCTGTCTCGCAAATGCATCTTGTGCAGGATTAGATGCAACGTCAGAAATATGACCTTGTCTACAAGCTTTCTGCATAGTTGCTAGATCTACACAAAAATCTGTGATAAATTGTGATGATACATAACCTGTAACACCGATGAGCTGATATATCTGTTTAGCATCTTTGAGATCGTCTTGTGTGGGAGCACTAGAATCAGGGTGTGTGCAGTAGAGCCAGATATAGCGAGTATTGTATAGCTGAATAGCTGCAATATCTTGAGTTGATATGCTTACAGATCTCATATATGCCATCATTGCTGGTGGTATTGATATTACAACTTTTGTAGCCCAAGGAAATATAGCTGGACCTAAGAAATCTCCGTTCTGAGGTGCAGTAGGAGCTGTAGCGTCTCCTTGTTTTGTCATACCTAACGAGATGTTTCTGTCGATAAATCCTGTGAGCAGCAGCCAGAAACCATTAGTTACACGATTAGCAAACGCAATGCGAAGCGTAGGCGCTTTAGTAAGATCGGGGTTGAGCTTCTTAGCAGGGCCAGATCCGCTAGAGTTTGCAGACCAAGTACCTGGTTGCACCACCACTGCATCTGTAATTTTAGCGAAATCTTGAATTTGATCTGTGGTAAGCTGATCTAGTGCACCATTGTTTTTTACAGGTACACCAGATGAAATATCTGTTACTATACCATCTGGACTTGCTACAGAATCGTTTTCGATAAGCGGGCCGTAGCTTTCAACTTTAACTGCCCATGGGCTGCCGCTATCTACAACACCACTGCCTGAGAAGAATGCAGCTACAATTGTGTTGCATGCACCGAGATTAGAGGTTGTAGGGAACTCAAAATCTCTATAATGTGGGCCTACAGAGTTATCAGGCTCAACCCACAGAAGCATAGATGAACCATATGATAAAGTAGAGGCAAGCCATGACTTCTCATCTGAAGGTGTATCGTTGTTAGCTAATACATATCTAGCGTACAGTTCATATGCGCTCAAGCCTACAACTCTACCTTCTGACCATAATGACTTAGACATAATCTATCTTCACTCCTATCTTTTCAAATTTTCAGAGTATTGTCCTTACATATATAGAAGGTTCGTGAACGCAAAACAGCTTCCGCCTGAAGGGTAGCGAAAGCTGTCTCACCTTGGGATTTGTGTAGAAAGAACAAATGTCTTTCAGTGCTGCAAGCCCTTGCAATCAGCACTAGGTGGCGTCAGAACCATTCTCCGCTACCTCAAGGTAGTTTCTTCTCTGCAGGACAAAGTTAACTGCAGTTGGGCAAATATGTTAAAAAGAGAGGTCACACAGCAGCTAGGTCGCAACCCAACTGCTGCTCGCTACTGCGATGATACATGTGTATTTTAGGTTTCTTTGAACCTTTGAAATCACATTTCTATTGATTAATCGCCGTCACCAATTAACAAGATTCCACAATACGGACATCTGATAGTTGTTTCATTCACGTCTTTACGACATTCCGAGCAACGATATTTAACTTTACGATATTTATTGATATACATCTGTACATATCCTATCATATATTGCTCCTTTACGGCTGTGATAAAATTTACCTTATAATTATGAAAGAGTAATGGTGTCTGTACTTACTCTTTATTCGGCGTAAGTCAACCGTTCTTTCATATTGGTTGTTATCCCCCACACGGTTTTCCGACGTTCCGCTTTTTACTCTTTCAATTTACCGTTTATTCGATTAATATTCTTCGTAAATATATTCTGATGGATCAGGGTAGTTTTCTGCTGATGTGTATGCTGATAATGAACCTTGTGGTACTCTGATAGTACAAGTTTTATCTATTCCTAATTCTCCATATAAGTCAGGTGGGGTTGTGGATTCAAAGGTTATTGATGATAATGCATAACAATCGTAGAAAGCATACCCTCCAATACTTGTTACACTATTTGGAATAGTTATTGATGACAATGCAGAGCAATAGTAAAAAGCTTGACTTCCAATACTTGTAACACCATTAGGAATAGTTATTGATGTTAAACCGCATTGCTCGAACACGTTCTCTCCAATACTTGTAACACTACTTGAAATAGTTATTGATGACAATGCATAACAATCGTAGAAAGCACTACCGCTAATACTTTCTACACTATTTGGAATAGTTACTGATGATAATGCATAACAATAGGCGAAAGCATTCTCTCCAATACTTGTTACACCATTTGGAATAGTTATTGATGATAATGCTTTGCATTGGTAGAAAGCATTCTCTCCAATACTTTCTACACTATTTGGAATTGTTACTGATGATAATGCAGAGCAATCGTAGAAAGTTTTACTTTCAATACTTGTAACACCATTACCATATTCAGCTCTTTTAAGAATACCCAAATAGTAACCATCAGGACTATAAGAATAGAATCCTCCACGAAGTACTGTGATAGCTACCACATATCTGCCACCATCCGAATATTCATGTTCCTTATATTCAGCACCATCATTACTTGTCCAAGTAGTGTGCTCGGAATTATCACCCCAATCAACATCTAACTCTGTATCAGAATCGAGATAAAGATATAAATTAAGAGTAAGATTATATTTAGGAATTACAAAATAGAATCTCGTCTTTCCATCAGAAGTTATATACATCTGACCGATATTGAGTTTACCATTAGCTGCAACATAAGCCTTAGCATCACTCAAAGACCAGTTCCAGCCCTGTGCTGTAAGTCCTTCATGTGTAGGATTTGCAGGCATAGCAGACAGATTAGCAAAATCGGTTGCTGAATAAGAAGCTACAACAGAACCATCATAGTCGTAGAATATAACATCATTACCTGATGAACTACCGCCACTCGGAATTGTAGCAATGTCCGCAGCAAATTCTTCAAGTCCGTCATTGGCTCCAACAGTACCACCTTTAGCTGTGATAGCGCTACCGATAGCTGTTTTAGCTGCTTTAACACGGTCAACAACTTGTTTTAATGTATCAGGCAATTACAGCACCCCCTCAAGTTCTGAGATAGCATATCCAACTTGTTCCTGTAATGATGTGATATTGTTTTTATTTGTTTCGATCTGTGTAACATCTTCGGCAGTAATACCGCTGTTCATTGCGGCAAGCTGCTCAGTTGTAGGGGTGAAGCCACCTCCTCCACCACCAGAGGAGTCTTGCTCAACCCAGAAACCTTCGGAACTGAGAAGATACATGGTACTTGTAGAAATAACATAGCCCATTGATCCTTGAGCTATCTTGTATGTAATATCTGTAGGTTCATCAGGTGTGTATTCACCACCTGTAGGAAGATCACTATCTTCATCAGCGAAGAACTCATAGTAATCAAGAGATACCTTGTCTTCAAGCCATTCTTTGTGTATTACTGAACTTACTGTAAGCATGATCTTTTTACACCTCTCTTGTGTGTTAGTATAGTAAAAAGAGCCTGGAGACTGTATATTCTCCAGGCTCTTTATTAGATAAGGTTTAGATCAAGCTCACCGGTGAGGTCTGATAGCTCTTTTCGGCTAGGCAAAGTTTCAAGCTCTTGATAAGTAATACCCCAAGACTCAAGTTTCTTGATATTGAGAGATTTCTTACCAGATTGTAATACTTTGTCAATTTCTTGAATAGGTATTGCAAAAACACGTCTATATGTGACGAAAGTTACTATTACAATTCCATGCACATGAGGTATTCGAGACTTCTTCAAAAGACCGTTGTATTGAGTAGCTGTGAGCATACTGAATTCAAATCTGTCTTCATAAGTTGCCTTACTCTCAATGTAGACGTGTTCTGGTGAAATGAATAAGTCGAAATCACATATGTTTTTACTGCCGTAGAAACCGGTCATCTGGTCTGGTATTCTGTTGAAGTCCCAACCTCTGTCTGGCTGATCCAGCCAAGCTTCTATGACTTTTTCTGCTTTCTTGCCGATGAGCGGATCACGTGTACTGAATCCCTTCATAATTGTTAATTATCAGTCAAACTGACCTTCTTCGGCATCACCAATAATTTCTGCAACAGCAATTTCAATCATGTCGTTGACTTCGTCCGTTGTATAGTCATTATTGACATCGTCTATCTCATAGTAGAAAGTTGTAAGGTTTCTGCCGATTTCTACATCATAGATGCTGATGCAGTCAACTCTTGCTTCTACAAGCTCTTGAAGTAAAGATGCGCCGAAATCACGAGCTACATCGCCGTCTATCTCAATAGATGCGGCACCTTCATTTTCATCTTCGTACTCCTCATCATCTTCATCAAAATAATCTGAGCCGGAGACGCAAGTAGCACCATCAACAGACATTGCTTCTCTATCTTCTTCACTGAGACCGAAGGCATAGATGTCATCTATTGCGCTGATTGCTTTATCTAGATAATATGCAGGTGCGCCTTCTGCAGAAAATGGAGCGTTTGCACCTTGTGTCATATCAAAATATAAATCACACAAGGATGCATATATGTCACGAGCTTTATTAACTACTGCAGAGCTGTCTCTTTGAGCAGCTGTAACTCTTGTAGAAGAACGAACTGGACGTCTGCCGAGACGCTCTTCTTCAGTTTCTTCATAGAATCTCTGATTAGGCATAGCGCGCTTGTTATAATGACGGACTGCAGATCGTGCCGAAGCACGATCTAGCCCTTTATGCAGAGTACGCTGACCAGTAGTAGGACCGTAATCTTCTTCCATTACAATGTCATAAACCTCGTCTTCGCCAGTTACAGCCTTTTTCTTGGTTCCGCAACTAGCAGATATTGACATAGATTTCTTATAGAGCTTCATACTTACTCCTCCTCGTCCTCGTCATACTCATCTTCGTCTTCTTCGCCCTCTTCGTAAGCGATAAGCTGATCCTCATACTCATTCATCCACTCGTCAAGAGTCTGGTTCCACCAACGCTCGAAGTTGTCGTTCCAGTCGTTAAACTGGTCTATATCCAAGTTAGTAATTGTCCAAGCATCTTGTGCCCAACGATTTACTTCGCCGCCCATATCATACTCAGCCCAATCACAAAGTAGCTGATCAACATCGTCGTAGTTGACACAGTCAGCCTCTATGAGTCTGTCAAGATACTCGCCAGATGTATCCGGCTCATACTCAAGAGAATGTGACATTTCGTTCCACTCATCTATAAGGTATGAATCGAATTCACGAGAATCAATTGAATCCTCGCCAAATACCTCTGGGTTGTTAGCTAAGAATTCAATAACAGCTTCTTCAAGCTTCTCCATAGCAGCAGAATAAAGCTCATCAGGAGCGCCAGGATCCAATTCAGCTGCGCCCGCAATGATCTTCTCAATCTTACTATCTGTATTCTCTGCAAGGAAAGCAGCATCAGAAGCACAGGTTTCTAAGCCATAGCCTTGATTGAACTTATCACCGTCGTTCTCCCATCTGTAGATAACACGGTTTATCGCACGAATAATTTCACCGCCCATTGTATCAGCAGCACCTTCACCAGGTACAAACTCGTCAAAAAGATCACCCCAGAGTCCATATCTATCTGGCTCGCCTTTGTGCTCCTCAAGGATTCTGTTAAATGCGGTAGCGCCAGCTCTGCCTCGTTCAAGCTTAGCTGCTTTCTCAGCAGCAAGACGCTTCTCTTCCTGCTCAGCATCATATCTACGCTTACCCTCACGTGAAACTTCAGCATAGCTTGCTTCGTCACGCATACCTGCTGTGTTTCTTGGAAGAATTCTACTGCCGATCTTGATATAATCACTATCAGCAGCCATTACCTTACGTCTTGCAGGTCTGCGTGTTGAAGCAGTTACTGCTTTCTTTCTTCTTTTAATATTCATATATCATACACCTCACTTAATTAATAGTGTGACCAGAAATATCTGATAGCTGTTTTTACAGCTTCGTCATAGTTTGTTGGGTAGTAGTCAAGACGTTCGTTGATCAAATCTCCGTCAGCGTATATCAGCCACTCATCAAGACCTGCAGCAGCATCTTCTTCAGAAGCTGGCACGAATCGGAATGTAGCATATGGATCGCCATCCGAGAATTTAATCACACAACCGTCATCAGAAGTATCAAGTATGTAATCATACTCAAGAAGCTTCTTATAAGCTTCGTCATCTTTGTAACTGCCGAGTACAGGTTCTTTGTCATCAATGGCTTCAACACCAGTAGCGCTGTCAACTACACTGTATTCGCCGAAGCACTTGATGTCGATTTCTGCGGCAAGATTAGCTACATCAGTGCCAAGATCTACAGAATCATCAAGAAGTTCCTGAAGCTCTCTTGTTACTGTTGTGAGTAGTGCAGACTTGTATCTATCTGCGTAAACGTAAACGATAATTGAATCGTCTGTAAGCTTATACTCAGCTGTGATATCGTAGTCGTCCCAGAGGTCTTCAATGAGAGCATCGCCGAAACGACGACCATATTTTCTAAGCTCAGAATCGCTTGCACACATTACTGATGTGCTTGTTATATCAGCACCGTCATACTCTTCATCTGCATAAGCGAAACGAAGTCGATCTTCAAGCTCCTGAATCTCTTGCTCATACGACCAAGCTTCGTCTACGTCAAGCTCACCAGCAGCTTTTCTGGATTCATACTCAGCAGTGATATCTTGGATCTGTCTTTCAAGTAATTCTGGATCTTCGTACTGACGATAATCAGAAGCTTGAATCTGAGTAGAGGACGTTACCTCAGCTGTAAGATCCACATCAGTACCAGGAGATGTAAGTGGTGCAAGATTCATGATCTTATCAACCACTGTAGCCATATCAGCAGATACTGTTGCTTCAGGAACAATCGCTGAAAGCGGAAGTGTAAAATTAATGTCGATATCTGCATTAGTATCAACAGCTACTGTAAACACAATTGATTTTGTGTTTAATTTGTATTCACAGATGTAGCCATTATCTGTAAGAGACTTACATACAGCAGATGCAAGTTGCTCTGCGTAGTCTTTTACAGGTGTATCGGCAGGCTTGACACCAGCAGGTAACTTATTGATAGCTGCTTTAACAGGAACTGAACGTCTTGTTATTTTCATTCTCTGCCACCTCCGGATACGGAATTGCATACACGATCTATGTACTCACTGAGAGTAACACGGAACTCTGAAGCAATGGACATAGCCAGCTTAGAATCGTCACCGCCACGGCGGTTGAGTGTTTCAATACCACTGATAATATAGTCGAAATCTTCACTGATATTATCAATCATATCGTCTACGCCGTTGTCATCAGCTTCAGCAGCTTGAATAGTTGCAGCTGTAACAGCTCTGTGCTTGATATATCGCTTCATGGAATCACTCCTTCATATATTAGTAGTTTCCAAGCAACTGTAAGAACGCTTCAGGGTTGTGCCGTACATCTATGTTATCTACAATGTAGTCAGATGTTGCTTTCTTCTCATAGATAATTCGATGCACCCTATCATCTACTGTATTAGCTGCAAGGAATGTGTAGAACCTTACAGTGCCGTTAGTACTGATACGATGAAGCCGCTTTTCAGCTTGCTCTTGGTCTGCCGCTGTCCAACTTTCTTCAAAGAAGATGCCTACACGAGCTGCTGTGAAAGTGTGAGACGTGCCCATTGCGTCTATCGTGCCGATAAGTACCTTGCATTCAGGGTCGTTCATGAATACTTTCTTATGCTGCTCACGTTTAGCATCTGACATTGAGCCAGTGAAACAAGCGGTTTTATACTTTGTTGCGATGAATTTATACAAGGTTTTCAACGGTTCCAGATACTTGGCGAAGACTACTACCTTTTCTCCAGAAGCAACGAATTCGTCAATGTATGAAATTATTTCTGCAAGCTTTGCATTTTTACTGAGGTATGACTTATCTATCTTGAGTTCAGGATCTACAAGTTCAGGTGCATCATTTACTTGTCTCAGTTTAAGCATCTCAACAAGCGGGTTAGTTTTCTGCTCTGTAATTTCACCAGCTCTAGCTTCAAGCTCCTTAGCAATCTTAGTATACAATCGCTTCTGATATGCTGTATTTTCAACATAGATAGGTATACGAATGATAGGAGGTAAGTCAAGTACCTGATCGGCAAGCCTGCGAATCATGTGCCCATGTAGAAGTTTCTTCAGCTGACTGATATTCTTATACACCAGCACCTCTTTATCGTCATGACCGCCATATACAGCGAAATGCTTACACCATTCATAATAGCTTCTAGTACTGTGTGCATCAATGAGTCTCAGAGGTGTGAATAAGTCAGTAGGTCTATTCACAATTGGTGTACCAGTCATTGGAATCCATTGAGCTTTCTTTTGTGTAGCTTTCTTTATTTCAAGTATGAGCTTACCCTGCTGTGAGGTAGGGCTGATACCTTTATGGCATTCGTCGAGTACCACCATATTTATCTCGCCCTCGTTGATCAGATCTGCAATGCGAGCAGCAATAGCATACATACCACCAGCTTTGTACCTGAGCCCCTCAACATTGAGTATGATAAAGTAAGGTAGCGGATCGCCTTGACCCTTGTATTTTCTCAGATTAATGAGATCCAAACACTTGTTTTCAGGAGTAAGGTCATACTTCTCACCTTTGCCTTTTCTCTTGTATAATGTAGTACCTAGCAAGTAACCGACCTCTTGACCATTGGTGTGCTTCTCTATATCTGCTTTCCAGTTGAATTTAGCAGAGTTCACACAAGTAATAACTAAACAATGCTTGAAACTATAGCGTTTTCTGTTGTAAAGCGCTATGTTGATAATTTCTAAGGTCTTTCCAAGTCCAGGCTCGTCTGCCAGTAAATAGCCATTTGTGCCCTTGTCTTTTGCATACTTCAAAAAATCAATTTGGTGTGCATAAAGCTTGCTGCCGTTTTCAACCCGAATATCTATATCTGAGATATCAATATCAGGTATAGTAGCCACGTCGTCAAAGGTTTCATTGCGTCCGAGCTCTTCATCAGAGTAGATATGCACCCAGGGCTCAAATCTTGTACCTTTGAATTCATTGATAAACCAGCCAAGCTGCTCTTTGCCAATCACCCAAGATTTAGAATCTCTATCAAATGCGGCACCAGGTATGTTATGCATCAGAGCAACAATACTTGGATCATACTGAAAATAGATGTTGTAAACATTATTGTTCTGGATTACATTAATATTCATGATTCTCTCAGCTCCTTTACTATCTTCAGTATCTTCTCCTTATCTACAAACTTACCATCTACACGATAGCGATAGTTCACGGTACGCATACTCTTGAGTTCATCGTCAGTAGGTAAGCATTCTTTGTATTCAGTAACAAAAAGTATGTTACCTTTTACGTCTGTGACCTCGAATTTCATTTGATATCAACTCCTTGAAAATACAAAATAATTTTATTTTGATGTATGTTTCAAAGATAATAACGATTCATAGGCATACACGGAAATAGCGCCGCTGTTGCGACGCTATTCCGACGGAGTATATTAATGAATTCACAAAGGAAAAGACTATGTCTTACTTCAGTAAAGCGTTTACTCTGGCTTGTACTTGAGCGTAGTTGTAGCCAGCTGCTTCAAGCGCACGTTTGCGAGCGTCACCATTGCCCCATTTACCTGCGATTACTTCTTTAGCTAACTCGTCAATGGATTTACCTTTGAGCGGCAGCCACGGTACAGATCTACCTGAAAGTATTGCATTAACAGCTTGCTGTACGTTTGTAGCATTGTAACCCTTAGCTGTAAGTGCTTGAATTCTAGCAACACCGTTGCCGTACTTACCAGCAATTACATCTAACGCTACAGAAGCAAGTGTCTCTGCAGGCTGTGTAGGTGTTACAGGTTTTACTTCGGCAAGCTTCTTGTTTACAAGTTCTTGCACCTTCTTTGCATCAAAGCCAGCAGCTTCAAGCTTCTTGGTTCTCTCAGCACCGTTGCCGTAAACACCAGCGATTGTATCCTCAGCAGCTTTGTTATAATCTGCATCCGTCTTTGCAGGTGCTGCAGGTTTTTCTGTAGGCTTTGAATCTTCCTTAGCGGTTACATACTCTTTGTAGCAAATGTCTGCATCAACATTACCGCCGATACCGTCAATCTTTGCTGTCCATGTATTCTGCCACATTGTATAAGGCTTGCTGAATGCGGGTGCATTTACACCTACATGAGCAACCCACACATCATATTTATTGAGTGTAGCTACACCGATGCTGTTGTTAAGCGCAGACGCCATAGAATATATGCCAACTTTGTAACCTGCACTCTCAAGAGCAGACAAGAATGCCTCAGCTATTGCCGAAACTTTCGTCTTTCCAAGCTTCAGTACAGCAGATTCCTCTATATCATAGAAGATTGGATAGTCGAACTTTCTGCTCTCAAGAACCTTTATGCAAGCTGCAGCTTCGTTCTTAGCATCATCAACGGTTTCTGCATAGTTGTACCAGTAGCCGCCTACTGGAATCTTATTCTTTGTTGCTTCGGTGTAGTTACGTGTGAACTGTTTATCAACTTGTGAAGCAGAGCGACCATAGCCGATTCTCAGAATAGCATAGTCAACTTGCTTAGCAACTTTTGACCAGTCAATGATTCCCTGCCATTGACTGACGTCAATACCTTTGAATGTCTTAGCCATTTTCGTATCTCTCCTTTACTGCAGCGACAGCTTCGTCTGCATCTTTGAGGATATCAGCAATATCATCTTTTGAATATCCTGTTACAGTCATTATCTGCTCTACAGTATACCCGAAAGCTTTTGCTTTGATTACTTCCTTCTTATCTTCAGCTGAAATTTTGATTTCTGCCATTTGTTTTCACTCCTTTGATAGAAGATATATCCACCCAACCAAGTAGTCGATTAACATCATAAATACCTGTAGGTGAGTCAGTTACTTTTATTCTAGAGCCCAGCTTCTTTGAGCTGAAAACGCAGAACATACCTGTAAGATATTTCTTGTGCTTTCGTGTCAGCGCATCATTGAATAGCTTAGCATTTACCAATGCAATATAATCACCAGCATGTAACTCAGGTGATTTCATCAATGATGAGTGATTGATGATGATTGTCTCCTCAAAGACTACTGTGCTCATAAATTGACACCTCACTCAGAAGCTTTGTACCACAGAAGATTTGTCAAGACTCGAACACGAGCTTGACGACCTGATTCTTCTATGTTGTTATAAACATATATTAGGTAGTGCTTCTTTCTGCTTAGCATCAATGAATCATATACAGCAAATTTTACATCTGAATCTTCAGTTTCGCAGAACATATCTTTAATTAGTAGATCTAATTTGGAATCAAGTTGTTTGTAATCATACTTCGGTAAGTGTTCAGTCATAGCACATGTGATAGCTTCTGAATGAAACATCTGTCCGTCATACATATCTGCAATTTGTTTCGCTTTGTTTGCAATAGCTTTCACTTCTGCATATCGATTAGGGCTGTGCTCGAGATGTTTGAGCACAAGCTTATCTACTTCAAACATGTGTCATCAACTGCGAAGCTATGAAAGTCGCTTTTGCAGCGCATTTAGGTCCCATGCCCCGCAGTAAAGCTTTAGGTGTATGTAGTTGCCGACCGCACACGCTACATGTACCTGTATGGTAAATGTGTATGCGAGAATCTACTCTACCAAGAAATACAGCTTGAAGTATATATGCAACGCCACGAATTTCGGGTGTATTTGAAGTGTATGGTGATATTGGCATAATAGCCCTACCATAGACCTTGCATATAGCTGCGCCGCCCGCAGCGCCTGTGAGCGACACCTGTATGGATTTCTCATGTTCAAGTTTATCAAAAACATAAGAAATGTACCGACTTTTTTCAGACATCGCAGTAGATTCTAGGGTCACAATTGCATGACCACCAAGTAAATATTCTGCAAGCTTTTTACCAGGACTAAGCTCATATTTCATAGAACGCACCTCCTGAAGATTCGAGTTGATCACGTTCTATAACGAATCACTTAGCGAAATCTAGTGTTGACTCTAAGCGATAAAGCTCCTCAAAAAATGCTACAATGAATGCACCATCATCAAATCCTGAAGCATATGTCTTACAAGTTTCAACAAATCTTTGAAGCATTGTTGTGTAAACAAGCTGCAAGTCTTGTAGCGGATCTCCTGTTGACATCTGTGTGTAATCCACAGTCTCTGTTACAAACAATGTAGGAACTTCATTGAACTCTTTGAGAGACTGTTTCATAAGCATATCACGAAGTGCTTCTACACCGTATCTGCAAGATTGCAGAGCAGCCAATATTGGGTCACAAGAAGCACAGTTACATCTAACTGACGCCATTGCAATCACATTCAGTACTCGCTGAGCATATGCAACTAACTCTGTGTAAGGATTCATGCTCCACTCTGCTGCAGAAGTAGTCACATCATCTATTGTATAATCGTCTCCGTCTTCTGCAATAAGCAGAGTCATCGGCTCTTGTGTGATTGCATTGCAGAGACCGTCATCAGCGATGCACTCGTCAAGTACTTTGAGCACTGCTTCTGGGTCATAATTTGCAACTATCTTTCTAAGTCGAATATCATAGCCCGAAGCGGTTTCGATCTTCTGAAGCGTTGCTAATAACTGCTTACTTCCGCCAAGTTTCTGTTTGAGCTTGAAGTAGCTGTCAAGATTTCGCTTAACTGTTTTTTCAATATCAGCTTCTTTGACATTTTCGACATTGAGATCTTGTCCATCAGGAGCAATGATAAGCAGATTAAAAACACCTTTCTTACCCTCTACAGGAGTGAGCGTAACTTCAGCTTTCTGATTATTATATTTCATGACCACATGAGCTCCGCCATCCTTTGTTACATCTTGCGACACAATCTCAACGCCTGCATCAATGAAACTATTCAGCACTTTGAGAAACGCGCTAGAAAGCTTCTTAATAAGATTCACTACAGTAGTGACTGCACCAGCTTCTATCTTTTCCATTTTAACACCTCCATATACAGAGATGACCCCGACTTTCGCCAGGGTCACCTTATTAAAGGAAACTTGAAAGTAACAACCTTACTTTGTGCGAGGCAGCTTTCTGATAACCTTACCAGCTGTCTGTGTAGAAGCCTTTACAGCACCTCTACGTGTACGAGCTGATCTTGTCTTTGTAGCAGCCTGAACTGGCTTCTTGCTTGTCTTTGTGCAAGCTTCGAGGCTCTCCTCGTCGCCCTCAGGTGTAATCTCAAACTCTTCATCGCCAACTGTGAAGACAACTGCGTCGTCTGTAACTTCCATATCAACAGCTTCGCCTGTTACCTCTGCAAGCAGCTCAGCAACATCTTCGCTCTCGAAAAGAAGATCAGCCTCTTCCTCTACAGCAGTATCAACATCGTCAACGATCTCATCGATCTCGTCATCAGCCTTGATAGCCTTTGTAGTTCTTCTAGTCTGGATTTTCATCAGCGTGTTCCTCCTTATATAGAATTTTGTGATAGTTACTGAACCACCACAAGTTTGCTTTTCTTTATCTTAAGTTCAGCACGAATATCTGCGAACTCTTGATTTGCTTCATTGAGTAGAATTTCGCCATCTAGTTCCATGTTTGAGTCGCTTACTTTATACTTACTGCGAACACGCCCGAGAGCTAATTTGCAGTATGCAACAGAAAGCCGTCTTAAGTAGTCTATCCATACGTCACTAACTATTTCAGATACATCGTTGTATAATGGGTAGTAACGAATTGTTACAAATACGGGTACCGGATCTTTGTTAGCAACGTAAACTACTTGATTCTGAGTATCATGAACCCATTGGAGATCTGTGCCAAGAGTATTTCGTACTTGTGACAGTGCGAGCTCTCTCATTATCGGATCTATATTGATAATGTTTGCTTGACCGTATGGGCTGTATGTGTTAACAGCTGCTGCGATTTGAAAAACATTACCACTTTCAATAGAGCTCATTGTAAGACCAAGTCTAGGCTTCGCTGCAAATACATACAACACTCGTTTCGTGTGTATGTCATTAGCAACAAGATCTATTCTTGATTGATATGGAACTGTTTTATCAACAGGTGTCTTCATGTATGCTTTCAGCTCTTGAAATGCAAGTGTAACACCCTGCTGAATATCGATGCCTTCTACATTATCAGAAGCAGGGAGTCCGAGTATGAAGGACACTTGCTGAACATATTCTGCCATTGTCATAAAGTACTCAACTCCCTTGCCTTGATATCATTTGCCGACGGCTAGTTATTAGCCCTCGTTCTCGTCAACTGTAACAGTGAAGCCTTGATCTGCGAGTGCCTTGCCAGCCTCTGTATAGTAGAATGCTTCCATGTAAGTATCAACTGTGAACTCAGCTGTATTGTCGTCAGCAATAAGTGCACACTTGAACTGAGCAAGCGGTACAGGGAATGGGAAGCTTGTAGTAGCATAAGGCTCCATGAGATCAATTGTGCCGAAACCGTCTACGTTTGTGTCGTATACTGTACCTGCGTATGCAGCTGTATCAGCGTAGCAATTCTGAGGTGTGAATACACGACAAATCGGATTTACTACAGGCAGTGTGTCTACCTTAGGTCCGTTGTAAACAATAGTAACACTGTATGACATACATTGTCCCTCCTATGTGTAGATTTCTTGTTAGTTGCTTCATACAGCTCTGCTGCCGAAGCGTTCATATATGCAAAAGAACTGCATTGGCAGGGTTTCTCACGTCCTACCTATCACATCTATATTATAGGTTTACTTCTGCGATCTCTGTTCCTTTCACAATGTATGACGATTCATACAATGAGAAAGCCCTCACCTGACGGTAAGGGCTGTGTGATTTCTATGCAGTTAATTGCGAAATTAAGTTATCCGAAATTCGGATTAGAATGTGCCGACGATCTTGCCGCCTACGACTGTCTGTGGGTTTACTACGTTCATTGCAAGCATTGAGCAGTAGCCTTCCTGTACTGACATATTTGCCAGACCAACAGCCTGTGTGGAAGTGAAAGGCATATACTCGCCGAAGAGAGCAGAGTTCTTTCTGATGTCGTTGCTCTTGCAGGACATTACCCACTCATTAGGATCATAGTTAGGATCGCAGTAGATCTCGAACTGGTCAAGTGTACCTACCTTGTATGGTCCAACTGTATCCTCAACTGATGCAGCCTTGAAGCTGTTGATCATGCCGATGTATGTTGCAACATTTGTACCAACTGAAAGTCTGTTAGGTCTTGCAAGACGTGTTGCCTGGTAAACACCAGCAGCTGCTTGCTGAAGCTTAAGCTTGAACATATTGAGGTAATCAGAAGGAACTACTGAGCCCTGAAGTACAGGAGCTACATTGAAGTTGTAAGCTGTGTTGTATGTTGCAGCCTGCTTGAGCTTCTTGAAGCCAGCAGAGTTGATTTCAGCTGTAAGCTCGCCGAATGCAGCTTCCTTAGCCATATCAGCGATAGAGCTGCCCCACTCCTGCTGTGCAGCAAATGCGCTGTATACAGACCAGTAGCTTGCAAGCTCGAATGCCTCAGCAACGAGGTTGAACTCATCAAGCTGAAGGATCAGCTTGCCCATTCTTGCACCATACTCGCCGTTTGTGTCAGGACCAACTGTCTCATTGTCGTACTCGTAAGTAGCTGTAACAGTGTCATTTGTGCTGAGTGATGTGCTTGGGAATGTGATTGCACCTGTTGCGTAGTCGATAGTACCTACTGAGCTGCCACCTGCGTTAACAAGTGCGCCAGCGCCGTTATCAACATACTTTGTAGCAACGCCAGATACTGTAGCAGTAACTGTAACGCTGTTAGGAAGTACAGGAACATAAACAAGAGTACCAGAAGTAACTGTGCCGGTTGAAGCAACAAGCTCGTTCTTGATGTACTTTGTTGCGTAGTTAGGGTCAATACCCTGACGATTTACAAATGGGCTAGAGAGGATTGTATTCTTCTCTGTCTCACCCTTTGTATTCTCAGTTGTTACCTTGAAGTAAGGAACCATCTGAGTTCTGGAGTTCATTGCAACTGAACCATAAAGATCAGTGATGATGAGCTTCTGAACGAACAGAGGAAGCAGCTCAAGGAAGTCAGGACGTGCAGCAATATTTGTTGTATTGGTTGCACCCATGATCTTTGAATGCTTTCTACCGTTTATCTGAAGCTGACGAGCAAACTGCTGCTGAGCAGGAGTAAGACCCTTCATGCGTGTGTTAGCAAGAATAGCAGGCTTATTCTGAGCTCTCTTCTTTGCAGCAGCTGTGATAGAAGTACCAGCTGTGATTGACTGACGTGCAGGAGCAGCAGTCTGAGCAGGTCTGCGTGATGTGCGCTTAATCATGTATATCTCTCCTTCATTATAGAGTTGTAAAAGATTCTGTGTCGTCAAAATCTGATGCAAATTCATCAGTGTAGTCGACGTCTTCCTCGAAATCGGTATCAGGATATGCAGCTATTGAAGATGTATTTGTAGCACCTGCAACAGCGTTGCGTACGTCTGAAACTGACATACTAGCAGTAATTGCAACTTGACCTTCTGAACCCATCATAGATGCATATAATGATGCATATGCATTCTGGAATTCAGCAAGACGTGCTTCAGCAAGCTCTTTTTCTTTTCTCAATTTTGATCTGTCTTCATCAAGGTTTGATGCTTTCTTCTCAAGCTGACTACTTGCCAGAACGGTTTTCTGGTTCCTAGCCCTGAGACTGGAAATGAGTTTCTCGCTGCGTGCATTCTTTGCATTGGCTGCTTCGAGGTCTTGTTGATATATAAGGTTTGACTTTTCCAGATTTTTCACTTCTGTAGAAGCTGTGACATACTGCTGTCTAAGATTTCTGCATTGCTTTTCAAGCTTCTCAGTAGTTGCTGTAGAAGATTTAATATATGTATTAATATCTCTCTGCTGTGCAGCTACTATGCGCTTAACTGCATCGAGTTTTCTTCTAGATGCGCTCTCTACTTTTGTGAGCTTCAATTTTGTAGCATCAAGATCTGATGCAAGCTTTGAATTATCAGCTAATGTGTTGAGATAAAGGTCTGTCATAGCTACAACCCTCTGTTCAGAGATATCTGTTGCGGCAGTAACAGATTCACCTTGAATCTCAGCAATACGAGCTTCAATCAACTTGCGCTCTTCAGCTTGTGCAGGAAGCTGATCCTTCAAAGCTGCAAGTGTTGTTGCACTTGTAATAGCTTGCAGATTAGAGCGAATAGCTGCGCAGATTGCTTTGTATTTTTTCTGAGTAGCTAGATCTGTTGAAGCTGCAATAGCTGTGAATTCAGGAATTGAATCATTGTATGCAGGGAAGGATACAAGATCAAATCCTCTGAATACAAATGTGTCTGCTTGCACTTCGGAGCCAATGAGGTCTCCTGCGCCTCTGATTGAAATACCAAATTTAACACCTGCATCAATGTAAGTTTTAACTACTTGGCCTACAGGAGTATCAAGTAGATCCCAAGTACCGTACATCTTGCCATCGTCACCATAGTGCATTTCGCGCATCACAATACAGCCGTTTCTGAAATCCATACAGTTAGGGTCTTCTGGGTGACCTAAGAAGCCGATAAACCAGCCGTATTCAATGCCTCTTGCGTAGTCATCTGAATTGAGCACACCAGTCATTACCTCATCAGTAATGTCCATACCATTATTGTTAGTTATCTTCGGGTTGAGGCATTCACCTTCAAATGTGCCCAATACTGGCATAGCAAGTGCATTTACAGATTTCTTGACCTTTTCTACATTTGCCATATTACTTTCACTTCCTTAGTAATTTTGATGTGAAGCGAACAAGTCCGCCCACAAGTAGTGTTTTTGCTAATTCTTTGACGATACCGCCAGTGACTGTAGTTGAAGACTCAATGTCCTCAGCAGCCCCAGCATCTATCAGATTGCTGTATGCATCATCGCATATGTCTTCGACATCAGATACAACATAATCTGGAGCTGTAACCTCTTCTACAGTACCGTCAATATTATATAAGGATTGACCTATTTGCACTGAAATATTGCTATCAGATTCTGAAACAGATATTTCTTGCTCGCTGAGCTCATCTATCTGCGACAGAAAATCTAATAATGCTGCTGATGTAAGAAGAATTCCACTTTTCATAAGTTATCACCTCTCTTATGTCGGCCAGAAGGTTGCACTGGCAGCTAACCGTAGATCTCTACAGAATACATGCGAAGCTTCTGTATTAGTTCCGGAATTATCTATGTATACTTCACCATTAGGCGCATGGATATACATCGGCTGTGTCTGACCACCTAATGAGTCGTAGCAATCGTCCGTATGGAATATTACGCTGAAGTTGTATGCAGAAGTTGCTGCATCACATTTGATCTTAGCAGCAGCAGGAAGACGGAATGACGAAGCGCAGCAGAATACTGTTCGGTTTGTAGGTGTTGCTTGCATGAATACAAACTCTACATTATCACCGCGAAGCTGTATTGCTTTGAAAGCATATGTACCTTGATAGATATAGCATTTTACAGATTCGCTGCTCATTGCATTTATATTCAGTACACCATATTTACCATATGCGGTTGAAGCTGAAGCAGCTCTATATTGAATGTAACCAGAAACTGTAACACCATTTGGTAATGTTGTTGTGTAAGGATGACTTGTCCCTAGCGGATCATCAGCTGTAATGACAAGCACCTCTGTTTTAGATATAATGATTGTCGCATCTGGTACACTACCTACATCATTAGTGCCGTAATCATAAGAGATTGCAATAGGTGCAGGATACTCAGCCTCTGCAGAAATTGTACCCTCGCTAGTATCTGTAAGGTGATCTGTATCTGTTAGATCTACTTGAGTACTAACTGAACCCTTGAGATTGATAGCTCCCGCATCTATGTATCCGTACCCATGCATTTTAATAGCAAGTTGATCTGCAAGGCAGTAAACATTGATCTCTGGGTCTGTACCAGTTTTCTCAAATCTTGTTGTGCTTGACGAAGGGCTAGTAGCTAGATCCCAACTGTTGCCGATATGAACTGCATTAGCTTTGATAAAGCTTTGAGCAGCTTGATAAACATTATTGCTGACATTCACACCTGCAGAACTTAGCGGATCTGGGTGAAATGCATCGACAATATTTATCTCACTGATAACATTACATACAGCTGAAGCTTCGCTACCATCATTGGCTGTTGCTGTAATTGCTGCGGATCCAGCACCATGAAAACTTACAGTAGCTGTAAGGGTGGTAGCATCATCAGCTTCTACTGTAGCTACATTAGGATCAGATGTAGCCCAAGTAAGGAGTATCTGCTCACCGGGCGGTGCATCTTCTGGAGGGATTACAGTAGCTGTAAGTGGTAGTAAAGCTGACGGGTATGCAAGGGCTTGCTGTTTATCTAGTGTCACCTTTGTATCCTTGGTTACAATTGTACCATCTGTACTTATAGATGTAAGCTGCTTGAGTGCGCCAAGCTGTATTTTCCAGACTACTTGTACGACCTGGTTAACACCGACACGAAGTATCTGATGCTTGAGGATGTCCACGTTAGCTGGATCAGTCATATCCCAATTCTTAGAGTTAGGTGGAACTATTCTATAGCCAGCAAGTAAGCCGTTACTGTCTGAACCAGACCAAGTTTTCTGGCTCCATAGACCTGCTTCTGTTATGAAGATATAATCTTTACCTGGCTCTCTGAACTGAGCAAGAGCTCCTGTAGAAATCATCGCTGAGAATACTACATCAAGAGTCTTCGGCACTTCTGCATCATCTTCGTTAGTAACAGACCTGTACTGAATAGCTACACGAGGAGCTGAAGGAGAAATGAGCTCGCAATTGATTGTTTTCTCAGCATCAGGCCTATCTGCGAACTGCGGACCAAGGCCTAGATACTCACGACCATTATTATATGTACCTTCAGATACTTTGTATCCGTCAGCACCATAACCAGGTGTTTGATTCATGTAATCTTGAGCATTCTCAGGAAGACCAGCAGGAAGACCTTGAGAGTCTTCGTCTTGATTAACAAGGCCCATAGTACCTAAAGAAATGTATCTAGGCACATAATCAGCAAGCATTGCTTCACCTTGATTTAGTACACCGTTACCTGCGAGATAATAAGCAATACCAGTAAGCATTGTATTGGTAGCTTGATTATGCCCGACTACCTCTTGTACACACTTACCTGTACCTTTGTCAATTACTCGGAAGGTAACATTCTGATATACTCTATTGTCTTCATCACATTGTATATTCAAATGTATCACCTACCTTTATGGAGTTTCTTGTGAAACAGAATCCTCTGAATGAGTTACTGTTTCTGTGTATCTATATGAATGTTTTCCAGATACTACTATCCTGTAGTTTTCATCATACATATCTTCATAGAATATGACTTCACAATCATCTGGAAATGATGTTTTGTAATATTTACAATTTCTGGATATGCAAACTTTCTTTAAGTTTGTACCTTGGAAAGATTCAACACCTATTGATGTTACTGTCCTTGGTATCTTGACGTATTCAAGATTTTCAGCATTGTAGAATGCTCCCCCTTCATGTTCGGGAGGTATTATTACTTCATCTGGCAAGAATACATTTAGAAGTATCAGATCATTATCATCTAAATACCATAATGAAGCAGGATACGGGTATACAAATTTAGCTGCTGTACTTTCAGGAAGTAGCTTATTCTCTAATGTATTATCTACATCTAAATACCATATTGAAGCAGGATATGGAGCAACAAAATTTTCATCACCTGTCGATTCTGGTAAATCTGTATTATCAAGTTCATCATCTCTATTCAGATACCAAGCATCTGTCTCTAATCTGATATTTGGTTGTATGATTTCATTTACCGCAGGATTTGTAACTTCAGGAATTTCAAAAACCATATGAAAGTGGTCTATCGGTGCGTCTTGGAGAAAATCCAAGTATGTCCCATTACTATACTTCCACCGTTTACTGTATACCAAAATTGACCTACAATATCCTAACAAAGCAACTTTGGTATCTACGAACTCAGAATCTCGTTCCCCTCGTGGTTCAATTGTAAAAGAATATTCGGTTTCATCAGCATCGAACCAAGGTTGTACATATTCTATAAGAGACAGTGTTGTTATCGTACCGGATTGACCACTGTTATAATAACTTATTGTTAGCCCAGCTAAATCTATATCAAAAATATAAGTACCACGAATAGCATCAGCCCATGCTGAACTTTGCCGACACATTCTGCTTGAAAAGTAGGGAGGTTCATCTTGTTTATTGCCACCTATTTTTGGTGTCCTAATAAAGAATGAACCGACAAAAAATCTACGAGTCTGTCCAGTACTGGCATCGCTTTCATAAGAATAAACCCAATAATATTCAATCTTATAATTTGCATTAGCTGTATAACCCTCAAGTTGTGAGCAACTTTTTGCATTATACGTCCAACCAGTTGTGCCATCGAAACTACCTACTATTGACGTATTACGCAATGCTTGAAAATTCAATTCACCTCTTAAAAAAGCTACATCACTACTTACTTTACTTACAGTGCGAACATACTGATTAGTTGTTATCTTCGTACCAGTTTCATCATATGAGCCTTTTTCAAGATTAGACTCTCTTATATAAATAGTCTTATCAGTCATTGAACTCCCTACCTTAAACTACTACATCAAAACCGTCATCACGAAGTTTCCTGGTATTAACCATGTCCGATGGTGTTTCTGGCAACGCAGATTGATTGGTATTTGTATATGCATAAGTAGTAGTGATACTGGCATCAGTAGAATGTATATCATTACGCCATACTCCTTCTGGTGCATTAACAGTGATTGTAGTGCCCTGCTCTGCTGTTGTTTTTAAATCTGCATCAATGACATTTTGAACGCTACTATCTTGGTCGTACTTTGTGGTTAAAGTTAAAACACTACCACCCACTATCTCACCACTGATGCGACACCCACTCAAAATAGCATTACCAAAAGATGTACAATGCTTTGTGTCATCAGGTTGCCAGCCATTATACGATTCAACAATGCGGCAAAAAGCCATCTTCAAACTACTAAGCGTAGCAGTACCTCCGCTAGCTCTAAAAATCAACAGTTTATTGAGAGTAGGAGATATGTCTGAATACTCCATATTGAAATAACTTCGTATTATATTGTGGGTGTAATTATTATTAAAGTATCCAGCAAACACACTACAAGAACGCTCACCTGCAAATCTACAATTAACTATATCGATTGGATCCCACACATAACTTAAAAATAGCAATTCTTTATCCAGTATAAGATTAATGAAATCTATATTTCTTAGAGTGAAGTGACAGGTTGCGGAACTTCCAGTACTGGCATTTGTACCTCTAAATATATAGACAGGGTTTAGAATATGAGTTCTTAAATTTCTAATCACATGGCGGTTAGTGTATACGTCATCATAACCTCCATCAATAGTTATAGACATAGATGCATTTTTTAGAAATTTAAAATTTAATGTAGACGCCACACCCTCTGGAATTGAATCATTACAATCAATATCAGCAATGAGTTTTATTGTAACATCATCAGTAAATGCATCGGCTTGACTTTGTGTTGCTATATTAACAATTTGTGCCCAAGTAGAAACTTCAAATGTAATCATACAACATCACCTCTCAATATAATTATGGAATCTCATCAGTAGTAGAATCCTCAGAATGAGCAACAGTCTCAATATATCGGTAAGAATGCTTACCTGAGACTACTATTCTATAATTCTCGTCATACATATCTTCGTAGAAGATTACTTTACAATCTTTCGGGAATGACGATTTAGAATATTTGCAAGTTCTTGATATACATACTTCTTTTACTTGTGTACCCTCAAAAGCAGTTTGACCTATTGATGTAACACTTCTTGGTATCTTAACATACTCTAAGTTTTCAGCATGATAGAAAGCTCCGCCTGTCGGATCAGCAAATAATTCATCAGGAATCATTATATTCCTTACTCTGTCAACAACTTCGTCATACCACCATAGTGAAGCAGGATAGGGATATTGGAATGTTGGTCCGTCATCAGATTCAGGCAATTTAAAAAATGATACTTCTGGTACTTCGTCAACAAACCAAAAACTTGTTGGATAAGGTTCTGTAAACAGAAAATCGTCATCAGGTTCAAGTAAAGGGGACCAATGTTCACTATTAAGCGTAGGTATATCAACCGAATTGAGTCTCCAAAAAGAAGCAGGAAACGGGGCTACAAATAATGCACTATCTATTTCATGACACATTCCTGAATTAATAAGGCTGTGGTCTTGTAACATTTCCCATGAATCCATTTGAAGTGTGAACTTTTTATGGTCATTGAGAATATGTTCCGGACTTAACGAAGATACACCTTCTACTTTAAGCACAAATTTCCATTTGGCTATGGCTAATCCTTCGCTAAAGTCTATAATGTTATCTTCGCGTGATTGTACCCAACGTTTACTGTATCTCACACGATTCCTGCTATCATAACCGAGATAAGCTACGTCACAAGGCTTATCCCCAGAATCTCTAACACCTCTTTCTTCGCCATAATAATTGTCTGACGAAGCACTTAAAAGTTGGGTGATAGATTTAGTAATAGTCTCACCATCGCTTGTATATGTTATACTATTACCAATTACGTCAACAGAATCATAAGCAATATTAAAACTGGCGTAAGCGGATGAAGATATATCTCTAAATCCATAAGCATGGGGTTTTCCGGAATAATTATATATAGGAATTTTAAGAGTTACGCAACCTCTTTTATAATTATGATCAGCTTCAGAACCACTATGCCACCAATAGTATACTATCTTATAGTTAGGGTTGTTAAGTTCGCCATTTGTTGCGGTATATTGACTTGGAACACCAGGTACTGCGTCATAAGTTGACGGAGAACTTTTGGGTATTCCTTCCATACTTCCTTCTACTGGCTTTAAGACAGCTGCTCGAATATCAGCGACACCTTTGAAGAACGAATAATCATTTGCAACATAAGCATATGACCTAACTTGGTCATCGGCACTGGATTCCGTACCTGTTTCACTAAGCGTTCCTTGCTCTAACGAACCAAGATTAAGAATGACCTCAACCATTATTACCACCTACCGAATTAAGATTAGGTCGCTGTACATCAAATCCGTCAGAATATAATTCAGACGCATTCATCATGTCCGTTGGCGATTCTGGTATAGCTAAAGGATTAGTATTAGTATACTGATATGGTGTAAGAATTGTACTATCTGTAGAATATATAGCATCTTTCCATATTCCTTTTGGTGCGTTGACTACTACTATAGTGCCTTGTTCTTCTGTGGTCTTTAATGTAAGGTTCACAACATTCTGTACTGCACTATCATACTCATACTGAGAAATTATAGTGATAGGAGAACTTGATGTTAATTCACCCTGCACATAACAACCAGACAATTTTAAATTGTCGCACGAAATAATACCTGTGTCAGCATTATGGGATTCAACAAATCTACAGAAATATGCATAAGAATTATATTTAAGATAACTACCTGTGGCATCATTACGTTCCAATGGTACATCAGCCGCTACATATGGAGATTTAATATATGGGATATTAAAGAAGCAAGAATAAAGTTTTACGCCAACACCCGTGGTTTTTATGCCTGCGGTTGTCTTATATATATTATCCCACAGATTATAAGTTCTTCTGCCAACAAATCGGCAGTTATTAAATGTGCAAGCTACAGTACTGCTATTCCCTCCTATAGTAAGCAACTGGCTATCTAATATTAAATTTATGAAATCAATATTTTTCAATGTTAAGCCATACGAAGTAGCACGGAATATACCAACAGGAGACACAACATGAGTGCGCAGATTACGAATAACATGATTTTGATTATCCCCATATCCGCCATCAAGAATGAAATAGTAGTTACCAGTATTAGGGGATATTGTTGCTTCAACACCTTCAGGTATTTCGGCATTACAGTCTATATCCGATATAAGTTTTATAGTAACATCATCAGTATACTTTGTTCCGCCATTATTGAAAGCTTCCACAAGTTCCGTCCATGTACTCACATCTACTGTAATCATGAACTATCACCTACCTTAATGAACAATATCAAATCCATCAGCCCAAAGTTCTTGTGCGTTCTTCATATCAGCAGGGGATTCTGGGATAGCATAAGCTTCATTAACATTAGTATAGGCATATGTTTCACTTGCCCCACTTGCAGATTGTATATCATTCTTCCATATACCTTTAGGTGCGCTTACAGCTATAGTTGCACCTGTAGCAGCTTGTGTTTTTATATCAACATTCATAGCATTTTGGATTATGCTATCAGTTGCGTACTGAGCTGTAAAGACACAGCTCTCTCCGCATACAACTTCTCCGTCAGCATAACACCCACTAAGTATAAGATTTCCGAAAGAAGTCATAGGGTAGCTTGTAGATGGAATCCAACCACTATATTTTTCTCTGAACCAACAGAAATTAGCTGTTTTTGTAGTTCCAGAACTTGGAACACTTGCAAGCGGTATCTTAGCATTAGTTGGGGCATCTGATTCATACGGAAGATTGAAGAAACATGATGTAAGACGAATACCGCCATTGCTACCTTTGAATACTACTACTGACCGTCTACCAATAAACCTACAATTTGAAATAATCGTAGGACCATTGTTACCGCCACCAACTAATAGATTATCCAATATAAGATTCTTAAAATCTATATTTCGTAATATGAATGAATTTTGATTTGTATTGAATATCTGCACAGGAGTTACAATATGAGTACGAAGATTACGGATAATATGACGTTTATGTACACCATCTTCTTCATAGTCACCATCTATAGTTATAGTCGAACCCGAACCACTCACCTTAAAATACAGCACTGTTTCAACACCTTCGGGTATTTCGCCATTGCAGTCTATGTCCGCTGTAAGTTTCATTGTAACGCTATCACGGAATGCATCAGCTTGACTTTGTGTTGCTATATTAACTAAATGCTGCCAAGTAGAAACTTCATAAGTTAGCATACTCTCACCTCACTCAATAGTAGTAATACCTTCGGGTATCTCAACATAAACTACATCTGTATCTGTGAAACAACCTGTTCCTATGGTTGTATATCCTTTTTCTACAAAGACTTCGGACATTTCAATGTATTTTTGCGATCCATTGTATTTTGTAATTGTTGGCACATCAAGTATTATGTCTGTGTCGAAATTCTTAACTGAGCAGTATTCACTATCTGGGTAATCAATTGTTTCATGCGTACCAGGAAGGTGTAAGTATCCATTAGGTAGTTCTTCTAATGCATCTGAAACTCGTCTGTGAAGATTAGGGTTTGTGAACCCTGTTGTTTGATCTCTTTCAACATCTATAGCATATAGGCTTCCGTATTCAGGATCGTCAGGATCAAGTTTCCACATAGGGCCTTGTGTCATTGCGGGGATATTCAACAGATTATCCCCTGTTGCATGACATCTTGGACAGATAGACTTATATTCACCACCATAACCGCAGACTTTACAATATGTTCCATAATGTTTAGCATATGGATCATAGTTCATATCTCTAATGCTTCTCTTAGAATACAGTGGGTTATTAGCATTATCAGCCCCATTAGTATACTGACCATGAGCTATTCCGTCACTATCTATGATAGGTAAATAGACATACTCACTAAGCATATCATAATCAAATGAATAAACATTACGGTCCGTAAAAAAGCAACCGAACAGAGCGGCTATTGACATTATCTTACTATAATTGCTTTCAGTGTATGGTATTCTATAGAAATAGTATCTTTCTGGATCACTTGTAATGCCCCACCAAGTATGAACAGTTTGTCCGTCAAAATAATCCCAACATGGCAGTATTGCTCTGTTAGTACGACCATCAGCTCCATGATCCCAAGCATATATTGTATCAGTTCTATCAAATATGTATATGCTTCGTTGTCCACTATTGAATCGAGACAATAATTGTGTAGGCGTAACAGCCCCATCATTGACTATATCATATGGATTAGTTATACATAGAAATGATTGCTGACCATATGATATCGCCTTATCATTACTGTAAGTCAATGCATGAGTAGCAGGATCAATTGCTTGACAAGTGCGTACATACAAACGCAGACCTATTATATCTTCCGTTTCTGCGTACTGTGTCTCCCATGCTCTAAGAGTACGCCAATTGGTATTCAATATTGGATTTGTAGCGGTCTTAGACATACAATGTACTTCTATCGATAAAAATAATGAACGTAATCCATAGTATGTATACGGACATAATTGCATATCTACATTTGTACTATTAGCTGGGCTATTTGCTTTAGGTGCAAATTGCTGAAACTTCAAACCTTCACTTGTACTCCCAGATTTTGTATATTGCTTCATGTAAGTGAAAGCACTATTATCGGGTGTACTTGCAGCTCTATCGGCAAAGAACCAATTGATAGTATCTGCAATTGTAACCACCCGAGGTGTTGTAGACAAATCATCATTTTCATTAAAAATTGCTACTTTCGCAAACGGGCTGACTTTAGCATCTTGACCACAAGGACATACTGTTTCATCAACATACTCATTAAGTACCATCTTTTGAGATACCTTAATAGCCCTCAGAAGGCTTCCCTCATAATCAGCTGTAGTTCCTGTACCAAAATTTGCAATCTTAGGGCGATCAGCATTTAGTGTCTGCGCCAACTGTGAAGTTAAACCGTAAGTTGTATGTGGTGAATATAACCAACTTTCGGGACTTCCCCATATATCAGGATTCGGATTCATACATTACTCACCTCCGTCTTAATATGCCTACTATCACAAAATATAGAAGGTTGCTGACAGCTTTATCAGCAACCTTTCATTATCAACCGTTATTCGGTTCATCACTATCTGCAGGGTTAGGATAATATTCTGAATTAGATTCATCTTTAGATATAGCATCTCCGACTTTACCCATTGGTGGATTGATAGCAGGAACAGGAGTAGGTTTACTTAGCTCTCTAGGACTTCTATCTTTATCAATGACAGAGAATGCGTACTCATTAGCTGTGGGCTTACGAGTGTGCTGCTCATCTGTTGTAATGTCATATCTAAGGTTATACTCAGGCGTATCTGGAGTGTTGAGGTAATCGTCTGGTACAGTTGCAGGAGCTCCTTCAAATGGTGAATGACCCAATGAGAATATAGGATCAATGAGTGCTTTGACGATCTGTTCATTATTTGAAAGCTGAAGTGAGTACAAAGATCTCCAGCCTGCATACTCCTCTGTAGGTATTTGCCCTTCTACCTTACTGTTGCGGTACCAAACATTTTGTCGCTTAGTGGTAGGCTCTTGGATCTTGTTACCAGGATGTAATGGATCATCTACAAGCTTCACAGGTTGTAATGAAGCATAATCACTTCTGCGATAATGACCAACAAATGTCGGGCTGTAGTCAAGCGCTCTATCAGAATCATTCGTGAGTCTTGGATCAACAGAAATCTTGGTTCTGCTGTCGAATCGCACACCTGCATTTTGAAACACATACATACCTACAGGGCGTACATATTCAATACACGCATCAAGCGGCTTCTTTGTTGAGAAATAGACTACATCTATGTACCCTTCGGCTACATTAGATGAAACAAATACTGAATTTGCAGGTACTGAAGTATCTTCAAGTCTATCATATAGAATTGGTTCAGCTTCATGTACTTCACCATTTTCGTCTGTATACCCTTGAGCAAGCATCAGGATCTTCAACTGAGCTAAGTTGACTTCGCTTGCAAGCATCATGCCCATTCTACTACCTCGGTTGTATATCATCGACATGAAGTACAGCAATACAAGACGATTGAAAGATGTAGGAAGTCTATCGTCATATTTGAAGCCCATTGTATCTGCGAGTGCCCAGAGCAGATCTTTTGGGCAGCGTTCTGGGTCATACAGATCTAGAAAATTCTCAATATCATATTGAGTTTTCTCTAGAGCTGTAGCGAACCACTTCATGAAGAAGCGGAAATCTGATGACGATTTGTATATTTCCGGTACAGGTATATCAAGCATTCTCATGTGATATCACCTCTTAATCCTTTATAAGATATTCAGGAGCAATACGAATGTTAGCTGTTGCAGATGTTCCGTCACTCTCTACATCTTGATATCTTGCGAAAGATATAGGATTGAAAGCATCAGTATCAACTTTAGTGAATACAACTTTACCATTTCGCCAAGATGTATAGCCCCAATTGATAACAGGATTACTAAGTGACCCTGCATCAAAATATCGAATGCGAGAATCAGCAGATTGAATGACAGTAACTACTTCCATGACCGTTGGCTTTTGACCAAACTTCCTATTCTCTGGAGCAAAATACAGCTTCAATGCTTCTTTAACATTGTTAATAATTGTAGTAGCAGTATCTGTTGATACAGGGTTTACAGGATATATTTGACCTACTACAAACCAAGGGAAGATTCTAGCCCAACCGAATGTAAGCTCAACAGTCATCGCTTGCAACGGTCTATAATCATCAACTACCTTTGCGCAGTACATTGCTGGCGGTTTATACTGCTTGTAGCTACCTACACCGTCTTTGTACTGCACTTTGGTGGTGTCGCTATCTGAGCTATACTGAGTTCTGCCAAAGTTACTATCTTCAAAATTATTATGTACTGCGAAGCATACTGCAGCGTACTGCTTAAATTGTGGAAAGTGCTGCAGAGCTTTTGAATCAAGATTGAACTGTGTTTTCAATGTTTCTGACCAAGCTGTGTCAGACATTGGGTGATCGCTAAGCGGAAAATCAGCAGATGTGATATACATTTTGATCTTCTGGGCTTCAGTAAGATCCTCGTTTTCATAAATTGCGCGATTGATCTCATATACTTTCTGGCAATCAAGAACTACACCACAGTCAACACCAGGTTCACGATTCAAGAAACGAGTAAAATCTGGTAATGTAATCAAACTGTTCCAAGTATTGATTTGATTTCGACTATTGATGTAAGCTTCCTTAGCAGTCTCTGGACTTTTACCTGATACCGCATATGTGTGAGGTAGCTCAACAGTATTAGCTAGGTTTGTAATACCGATAGCTGTAAGATCTGGAACAGACCCGTCAGACATTGTTACCGCCTGGGTGTAATCGCTTAACGTATCGGCGCCTACGCAGCCGATCGCGCCCGAGCAGTCAATCCAGAATACTGTTAGGTAGTTATCGCTATAATTTTCAAGATCATTGAGATAATTAGAGATCTGAACCTGAGCGTTACCGTAGTTATCATAGACAACAGCAAATCTAGGTTCTGGTTCGACAAACTCTACAGTAGACTCAACTTGTTTCCACTGAGTAGTAAGGAATGTGGAATTCAAAGACGATCTTGCTTTGATCCAAACAGCTGTGGTATCTACATGCTGTGAAGGCAACTGTATAAGATAGTTATTCTGTTTGATTTCTTCAACAGAAAGAGTAACGCTTCTGAGGTCACCCTCAATAGCAACTCTAGTTACACTTTCGCCAGGTTTCAGCACTACAGGATCTGTTGTTGCAAATACATCAATAGAATCTGTTGTGGTCTTGCGTATTGCTCTTGAGTCGGTACTACCCATCTTATTAGTAAGCGGGAGTATATTGTATGTGATTGTCCTCGCCTCTCCTGTAATATCAGAATAAGCATTCAAAGTAGCGAAGCTTTCACCAGAATATCCGAAATTGAGAGATACTGATGTTCCACTATCTGCTGCAGAATTATTTGTGAATGTTACTTCTGTGCGGCCAGCTGTATACCAGCCAAGCTTGTAACCGATAAGGCCAAACAGCTTATCTGCATCTTTTCTCTGAGTTACTGTAGGTGCGAATACTTCATTTGCAAGCATATCCGTGTTTACGCCAAGCATATCTGCAATTGAAGCTAAGTACTTACCTAATACAACACCTGGGTCTGCGTCTGCCTCAGGTGCCCAAAGATCTGTAAGTGTAGGTACAAGCTTCCAGAAATCTTCTAGAATACTATTGTAATCTCGAGAGGTGTACTTAAGCAAACCTCTGCTTTCATCTACTGTAGCCATCTGATTCTTCCACCTCCGTTATTGCTACATCCCCAAAGGTTGTTTGCACACCGCATGTGAATTTCAACGTGTTATATTCTACAGCGGTGCGCGAACCATTTGGTTCTGTGTAAAGGAGCCCATCACCGAATTGAGTCTGTTCAGGAACTGAACAAGGTTCAAACCAGGATAGTTGCTCTCTTATTTTATCTTGAATCATCGCATAAGTATTTTCGGTATTATACTTAAATAGATATTTTGAAAGCCCTACCCCGAAGGTGGGCTCATTATACAATTCAGTTGGATTTGTAAGCATCAGCAGCTTCGTTCGGTTAGTAACTGATGCACTATCTGTAAGTACACCAACACGATTTCGAGCTACGTCAAATAGATTAGGCCAAGCTATTGAGCTTGTATACATATTATCACCTCAAATCGACATTGGTCTTGCCTGAATTATAATTAGCACCAGTTAGACCGATTACAAGTAATGTAGACATTGCATCGCTAGTACCTGCTAACGCTACTACATCACCATCGTTAGGCAGATGTGGAAGCAGAAGAGATTCATACCACGGCAGATCTTTGTCTTCAACATAATTGCGAATACGCTGACCATTGTAGTCTGATTTCAGATACGCACCATGCACAGAAGGAATACGCACCTGAACTTCAAGCCCGCCTAGCGCATTGTACCTGTATGATTTAGCAAAACCGAATGTAATCATAGCATCACACCTTCTGTACTACAATCTGCTGCCAGAATGTTGCAGCATAACCTTGACGTATGGCAATTTCATCGGCAGTATCTCGAGGTCGTTCAAAGTCAATGACGAAAGTAGACACTGCACCCTTACACCCGCTCAGCGTGTTATCACATGTTCTAAGTGCATTGAGTGTAGGATTGTACGCACCACCTGTAAGCTCGGACCATAAATAGTCCAACTGACCTGTAAGATTAGTTGACCAATTAGGTCCCGCCATACGTTTCATGTTATCACCACGACCATAATGCCATTGACATAGACCAAATGACGTACCTCCGTCTCCGACTGCTGCTAGATTGAAGCTGCTTTCTCGGTAGATATTAGCTACAATCGCAATGGCTGCGGCCGCATTCAGCCCTTTTCCAAGGAAGTAGTTGGCAATAGCTCGTGCAGTAGTATCTTGCATACCGTCTGTAATAACATTTGAGTACACTGAGCCGGAATCAAGCATACTAGATGTCATACCTAAGCTACTTGCAATATCATTAAGCATATCAGTATAATTCACCACTGATAGGCGTATCTGGCTTGTTGATATAGAAGGTTCATAATTGTCGCTAAGATATCCCACTTCACGAATGATTGCATCTTCAGCAGTATTCTGTGTGTTGAACAACTGCCCACCAGCGATAACACCGTTGTTCATCAAATCTAAATTAGGTGAATTTAGTTTTGCCCAATCAGGTCTGTAGTACCCGCAAATTGTGTTAGTACTAAGCTTGTATTGCTTCTTAGCAACTACACTAAGATGTATGTTATTGCTGTCTTGATTACCAATTACACAGACAAAAGTATTAGATAATACTTCGACTACAAGCCCAACTGCATCTGCATCATATTCATCTCGAAATACACGATTGATTGTCCTGAAGGAAACAAGGTCACCTATTTGAGGTTTAGGCGCAGCTTTAAACTGAGGACCGCGAATAAACTTGCCTATTTCTTTTTCCACACCTTGTTTGAACATATCACGCACTACATGTGTGTTTGGGATCACAGCATCAAGTATACCACCTACACGCTTTGCGCAAGCTTGTATGTAAGCTCCGCTCCATGCGATATTACCACAACCTGTTTCTTTCTGCGTCCAAGACAGCATAGAGTTGATTTGAGCTTTAGCTTGGTTCACAAATTCCTGCAGGACTTGTTTACCGGATTTGGTTTTCAGGTGTGTATTGTATATGAATCCTTGTAAAGAAAATTGTGAGCTCCAAGTGTAATATGGCGGATACAGTGTTTGGTTGAACCAAAATAACTCAGGCTGACCCCAAGCACTCTCCGATGTGTATATACTACCATCGGCATTCACCTTCTCTACGATGAGTACATGACCATAACCACCATAGTTGTCTTTGTAGCAGCCTACCGCACCAACCTGTGGAGTTTGACCTTTTGGGTATGCGTTACCTACATCATACCACATTTGACCACCATTAGAATTAGGTAGATTACACTTATCAATACCAGCCATCTCCATGAACCTACCAATAGCTTGGCCTACACAATTAGGTAACGTGCAAGTACCAGACTGAACTTGACAGTAGCTGATACCTTTAGGTGCTACATTGTACCATTTAAGATTTTCTACACCAGGTCTAGATGATCTAATAGCCATTACGTCAACCCCTTGAATCTTCCTCTATTTGAAATTTTTGAAACTTTAACACCCTGCCAGTTAGTCAAGTCAATCTTTGTAGCGTTATCGACATTACTATAAGGTGTGCCAGCTTTCTCCCACTCAATTATATCCACTGTACCGTCACCGAATACATGACCATAAGGCGATTGTGCATCAGTGCCTTTAGCATCAGCAAGTATACAAGAAAACTGTTGACCGTTCTCTAGGTAGACAGAGATTACATCGCCCGTTGTTCCAAACTTAGGTGCAACAGCAGCAAGATAATATCCTGAAATTGTAGCAATGTTTCGGCTACTAGGTTTGCCTTGTTTAGCCCACATCTCAGCAAGCTGATACTGAATAGTGGATCTAGCCCAACGACCATACATGTATGTATAATTAGTATAGTTACCAGTGATACCAGACTGTCTGACAGAAGCAGGAATAGTAATTGTTGTACCGCCAGCTACATCTTGTTGAGCTAAAGGTGTAGGATTGAGTGAGTTCACATATGTTGTGTTCACAGACCTAGGCTTAGCATTGGCAGCATCTAGCATGAAGAATTCAGGATATAACAGTCCATCAAGCTCTCTGAGATCTGACACATGCGCATTGAGCCATAAGTACCAGTCGTTACACTTATCTTTCCAGGTTATTTTTGAAAGTTGATCCTTGGTGGTATAGAATCCTATCTTCTTTCTTAGACCTAGTTTCTCAAGGTATTCTCGGTATGTATCGACAATTCTATCATTAATTGTTTTAGACGCACTAAGCTCTAGCTGAATCCATGCACCATACTTAGGTATATGCTTCTGTATATAACGAGAGAACCACCACATTTCACTAAGAGCTTCTGACTCATTCTTGGCTCTACCAATCATATAGAGGCCATATGGTAGATTTACGCTTTGACATTCTTTCACTTGACGATCTAACAGCGGATTTGCAAATGCTTTTGTCATCATATGTGATTGATCGTACAAGTATCCTGCTTCTATCATTACACCAGATACTCGAGAAGCAACAAGTGACTCACCTACAAATTTCTGAGTCTTTCTGTCCACAGTAGCGATATAAGCTTTGATACTTTCTGCATCAATCATATCTGGTGAGATAGAAGATAACATAGCAGTATCGTTAGACAGAAACTCGCTAGAGCTCATTACAGCACTCTGTGTTCCGTTACCTGTGTAATCCTTGTAACAATAGTTTGTGTCTACATTGCCGTCAATACCTGGTATGCTGCCTGTAGATGTATATTGCCACATAGTATATTCACCAGAATAAGATGGCTTAGATACACCATAGTGAGCAACCCATACATCATATTTTGACAGTAAATGTTTGTCGAAATATGTACTCAGAGGACTGGCTGACGAATATACACCTAATTTCTTGATACCAGCCTGCTTCAATGTATTGAAGAACGCTTCGCATATCTGTGTTATGAAAACTGAACCTTTTGCATAGATACTTTGTTCTTCTATGTCATAGAACACAGGGTAAGCGAGCTTCTTACCTTTGATTGCTGCGATACAAGCTTGTGCTTCTACATATGCATCTGAAACAGAATTTGCGTAAGAATACCAATAAACACCAATAGGTACGTTGTACTTACTGGTGCCTGATACATTGTTCTGGAATTGTGCATCAATTGTCTTACCATATCCGCCACGAAGTATAGCAAAATCTATAGCCTTACTAGTTCGAGACCAGTCTATGTTACCTTGCCAGACACTGACATCTATACCTTTTAACGCCATGTACCCACCTACTTCTGATATACACACTGCTTGAGCAAGGGCAGCGGATCTATCTTATAGTATGTTTCAGTACCAAATCGTACTGCAAAATTTGATTGACGAGAGCGCACCCAATACTCTACAAGCGCCTCTCGATCTACATCACCGATATATACACCTTGTGATACAGCTTGGTTAAGCTTCAATTCAGTTGTAATCAGATTTCCATAAGACATTACATGATTTGCATCATACTGAATAGTTACAGTAATATGTTTTTCTCGGTTGATACCAATGACTGTACCTTGCAGAGCTGTATACAACTGCTTAGCTTGTATGCTTACACCTGTGTGAAACCCTTTACATGCATCATACCACGCAGACTTCACAGAATCAACATAGGGTTTGGACACAACGGTTGTAGCGGATTTAGTTAATAATGAATGTTCAATTGTTGTATACACCATGATTACTCACCTCAGCCGATATTCTCGTAGTTCGGATATAGATCAGGAAGCTGTACCTTGTAAGGTGTGATAATATTTGGTGTCTTTGTGTAAGAATTGTTTCTGTATTGTGAACTACCCGAAACATATATGTTTTGAGCTGCTGCTGTCTGATTTGCTGTACTAATTGACAATCGCTGAATACGAAGTGTAGTCAGAAATGTTGATGAAATCTCATGCGTTACAGCCATGATGTTATATACACCGGTAATTGGCGATAAAGTATTACCAGACATAACTACTAACGACACAGGTTGTGCAAGTTCATAGTCTCTTGTAGCTCCTGCAATCACTACTGTGAACTCCTCAGCAAATTGTGACGCAAGAGCATTGATATCATTAATGATGTTAGCTGTTTGAAATACATCAGGTAAATCTGCTGCCCAGCTGTTAACAACTTGTGTAGCCTCAGCAATTGTGTTACCACTTGCGTCTACAGCGAAGCCCAACTGAGTGAAGTTCATATCTGTTAGATTATATGCGATACCGTCGTATTTACCCGAGAGCGACATGATATTCGATGTGCTAGTACCGAACTGTAATACATCAGGGGCATGAGTTGTAAGGCGACTCGCATTAGATTTATAATGAATGATTCCAGGTCGAGTCATTGTAGGTTCGTCAACCCAGAAGGAAAATGGCAAGCACTGAGGACTAGTATCTACCTCGGCAACCCTGAGGTACTTCTTTATTTCTGCAGGTGCAAGATTATTCACGAGTGTACTGATCTTTTTGATGCCTCGTTTCAACCCACCAGCTACTCTAGTAGCATTATAAGATTTTGAGAGACGAAGCAAACCAGGAAAATTATCATATTCATCTCGTGCAGACACTTCACCTCTAACATAGCTATTGAAGCTAGTAGTCAACGGTGCATGGTTCACCAATGTAGGCACGTCATTGTGATCTATATCCAGCATATAGTATGTAGTTGCTTTAGCAGCTTTTGCTACAGCTTCTACTACTGCAGAAGGTTGAACAATACCGCATATAGCAGGAATACGAAGTACTGGCATATGTGACTGCTGAGATCTAGATGCTAGACCAGTCAGTGTATACTGTATGTAGTTACCAGAAGTATTCACTGTATACTTATATAGATAACCTTGATAGGATAAGTATTCGTCTACATTACCTCTAGTGTCAAGCCAGCCAAACAAGAAAGATACTGGAATACCTTTGTTTGTCGGCTGTTTTGCAGCATTCTGAGCTGCGCTGTATAGAAGTGCTTCAAATGCAGCTATGTTTACACTTTTCTGCGCATCACCAGTAACAGTACAATTGAGGGACCAAGATGTCTCTGTAAGTATCTGTGCACCAGTAAGTGTAAGCTTTGTAAAAGGGCTTGGTATTTTCAAACCAAAATCACACAAGCTTATACCTGCAAGCATGAAGTTGCAAAAAGGCTGTTTAAGCATCCGTCATCACTCCTCGCCAAGATTTAGGGAGAATGGCGAAATTGGTGCAAGAATTTCACCGTTGTTAAATAAATCATTGAAGTTTTTCACGATTCTAATCTTCTGACCCTGCTGTACTGTGAATCCGTCCTCAATATCATTGAAATAGCTGATCAGCCAGCTGTATTGAGCAGATCCGTAAAATTTATAAGCGATGAGGTCAAGTCGATTTTCTTCCGTCAAAGGTACTTCATACATGATGAATTTAACACGAGAAGCAATTGCATTTGCTGTTTCGTGCACAACAAATCTGTCTGTAGCTTCAGGGTAGTGAATTACTTGTCGAAGACCTTTGTAACGAGATATATGCTTATAGTCGCAGCACACAGTGTATTGAATACCTTCATGCGGCAGCTCTTTATATGGATCTAAGGTGTTGTAATAGATTGGTTTTATGTATCCCATCCAATAAGACCACCTTTCATTACAGAATCATAGTTAAGTGCTACTTGTGACACTTCTGTGATTGATATTTCAAGATCGCAACAGAGATACCAATCATCAAGACCAATAGGCCCATGCCAATGAGGTTTAACAGAAGTCATGATGCCTTGAATGTATTTCTTGCCTCCAATGTATAATGCAACAGTAGGAGGAATGACAGCAGCCCCGCTATATCGTGGATAGCAATTAGCTTGGCAGAATCGTACAAGCTGTTGACACTTGCTGTCTCTGTGATCTCCTGTCCACATATCTCGATGCATCTTGAATGTAAAGTTATTGGTTCTGGGGCCTGAGCTCTTGTAAGTCTGCCAAGGCTCATATTGATATATAGTATCTGGCATTTGCTCATAGTTAGCAACTGTCTCATCATCAATCTCTTCAGGATACACAGGAAAATCAATTGTAGAATCTATGATAGATGAGTATAAGGACACCTTACCCCAAGGTAAATGGAATACCTCAGCAGAGTTGAGCGTATACTCAGGGTGACCTAATACTGCAAAAGAATGTGTATTGTATTGATTGAAGATAACAGGGTCTACCATGCCTTCAATCCTCATCATATCAATCGCTTTGCTGTAAATATTCTGAGGTACCTGTGTACCGTTACCAATTGTATATGCAGAATCTGGGACGTTTGCTGTATCGGGAACTTTGACGTAACCTGGAAGCGTGCCTATTTTCTGGAGCAATTTCCAGCCGTTATCTCCCATCAATGCAGCAGTTTCAAATACATCAGAATCAGCTGTAAGCGTATTCAGCAGGTTGACCTTAGCAACTCGCTTAACTTCCGCAGCAGATTCATACACTGTTTGCGCAAGCTCTGTATACGCTTGTCCAATATCAGACCTACGTGTAAGCGAGTTCAATTGAAGAAGCGAAGGCAGATTCTTGTTACCTACAAGTGAAATCAAACTTTGAAGTGTTGTGTTTGAATCTATCTGTAAGAATTTCATCAGTTCACCCTCTTTCAAACAGATGTAATAGGTGCAACTGCACTAATTCTGATACTCTTGATTACATGAGGCTCACCATACATTGTTGGAGGTCTGCGAACTTCTGTAACTTCGTTTACATCAGTCACGTAGCCTCGTGTTTTCTTGAGCCATTTCATACTTTCGTTGTATACTGCCTGAGCGCACTTAGGTGTATACTCGTCATCTATGTTGTCAACACCAAGCGGATATATCAAATCATGTATGTCTCGAACATCACTTTTAGGACCAATTACCTCACCTAAGAGATATGAATACACCCAAGCTGGGATTTCATATTTCTCCTCGTTGAGATATCTGTCTATGTGATAGATGATCGCTCCTTTGAGCGTAAGATATGGTTGAATAGTAAGTTGTGTATCTCCTTCGGGTATTACTTGCACTTCTGGATATGCATAGTAGAAGTATCCACCTGTAATCAGCCAAGGCTTCTTCCTGAATAACTTTTCAGCTTCAGCTTCGTATCCTGGTTGAACTGTAGGGAATATTGCAGGATAAAACATTTCAGGAAGAAAACCTTCAAAAAGCTCTTTATCAGAAATAAGATGATATGGTAGATCTGGCAAGAAGCCGAGATTTGACATTCTCATCTTAGCTATATCATGAATCAGCATCTACCGTCACCACCTTATGATACTACTCCGCCGGAAAACAGATGATAGGAGTTAGGCTCCCAACCATCAATGTATTTCACACCGTCATGTTCGGTTACAGCTGTTACGCAAGCTACTGTATCAGCATCAACATAGATTGCAATAGAACCTGGTATGGTTGTATTGTCTTCTGTGTTTGCTTGCGACATAAGTGTAAACTTAGTGTCATTTAGAATGAAATTGTTAGTACCTGTTACATTGTAAGCAGCTACAAACTCACCAGTTACTTTAAGTTGCTTCTTTAAACAGCTTGGAGGGTATTTGAGATTATCTGCCTGAGGTAACGTAAATTCTGTTGAAATGATATACTTACCAGTATTGAGGTTCGATGTCATAAGGTTTGCAATCATAATGCTGCAACCATCAATCATACCTGATGTATCAAATGTAATAGAATCTACTTTCACTTGGAAGTGATTATCATTCGGTAGTCCGTCTGCATCCCAGATGTCAATCGCTGTAGCAGCAGAGAACATACTAGGTATCTGACGTACAGTCATGTCATTTACTTCAATATCAGGATCAGTATCCTTATACTTCTGATACCACAAGCTGAGACCTATGATAGAAGCAAGTCGCTCAAGCTCTGCAGCGTCATAATACAGACAGCATTGACCGATGCCAAATTTTGGTGGTACAGCAGAGCTGTCTGCGATCGTGGTCATACCTGTTGTATCTAGACGAATCTTTTCACAATTTGTAATTGCTACCGTAACATTCTTGCCTGTACCTGTGAAGTGGAAGTAAACTGCTGTGTTGAAACGAGAGTCAATACCAGAAATCTTCAATGTAGTAGCTGTTTCAGCATCGGGAAGCGCAATGTTAACATTGATCACATAAGGTAGCTGGCTATTCTTGAACTGATTTGAATTAGGGAATGCAATACGATCATTAATATAATTGTCGAGATAATCCTGAATCTCTGTGATATCAAGACTTGAAGGCATTGTGAAGTCTTCACCAAGCTGATAAGCAAGTACGCCGGAACGAAGTAGAGCGTAGTCTGTTAATCTCAAGTGTCCTGTATCGTCAAGATAGATATATCCCTGATCTGTGTTTACTGTTGGGTCTGTATTGATGAACCCGCCTACCATTTCTGTTGTAGCAAGCGGAATTGTTCCTGTGAGGAATAGTGGTTCAGAATAAGCAAGCCCAGAAGACGACTGAACTTTGTAGATGATGTGATAGCCAGTTACGGTACTAGGCTGTGATTCTGAAATGATCTTTGCTCTGTATACATAATAATCTACGTCAGGAACACCACGCTCTGTGAAATTGCTGACACCGTCTGCAGCAAATACGCTGTTGTATACAGCTGGATCATTGTATGTGTCAGGTGTAATGCTTGCTTGAGCTTCAGATGTAAGGTTAAGTTCCTCTACAAGATTCAGCATCACGCCAGCGCCTGTTGGTACATAAGGGTTCGCATCATTCTGAGTGATAGAAGCAAACTTGATAGATGTAACTTGCCCTGGAGCTAATACATAAATTGTAGAAGGACTTGTTATCATCTCTGAAGTAGAAGCGGATACTACAGTGTTGTCTCTACCGACTAAAACATAATCGCCTGCTGTCCAATCTCTGCTGATCTGCGGTAGCTCCTTCTTATCATTGAGTTCGTCTATGTAGTAGATCTGCTTACCGCTTGCAAGTTGGTAAATGTTTCTGAGTCTGCGATCAATGTCTTTAACAGCAGCTGTATAAGTTGGAGTTACAGCACCAGGTGTACCCTGGTAGTAATCTGCACTCGGAAGGGCGTATGCTCTAGGTGCATATAATTCTGGTTGACCGCTCTGATTTGTGATATTGTAATCTACTTGCTTATGAGGGAGCATCAATACTGTATCTGTACCATTCAGTATGCCGAATGTAGCCTCTTCAAGTGTACCACTAAGCGTTGACTTGGTAGGCACAAACTCACCAAGCTTAGCTTGATATTCAGCAAGCTGAGCAGCATTGATAAGCGTTGGATTTGTATCCCATACCATAAGGGAATCTGTTGAGTCACACCATGTGTCAGGCTGAGCTTCTTGACCAGAAGTACCTTTACCTGCAAGAGTATAGATCTTCTTAGCTTGTAAGCCTTTCTTAGATACAAAGGTTTCAGATACTACAGACTCAATATTCTTGATACGTGAAGCAGGATATGCTTGGCATTTTTCCGGATAGCAGTTCTGTATGTTAGTTACTACACCATTGATATAGTTGAAGGTAGCAAGGCGTAGATGTGCAGTAACTAGCGCTTCTTGATCTTCTCCAGGTACATCTTCAGGAGTTTTCAGCTCATCTGCAGGCAAGATAACTACTTGTACACCCTCAAAGATGTGCTGATCATTCTCTATGAGAATAGAACCAGCTGTAGTCATCTCTGTAGAAAACATTATCCTTAGACCTACTGCAAGTTTCTCTGGAAGCGATTGATCATATTCATCTTGAAGTCGCTGATTGATAGCAGCCATATCAAGAATGACTGGAGCTAAGGACTGAATGAAATAGCCATTGACCATAGCCCAACCGCTGTTAATGCCTAGCTCAGAGTTACCGAGCGGTGTTGCATCATCAGGAAAGAACGACGGTACTGTAGGTCCCCATACATAGAAATCTGACTCGCTGTGAGCATAAGAAAGACCTGATAGGTATTGAATACTTTCATCAGAAGCAACAAATGAGTCACTTCTGAGATTGTATTCTGTGTTAAGCTGCCCACCTGCATGAGAATTCGATGCAGGGAAGACATTTATTGTGTCGACAGAAAATACTTTAAAATTCACGATTTACTCCTCCATTCTGAGGTACTGTTTATATAGAAGGTCCTATATAGTAATCCCGAGAGCCATACCAGCAATGGAATCAGGTAGAGCTGTACCAGCATCAGAACCAAGAGTACCTTGCTGAGCGATAACGTTGAGCACTTTAAGGACTTGAGCAAGTAATACATTTGTCTGTACTGCAGGGTCTCTAAGATCAACATTGTTCTGTGTAAGTGCATCAGCAAGCGCATAGATTGCTGTATCAGAACTTTCTTTTTCTTGAGCTTGAATTTCAGCCACCTTAGTGTAGCTCATACCAGCTTGATCATAATAAGTGTGATGTATGTAGTAGTCTGTCCAGTCTTTGTAGAAGCTTCCGAGTTTGTTAATCATTTTGTCAAGCTTCGATTCAAGCATTTCTTTCATAGTTGTAAGCACGTCAGTGCGTGTATCCATCTTCTCAAGTGAATCACGCCAGAAGTTCTCTTCTTGAGTCTTTCTGTCAGCCTCTTTAGCCGCAGCTACTTGAGTCATTGCTGAATCAAATTGGCTCATTGCTTGTGCTTCTGTCATGCCGACAGTTTCAAGTGTTTTCGCAAGGTCAGATATACCATACAGCGAACGAGCTTTCTTAGCCCAACCCTCATAAGTTGCGTCGGCACCTTTGTCTGATATGTAATCAGACATGTACTTGAACGCATCATTGATCTTCTTCTCTGCTGATTTTGCAGCTTCCATTGCTGCTTGATCAGATGCGGACTGCATAGTTTCTTGAGTTAAGCTTGTAGCTACTACACCATCATAATTCTTAGAGAAAGCAGCTTGTGCAGTATTCTTACTGATGTTGCCCCAATTGTATAGCGAAGTAGGTCTAGCAAATTGCGAAGCTTCAGCATCAAATGTTTTGCCATACTTATTAATATCAGCTGAAGTAGACAGCCAACCCCAGACAGAAGCACTGTTACCGCCAAGCATATAGTTAGCTCTAGCCGATCCAGCTTTTCTAGCAGTAGATACACCTGTGTAAGCTGAGCTACTACCGAGCATTGTGAGCAGATCTTCTACAACAGTAAGCTGCTTACCTCTTGTAGTTAAGTTGTAATAAGACTGAGCATTACTTGAACCAACTCTAGTTGCTTCAAGCAGCTTACCTACATCAGTCTTAAGAGCTTTGGTTTCAACTACAGATGCAATAGCATTGAATGCCTTATTAGCAAGACGTAGTGGATTGATGATTGTAAGGATTCTATCAGCAGTTTCTTGCAGACCCTCGAGGAAGTTGAGAGCTTTACCTTGTAGCTCAACACCATATGTGGCTTCTTGTATCTGCAATGCAATTTGCTCGTCCCACATATGCTGCTGAATCAGTCTGCCTTCTGCGCTATCAATTACATATGAAAGGCCGTTCTCTAAGATATACTGATTTATCTCTTGAGACTTCAGCTGTTCCTTATTGGTTGTTGTTTGGCCGGATATCAGCAAGCTCAGATTCTCATTGATTGCATCATTACCTGTATCCATGTTGCGAATCGCAGCTGCAAGCTGATTGAAGTCAACTCTTGCGAATGCGTCCATAGATACGCCAAATACAGTAGACAGCCCTTCAGCCACTTCCATGTATGCGTCTTCTGACATCTTCTGTCGAGCACCAAGTGTGTCAAACAGATTAGCGAATACGGATTGTGGATCTTGAGCTAATTGCTTCAAGAACTCTGTATTAGAAGCATTGATACCTGCGAGAGATCTAAGGGCAACTATTTCGGTGCTGTTACCACCAGTAGCTGCTTTATAGATTGCATCCGTCATTGCAGAAGCAAGATCTGGTGCAATTGCGCCTGTGATAGCAGACACAGCAGTCATTACACCTGAGATGCTGGATACGTCGCTTACTCTACCAGCTTGAGCAATGTGAACAGATTGAGCAAAAATATCTGACGCATTCTGGAGGCCTGTTGTTACGCCATGTGATAAATCACGAGAAGCATATAGGAGTTCACTTGCGTACGAAGTGAGCTCTTTAGTAGCATACTCAATTGCAGCTTCTTGAGTCATGCCTTGACGCTGTATAGCATTCGCTACAAGCTCACCATATGTAGATGCATAACCGAAGAAGTCTTGAGTCGGTACAGCAGCATTAAGTTTTGTAGCCTGGTATGCAAACTCTTCTGCGATAGCACCTGTAAGGCCTGACTTCAAAACATTTGCAAGATTATTGGTAACATCAGATACAGCAATTTCGCGCTCCAGACCTTCGCTACGAATCCTATCTGCGAATGCACCCATCAAGCCTAGATACTGCTCTTTGTTATAACCTTGTGTTTGACCTATGGTTCTGAGATTCTGATCCCAAGTATCATACAGAGCTTGAGCAGCTTCTTCAAGTATCTTGAATGGAGCTTCAACCATTGTATGAACATCTGCTTCAAGACGCTTCTGACCTTCTTCAATTGCTTTCTTGCGACTCTCGCTTTCACGTTTAGCTGCACGTGCAAACTCCTTGAAAGCTTCTTTAGCACCATCTATTGCTGGTGTAAGCGCCCACATAGCTGCTTTAACAGCAAGTTCAGCAACTTTCAGTGCAACAAGCACAGCCAGGATCTCAGGAGCCATTTCAAGAATTGGTTCAGCTGCACTTTTCAGCCCCGCAAGCATTGCGCTTGCGCCGTCAGCATTTGCTCCAAGCTCTCCAGCAGCTTCGCCAATATCACCTGCATCCATACCTTTAGATAGCAGCTCTTGAGCAGCATCTGTAATGCCTGAACCATTCTTACCTTTTTGAATAACTACAGATTCTGCATAGACTGTAAGCGACTCTACACTCATGTTAGCAGGAGACTTCTTACCGCCGAAGATGCTATCAACAATATTCTTACCTGTATTGCTGCTTTCTGCACTAGAGCGTGAAGTTGTTAAAGCATTGCGCACAGGTGTGGGTCTAACAGCGTTAGGGTGATCTCTATAGTATTGCTCTCTACCAGCTTCATATCGTGCTTTGACAGAATCTAGACCACGCTGTAGCGCACCACCAACATTCTGCTTGAGTGCTTGGCCTAATGATGTCCCTTTCAGCAGATCAGCAGCTTGCTTACCTAAGGTCTTTCCAAGGGTCTGCGGTAAGTCACTAAGAGATACACCTAAGTCATCAGCAAGTGTTTGAAAAATGCCTTTTACTTGCTTCTTGAAATCTGAGCCGATGAAAGCATCCATGAGCTCTTTTCTGAAAGCTTCTTCAAAAGTACCAACAGAGCTTCTAGGACTGGACATACTCCTGAATGTATTCGCTTGACGATAGTCGTTCATACGAGTTGATGCATTATCTCGAGATATATTCTGACCGTTGCGAACAAGCTGCTTCAGTGTAGCGTCCATTGATTTCAGCAATGCAATTTGCTCAGCTGCATTAGCTTGTGCGTTGCTATCGTCGCCTGGAAGCGTATTGATTATATCACCTAATGGCATATGTATTCACCACCATTCAAAAACGGGACAGGACGTGTGTCCCATCCCGCTGTTTGTTAATCTGTTATTGTATGTTTTACTCTATCGGCTTCTTCAGCTCGTTTACCATCATTGAATCTATCAAGTGTACCTACAAGGTAACCTGTGATTCGTCTTATTCGCCAGAAGTTATCTGGTTCAAAGACTGTTTTCAAGTCAACGAAATCGTCGTCACCGATAGTAATATTTAACTCAGTTATTTTTCTATCTGGGTACTTCTGCATAGCATAATCTACATATGCTTGCTGTTCCTCAGGTGAAATCTCAATATTGCAATTAACTTGCATGGAAAGATCACTTCCTGTTCTTCACTAATCTCTGTTCCCTTTCTTTGAGCTCCTTCATGAAATTATCAACATATTTCTTTCTTACTGAAATAGGCTGCTGCATCATCCAATCCGGTGTTACTGCACCTTCCGAAGCTCTTGAAACAAACATAATCTCATCTATGATGTTATCATGCATTTTTTGACGCACCTGTAAGTACGTCTTTTTCTCCCCTTGAATTTCTATCGTCTCGCCATCTCCGTAGATCGTCCAGGGTTGGACGAAAAAATCTATCGTCATCAAGCGCAAGGAAAGAAGCTTTAAGCTGTTTACACTTAGGGCAAGTAGCATGACCAGCAGCTCTCAGACCGTAGTCCATCTTGCTGTAAGCTGTATCTTTGAGTATCTTGAAATCTGCACTAGAGAAATTATTCTCTATGTACATCTTCTTCTCAAGGACATTCATATTTGAATTGTTATTCAGCTTAGATATCATATAGCATACACGAGCAAACTCTGTGTTCTGCTTACCTTTCTTGTCTTTGAATAATGGGTCTTTATTTGCATTGATTGATTCGCGCATTGTGAGTAGCCGCATTTCTACATCGCTTTTGACGTCGAAAAACTCCTCTTTAGGAATTACAACAGTAGCAGTCGCACCCTCTGGAGGTGGTACACAATCAATAGCATCAAGACGAACTTGATATTCTCCGTAAGACGGGCCGCATTCAGAACAATACAATGAATTAGTTGTGAAGTATGGACCATAATTCAAGATACGAAGTGCGCGAAGCACCCAGTGGTAATCTATTGTGTAAAGATTGTAGAAATCAATGCCTTTCTCTTGAACAGCTTGAGGTAAGATTTCTTCTAACATGATCTTGTCGAAGTCCTCACTGCCGACATAATCAAGCTCAGAGCTTGTAGGTAAGCTTGTGAGTGTAAGCACATCAGGTATCTTACCTTCGTACATACCTTTACACAGAAGATCAACAGATTCTGTTAACATTCAATTTTCCTCCTTTGACGGTTTCAAAGTTATTGTAACTATATTCAAGGTTACTTTGTAATAGCGTGCCAAAGTGCATCTCTGTGTGAAGCAATCATATCGTCAAACGCCTGACGTGCTTTTCTCTCGGCTCTACGCTCAGCACGATACTTGTCTGACTTCTCTTGTGAGGACTGATTGTAAAGCTTCCAGCCCTCTTTTCCACACCAAGCAAACATACAAAGGCTTGCAGTTATGCAGATTGCTACTAACACCCAATACAACATGATAAATATCTCCTTTCAACAATGAAAAATGATTTATGTTCTACACACATAAATAACGATCACAGTACCTCGTCTAGAAAAGCATATGTATCTGCAGACGGTAGTGTTTGATTCAGATGTAGCTGCTGCGCTGCATATGCAAAATATGATTTGCAAATACGGTTCACCTTAACTGCAAATTCTTTAACAGTGTAAGGCGAAATAACACGATAGTCTTTACATAGACGAAGCATCATATTCTGCATCCATCTAGGATCATGCATTTCATCTGCCCATTTATTGTAAGTCCAATCAAATATCTGTTTCTCAGTTGGATACTTATTGCTGCCTTTGAATTTAGGGAGCTTGAAAAATTGTGTAGCGATCTCTTTACGCCAATGATTCCGAGATTCATGATCAGGCATAAGAACTAATTTCATGATATGCTCTAACGTCACGTCAGCACGATGGTAAAAATCTTGTTCGACTTTCTGCTTTGTCTCTGACATTGCACGAATGTAAAGTTTCATATTAGAAACCTCCTTTATTTGAAATATTATACTCGTAGTATATAACGATACCGATACACATTGAAATATTTCATCTCGTTTAATCTCGCATTAGCTCACATAAGTTGCAAGCTCTGTGTGAACTCTCCCCCGCCTAAAGAGGCAGGGGCTTCGTAAGAAGATTGGTATTTAAGTTTCCACCTGAAATCAGGCAACCCTTATTCTTACAGGCGTATCCACTTCGCCACTACCGTATAGGACTGTTAAGTCCACAACGCTACTTTTTCTTAAAATATTCAATGCACCATTGACATCCGCGTTAAGCAATATTCCGTCAGCAGTTTTGTACAATCCTCTTCGTATGCGTGTTCCGCTGAATTTATAGGACTGCGGATTGTCTGCATTATAGACAGGAATATTATCCCTGTCCCAGAAAGATGCTTGTGAAGTATAGCTTTCTTCCTGCTTGACAAAAACAATTCCGTTCAGTTCACAAAGATATTCCAGTTTGGAACGCAGTTTACCATACGGAATATTGACAAAATTCTGATTGTTACGCTTGTTCATGCCAGAATTTCGCTGAAATGTTTCATTATATCCGACTACAAGCGTTCCAATATCATGAGCAATACAGTAATCGATGATTTTTCTTGCAGTTTTACTCATATAGTCATTGACTTGTCTGTTTCTTTTGTCAGCTAAGATTTTCTGACGGTTTGTTGTTCTTCTTTTATCACCCTGCCTGTCTTTGATACCTTGCAGCCGTGCATTTTCTTTGTTAAACCATTGATTGACAGATTTCAGCTTTCTGCCGTCAATGATGAAGCTTCTGCCCTCACTTGATACAGCAGTCACAAGATTATTCACACCTAAATCCAGAGCAAGTGCATTGTTTTTGTTAAGATTTCTTTGAATACATTCAGCTTCATAAGTATACTGAATTTCAAAGAACCTTGCTCCTGATTTCGGAATGATTCTGATTTCTTTGATATGCTTGTCAGCAAGTATCGGCGGTATTTTGATTTCAACAGGCTTGTGCGTTTTCTTGAATGTATTGGAATATGGAAGAATCAGCTTATTTCCATTCAGCCTGACAAATCCTATCACAAGCGTAACAAATCCGTCTTTTGGGAGATAATGCGGTAATTTGCAGTCTCTGAAAGAATACTTGCCTTTCTTTGCAGGTTTCAGAAGTCCGAAAAAGCTTTTGAATGAACCGTCTACTTCTTTCAAAATCTGCTGTGCCATATTGGAGTTGAGTATTTTGTAATTAGGACTGTCTTTCAGCAATGCGTAATTCTTTTCGTATTTCAGATATTCTCCCTCTGTGAAGTAATACTGACGGACATTATAGATTGCTTCATTGGCAAGATTTTTTGCTGTATGACACAATTCTCTCAAAATGCTGTATTCTCCCTTTGACAGATGCTTTACTTTTTGCTTTACTGTTAGATACATGGTTTTTCCCCTTCCTTTTAGATTTAGGACATTCCCTATGTATCTATTATAGCATATATTTTACTGATTGTCAATAGTTTCAGTAAAAAAAACAATCGGCATTCATCCCCCACTTTCGCTTCGCTTAGAAGTGGGGGAGGGGGAAGGTATTCTGCCCAAGCTCTGTATAAACAGATACTATTTCAAGTTGTAATCGTTTGAAGCAATCATCATCTGTAATCTGTTCTATGAGTGCTACGCACCTCTGAGGTGTAGTTCTGTTATTCTTAGTGCGTACTAGCACCACTGAATCTCCGAGTTTGAAATCCTGCTTAGGTACACGTATACTGTTTGTACCTCCATATATCAGATTATCAAATTGTCCTGCATCAAGGTTTATCATGTGCGAGCGAAACTTCTCGCCTTTGATTGTTACTTGTTTGAGTTGCTCGAGCCACATTGGGTCTATACTTGCGTTCATTATAATCTCCCCTTACTTTCTGAATGTAAGAAGTTGCAGATACAATCAAAGCAACTTTTGAATTCATGACAGTAGAGAGGTGAGTTCACATTGAGCGCGTCCATGATGCATACTCTATGTGAGCTATATTCTTCCTCTTGTCGTTCCATGAGGTTTGTATTCATGCTCTCTAGCAAATCGGCTAAGTTTTTCTTCATGAGCACATCATAGTTTGTACCTTTGATCATATCTGGATCAACTCCCTTACATTGTGTATAGCTGTGTGAAACACAAAAGCGCAGCCTGAAAGCTGCGCTTTATAGTTTTCAAATTTAATAACGATTATGTGGTCAACCTCTGTAGTCCTCTGGCTTGATGTACTGCATTCTGGAAACCACCAGCGGGAATGAAATTTTTACAACTTCGCCGCCCTGCTGATTTCCACCTGTCTCACGGACTGCGCCAGGCCATACACAAGGTAGATATATGATGCTACGCGGGTTACCTTGACCGTCATATCTGATAAAATATGCGTTCTTCATATATTGGCTTGGTAAGCCCATCTTCTGTGACTCGAACTCGAATACTTTCTCTCTCCATGCATGAATAGCATCAGCTACATTAGGTGAGCAGAAGTAATTCAGTGTCCAGTCTACATCTGCGAAAGTAACCTTTGAAGGGAACTTCTGTACACCGTTACCATAGTGAACAGATATGATGTCTTGTTCTTCCTGGACATCTCCGATTTCATCTGTGTAGAGTGTTAAGATGTTTGATTCGGAAGGCTGGCTGCCGTCTAGGTTGAACAAGCGAACCTCAAAGTTATTTGTTGTTATAGGAACCATGTTGTCCTGAGCCAGCATATGATTTGTACCCATTGAAAGTGGTGTGAACATATTGTTATCACTCCTTATTGATCTGTATTTGTAAGTGTGTTTATCACGTTGTGAGAACACACAAAGATGTGTTTCACGTCTATGTATGTATAATAGGTTTGCCCTCAGTGTTAGACTTCAACGCTGAGGGCATGTATGTGTGTGATTACAGCACTTGTAACGTCTGCGGATGACCTGTGATGATTTGACCTTTGAAGTATACTCTAGCTCGTTCGTCTCGAAGCTCGCCTTTGTCACTTAAATAAATATTGAATATTGTTTAACTCATCAAGAGTTATAGTACATGAGGGCATGACCATTTGAAATGATACAGTTACATCAGCGTCAGTAGAAGATGTACGCAGGACTACATGATTGACTTTTTCTTCAATGTGGTAGTCATATAGACGAGTAGGAATTCCCCACCCAGTAGCGTATAGCTCTTCACTAGAGTCGATGTAATCTAAGACCTCGTCTATGGACTTAAACAGCTCTCTGGTGTCAGGTAACCGAATATCTGCGCCGTCGTATTCTGCACGAGATATGATTTCAACTCGTGCACGCTTAATAATGAAGCCTTTTAACACTTATATCGCTCCTCCCTTCAATTGATACCCTTACACCAAGACTTCAGGATGTATACATGTCTTCAACTACACCAGTCTCAAGGGCAGATTTTAATGTAGTTATAATGTTGTCTGAGCCTATACCCCAGGAAGCAATTTCCCAGTCCGGGCAGTCATCTGCCCATACATCTTCAGGATTATCAAGCCATTTATCAAGATACTTGACAGCATCGTCCCAGAGGTCTGGTTGCTCTACGTCAATACGACTCATGAGCTCAGAAATTGTGACGTTGTTAGGGTCTGTAATTGACCCATAAGCAGCATTGATTGTTGTCGAAGACTTCACAGCTGCGAAGTCTTTCGTTGCACTTTTGTCAATATACTTGAATGCTATGATTGTCGTATCGCGCTCAGGTGTATATGTAGCTTTGACCTCAATTACTGTATCATCTGATGAGATTTCATCTCTGAGAGCTTGTTCAATTTTCTTAGGAGCTGCCCAGTTGCCTTGCATCTTCAGTATATCATGTGAGTATACATCAGTTGAAGCAGTTATAGCCCCAAATGTCTTCTTGTCTTTAGCTGAAAGTTTCATAGCTCTTGACCTCCATCTAGATCTAATCGATTTCCAGAGCCTTGAGCTCTTTAATCTTCTTCATGATCACTTCAAGGCGACGTGACACCTTATCATGTGAAGACTCTGAATAGTTGTACTCATATACTTTATTCAGCTTTGACAATGCTTCGTCTAGAAGCTGCTGATCAAACTCTCTGAGCGCTTTGTTTTTCTTCTGCTTCGGATCTGCAGAAGCTTTAATGTATAGTTTCATCTGTTTTCACCACCTTGGGGCATATTTCTCTGCATTCGGAGCAAATAGCTCATCAGCTGAATCACGTGTCCAAATGCGCAAGTAATAGTAATTTAAACCTGTACCCTCAAGGTACTCTGCGTCATTGCTTTCAATAGTGTAGTAAACATCTGCCTCTTTAAGCATTCTGTTGAACACTGCCCAATAACGATCGTTGTCAAGCTTGCTGTTTATTTCAAGTTCGCAGTCGGTTTCACCTTGCTGAGCAAGATATATTGCCATTTCTGCATCTTTCTTAGCTATGGCTGCAGCGCCTGATGCGCCGCGGCTTGCAGCAGTTATAGGTTTACGCTTTATATTCATATAAGCTCACCTCTCAGTCAAGGTTCATTCCAGAATAAAGTTTCTGCATACAGCTTTGCAAGAGCTTTTACAGCTTTGTCAAACTTAGCCATTGTACCTGATGGGAGAGCCTCTTCATTACACCAATCGCTGTTGTATCCGCCAACCTTCTGCTGCACTACATTAGCTGTTAGGTCTGTGTTTTCAAGATTTTCAAGTGCATCATGAAGCACGCCTTCTACATACTCTTGAACTCTAGCTTCAACATTGCTTGCGGAAGCAGCTGTTACAGAAGAGCAGCCGTCAATTGATCCGTATGCAGATCTGAGCTTTTTGAAAGCTTCAGCCAGCTGCTCTGATGTGAAGTGCTTGTAGAAGCCTTCACCAGTACCGTAGTCGTTGTCATCAAGCTCATCGAAATCTAGACCGGATACTTCCTCAAGCACCTCTTCTACATACTCATACTTTGAGTCATCGTCGTAGTACTTGTCGATCAGATCTATAAGTTTTGCCCTCTGTGCTTTAGTCCATACACGAGGATCATCAAGTGAATCAGATTTAATGTATTTTTTCATTGTGTTTTCACCACTTTCTAAAATATGTGTAAGTGCTTCCTCAACTTCTGAAAGCGTGACGTAGCCGTCTTCTGAAAGTGCAGCAGCAAGCCAAGTGAAATACTCATGTAGGTACTCAATTACTTGCTTTTGCAACGCTTCAGCATCTCCAGGTTTCGGGAGCTGTTTTTCTTTATCAGAAATTGCCTTGAGCAACTTTCTGAACTTTTTAGGTTCCTGAAAATCAGGAATATTATCAGTGTACAGCCATTTGTAAAGCTGAGCTTCTGTAGGATATTGCTTACTTTTCTTAGTTACTGGTACATCGTGTATCTGTGCGTAGACTTCTTGCTTCCAGTGATGTCGAGTACTTACACCAGGACCAAGCACAAGCATTATGAAATTGAGTTCTATCTCAGTGATGTGATCTTTGAGGGTGTTTTCAATATCTTTGGAGCTCTTAGCTTGACCTTGTATGTACCATTTCATGTAAGGCTCACCTCTTAATCAAGATCAAGATCACTTGGGAGCTTCTCAAGTGCATCTTTGAGCTTGTCTAAATAGTCTGCGAGTTCGTCATACTCGTCAACGAGTTTCATTGCTTCGTCAAACTGGCTGTAGATTTCGTCTGCTTCGTCATCAGAAGTTCTCTTCTCGTCCATGAACCACTCAAAATCTTCTGGGTTCTTGATGTCGTATTCCTCTGTAGGATATATGATGTCAGCTGAATCAAGGAGAGCTTTGAGCTCGTCCTTCTTCTTCTGTACATCCTTGAGTGTTTTTTCAAGCTTCTTGATATCAGCGCGAAGCTTTGGGCCTGCACTCTTCAGGTTTGACTTATACTTATTCTGCTCATCAGTAGCAGCTTTCACGTACATTTTCATACTAGAGTGATACCTCACTTTCTGTTAGAGATTCGTATGTAAATATGAAAGGTTAGCGCTGAAGGTAGACCCCTCAGCGCACCTGTCCTCGTCTTTGCATGCTCGGGTAGTGAACACCTTGGAGTGGCGTACAGCCAGGAATGTGAAACTCGATAGAGTAGCCTTTGAGGTTGCGAGTATTAGCTGCTTCCGCCTGCTTGACTGCTGCCCACTGCTCTTCGGTGAAGAAAGCTTGGCCGTACTTGAGCTCCACGTTGTCGATTTCAGCAATGCGAAGATTGCTGCTTGGTGTGATCAAGCTCACGTATACTGTAGTTTTCATATGCTGCCTCCTATCTCTCGAAGCGGTACATGTCGATAAGATCCTGCTGCCAAGCGTTACGAAGTGAATTTTCTTCGTTACGCTGGAAGTTGTATTCGTCTTCCTCTGCGATAGATCTGCAGAGTTCGTCCATGTCGATTTCTTCGTCATCGTCGAAGTCATCTGCATTCTCCTGTATGTATTCAAGCGCTCTGCGCTTGACACTGAGCTCGTACTCGAGCATTTCTTCAGCTTCTCTGATATTCATATGTCAGACCTCCTTAGCAGCGTCACGTGCAGCTTTCTCAGCTTTGAGTCGTTCAATCTCTTGCTTCATCTTGAAGCTCTTGAGGAACTGCTCCATGTAGTCAAGGATTTTGACCTTTGTAGGATTGAGTACTGCATTAGTAAGCGTGAGCTCGTCTTCTGTACCGTTGCGATAAACACGAAAGACAGCCCTATCGGTGTTGTACGTTGTAAGTGTAGCCTCGAAATCATTGTCGTCGAGCCACTTGATAGCTTTCAGCAGCGAACTGCCGAACTCCTTGTAGGATTTAGATACATCAATGCGACCGTAGTCGAAAGGGTCTACTTGAATGTCTGTATACTTGAACTGCTCGTCGTTAGGAAGATTCACGTAGTAGAAATGTGCCATCTTAAGACACTCATCAGTGTTGAACCCTGCAAGCATGACCACCTTGACGCACCTATTGTCGTCCCAAAACATTACTCTCCTCATGATTGTTACCTCCTATTAGTCCTCCCAGTACTCTGGGGATATAAGTTCCTGCCCAAATAAGTTGTACCATCTGTCGCATCTTGGACACTGACAAGCTCCCTGATACTGATTGTAGAGTTCTACCTGAGCTCCGCAGGTGCAAGTACCGTGAGCATTTTCTGTGTAGTGACGACGTCTTGTGCGGAACTTGTTGTACTCATCTGTGAACAGCTCTGGGTGAGCGATAGCAAACTGATAATTTGCTTCCTGGTCTTTGTTCTCAAGAATGACTTCGCCTGTTGGTGTTGCCTTGAATGAAAATCCGCTGCCGTTCTCTGTGAACTCGATTGTGTGCTCTACGATCTCGACAGTCTCTCTAGGTACTAAATTCTTTAACATAAGACCTACCTCCTTAGCTGAGCAAGATGTTGATGGCTGCGATAGCTTCGTCAATGTCTGCTTCTTCGACACCGACGTATTCATTAGAGCTATCAAGCTTCTTGTATATGTGGATATTTGCTTTCGGGTCTGCATTCCAACTGGTGCAGACATACTTGAGCTTAGCAGACTGGAATTCTTCAGAAGTGAGTATAGGCATACTCGAAAGATATCCGGTCTCGGGAGAAGAAAATGCAATTGTTCGTTTCATAAGATCTACCAACCTTTCAAAAGTAGAATATGAGGTGAATTTGTTTACAAGTATATTATAGCATCGCATAGGCGAGAAATCAATAGTTTTTCAGAAAATTAATCAATTATTTACGATTCATTAATCGTTCATTAATCTTTGACGGATCCACTACAAAAAGAGAGGTACCGCAGGGGTTGCGATACCTCAGTAATAAGGAGATTGTTCAAATATGAACAGGAAGATGTCAAAAGAATTTAATACGCTTGTACTGCTCACCAGTGATATGTGAGCGAATCTCTGCAATCTCTTCATCAATATAATGGTTGTCAATGTAAGCGAAGTCAAAGGATTGACCTTTTATCTTCTCAGCAACTTCATAAGGCAGAGCTTGTATAGCGTATAAGTTGTAGTTATTGTCTTGTGCACAGAATTTGCGCAGCTTAATGTCGTCTACTTTCTGTGCAAGCGCATAGTGGTATGGGCTGATAACTAAAATTTCAGACATAACATTCACCTCAACAGTCCCTATATCATGTGATTTATGCATATGAATTTTTCAACCTCATACCCTTATACGCTTAATTATCATGCGGTAGACCGTATCGATCTAGCTGGGCATTCCAGCGACCAATACCGTTACCGTCTGATGTCTCTTGCAATGTGTTTAGCCACTGACGTGACCAATTCCAGCTTTCAGCTACATCGAAACCTGAATAATCATTTTTCACCCAGAGCCACTTGTGATGAAAGATATAAGGTGAATATCCAGTTTTTACAGAGCCGTCAGGAAGTATTGTAATATAGTGACCTACTTTAGGTTCACGAGCTGTGTCAAAATCAGGAACTTCTTGAAACGATACTGCTCCAGTCTTCGGAGAATAGCGAATACAGTTATATTGAAAATCAGGATAGCTCTGCTGCAGGATTGACTTCGCTCTAGCAAGTACATCTGCAGGCACTACAGCATCGGCATACATCTTATGTACATATATGTCTCCGCCGATCTCCTTACCGACACCATACTTAGTGCTACGCTTGATAGGTGAACCTTTGTATGTCTTCAAAGTAGAGCCCACTTCTGTTTGACGATTGTTGTATTCTGCAGGAGTTGTTGCAGCTTTGATATATAGTTTCATTCTATCCTCCTGTACTTTCTACCTTGAACCAGCTTCTTGAAGTAGGCATTAGCTTGATTCTTGTTATCAAACTCTTTCAGAAACCTATTTCGAGCTTCGCCACCACCTCTAGCATACGTCCAGCCATGTAAATCACAGTAGATATAATATTTACCTTGATATGTGAAGCAGTCAAGATAATTGTGAGTAAGAAGTCCACCAGCTCTATTCAGCACATCAACTTCATAGCCTTTGTGATTTTCTAACTCACCAGCATCGTACATGCGCTTCACATCTTTAGGCGTCAGTGTAGCTGCACGAATATATAACTTCATAGCAGTTTACCCCTTTCATATTTAATAACGATTCACATGAAGACCAATGCTAAAATTCAGATTCTTTGAACCGTAGAATCCTGATAGTTGGTCGTATACTCTATCTATACAATATCCTTCCGCAGGTCTATCTAACCATGCTTTTATCTTTGCTTCTGCTTTCTTTCCGAGATCGTCTGGTATCACAGTCTGATACACACCTTTCATATAAAAAAAAAATAATAGAGGTGAGTTCTTTTATAGCTCACCTCTATTTAAGGTTTGTAATAGTTTAACGTCATTTCAAACTATGTCCTTGGTTTATTCAGACTGTGTTTCCTCATTAGGTGTAGCATTTGCAACATAACTCTCATACATAACCACAACTAATTCTGAGTTGAGAATTGCACAACGGGTAGATGTTCTTCCCTCGGCTCTATATGCTAATTCATTGTGGTATGCTGCAAGTGCTGCATTATAGCTATCGTATTTATAGATAGCCTGTGCTTCATCATTCTGAATGATAACAAGATAATACTTTTCCATAGTAAAATTTTCCTTTCTGATTTAGAATTTTTATTTATTATTAACCCGGTAATGACGGGGTTAATGCTGGGGATAAATATGTTGTGGGAGTTTTGGCTAAGATATATTGGTTTGAACCATTTGAATAATAGATGTTTTCTCCGTCTGTCCATATACCTTGACCATAAAAACTCGTCAATCCAGTCCAAGTTTTTGTTGACCATGTTGATGTGGATTTATTGAGAACATATTGATAACCTGAACCCTCTGAATAATAGATATTTTCTCCGTCTGTCCAGATATATTGACCAATGGCATCAGTCAACCCAAACCAAGTTTTCTGTGTCCATGCTGACGTTGATTTATCGAGAACATATTGAGTTGAAAAACTTGAATAATAGATATTTTCTCCATCTGTCCAGATATAGTAACCATCAAAACTCGTTAATCCGCCCCATGTCTTGTTATTCCATGTTGAAGTAGATTTATCAAGAACATATTGAGTTGAACTGTATGAATAATAGATATTTTCTCCATCTGTCCAGATATAATTACCATAAAAACTCGTCAATCCAGTCCAAGTTTTTGTTGACCATGTTGATGTGGATTTATTGAGAACATACTGAGATGCAGCATTTGAATAATAGATGTTTTCTCCGTCTGTCCACACATTGTAACCATCAAAACTCGTTAATCCAGTCCAAGTTTTTGTAGTCCATGTTGATGTGGACTCATCGAGAACATATTGGGTTGAATTATTCGAGTAATAGATATTTTCTCCGTCTGTCCAGATGCCGTTACCACCGAAACTCGTTAATCCACTCCATGCCTTAGTCTCCCAACTCGTTCTCTTATCTCTCATAGGTTTACAGTGGATAGACGTTAATAGACCACCACTACTAATAGGAATACTATCTATATCAGCAGGAAATTCTTCAAAACCATCACCGCTATTAACAGTACCACCTTTTGCTATGATAGCATCAGCTATATCACTCTTAGCAGTAATAAGCTTTTGTAATTGTTGTGCTATAGTCTGAGTCGGCATAATATATCACTCCTTTCTTTCTAATCATAGAGGACAGTGCTTTTGGGAGCAGGTAGTGTAGTATCATGTTCATAGATAACATATTGAGTTGAGCCAAGCGAATAATAGATGTTTTCGCCATCTGTCCAGATATTATTGGCATAAAAACTTGTCAATCCACTCCAGGTTTTAGTTGACCAGGTTGAAGTTGATTCATTGAGAACTTTCTGGGTTGAACCCTCTGAATAATAGATGTTTTCTCCGTCTGTCCAGATATATCGACCATAAAAATTCGTCCAACCACTCCATGTTTTAGTTGACCAAGTCGAAGTTGATTTATCAAGAACATATTGATTTGAACTACTTGAATAATAGATGTTTTCGCCATCTGTCCAGATATTATTGGCATAAAAACTTGTCAATCCACTCCAGGTTTTAGTTGACCAGGTTGAAGTTGATTCATTGAGAACATAGTGCTTTGAGCCAGCTGAATAATAGATATTTTCTCCATCTGTCCATATATATATACCATCGAAACTCGTCAAACCACTCCATGTCTTTGTACTCCACGTTGAGGTAGATTTATCGAGAACACGGTGGGTTGAACCAATTGAATAATAGATGTTTTTTCCGTCTGTCCACACTTGTGTACCATCGAAACTCGCCAGTCCAGTCCAAGTTTTTGTACTCCAAGTTGATGTGGATTTGTCGAGAACATATTGGTCTGTAGCGTACGAATAGTAGATATTTTCTCCGTCTGTCCAGAGATTGTCATTATAGAAACCCGTTAATCCACTCCAAGTTTTTGTTGACCAAGCTGATGTAGATTTATTGAGAGTATATTGATTACCTGAACTCTCCGAATAATAGATAGTTTCACCATCTATCCAGATATTTTTACCATCAAAACTCCACAATACGCCCCAATCTTTTCTACTCCAAGTTGATGTAGATTTATCAAGAACATATTGAGTTGTATTATATGAATAATAAATATTCTCTCCATCTGTCCAGATATTATTACCATTAAAAGTTGTCAATCCACTCCAGGTTTTAGTTGTCCAAGTTGAATTGTTGAGAACATATTGAGTTGAACCGTATGAATAATAGATATTAGTACCGTCTGTCCAGATATAGTTACTATTAAAATTCGTCAATCCACTCCAGGTTTTAGTTGACCATGTTGAGGTTGATTTGTTGAGAACTTTCTGGGTTGAACCATATGAATAATAGATGTTTGTTCCGACTCTCCAAATATAGATTCCATAAATACTCGTCAATCCACTCCAGGTTTTTGTTGTCCAAGTTGAAGTAGATTTGTTGAGAACATATGTTGAACCGTTTGAATAATAGATGTTTGTTCCGTCTGTCCATATATATTGACCAGAAAAACTCGTCAATCCATTCCAGGTTTTTGTTGACCAAGTTGATGTAGATTTATCGAGAACATATTGGTATGCATCAGATGAATAATAGATATTTTCTCCGTCTGTCCATACATTACTACCAGAAAGCGTTGTGGATATACCCGACCAATCACCCTTAGTTTCCCAAGCATCATCTCTAATATGCATAGTCAGAGGTTTAGCATTAGGAGATACAATTAACTGAGTTCCGCCTGAAATAGTATCGATATCAGCAGGGAAATCCTCGAAGCCATCACCGCTACCGACAGTACCACCTTTTGATATGATAGCATCACTGATAGCGGTTTTAGCATTCTGAAGTCGTGTTAAATTTTCAGCTAATGTATGTTCTGGCATAATTTATAACACTCCTTCCAGAACTGTATTGATATTACCAATAGTTACGTATAATTCTGCGTTTGATGGAGCATACGGAACAAATGACTGATTAGCCATTGTAGTTATCATAACTTGAATGATACCAACATATACATTACTATCATTTGTAAGCTCAATTGCTTCACAATCATCAGTTAATGTCACTGAAACCTCAGTTCTTGTTCTTGAATGAGTAATTGTAGCTTGACCAACGCTTGTATCATTATAATCATAAAATGTCATTGTTGCTGTGCCTGAGTTTGCTGCTCCTGAGTTTTTCCATGATACATAATATGTACCTGCTAACAAAAAACATTCTTTTCTGTCAATAATGCCAGCACTGTCTAAGTGTCCGCCAATAATAGGTGAAAGGTTATAATTCTTCAAATATCCCAGACGCTCATTCGTTGAAATATTGGTTTCATTCTCTGCCACCTGTGCGACAGTCTCAGCGTAAGTTGGGCGGTAGGGTACGAATTTCTGTGATACGTCCCATGCGGCTTTGGTGCATATCATCATGTTTGTATAGGTTACAACCTTTCCAGACACCGAGGTTGGAGAAGCATACAGACGAATAATTTTACAAGTATCATTTAATTTATATACCCCATTCTTGGTTGTATAATTAATATATGTATAGCCATCAGTAACTATATCGTAATTAGAGTCCATGAATGAAATCTGCAATTGGTTAGCAGAAACTTCCCATGTTGTTGATAAAGTTGCAAAAGATACTGCATATTCACCTGCTGGAATATCAACGGGAATATCAATCCAACGAGTACCACTACCACTTGTTGAATTTACAAGATTCTTCGCCCCAGAATCAACAAGCTCGATAAGCTCTGGGGTTATCTTGGTGTTGGGGAGAGCGTATGGTTCATAGGTGGAGTCTGCATCGTAGAGGGATTTAGGACAAACCATAAGGTTAGTTACTGTAACAGTATCGCCAGAACTATGAACATAGTTGTCACTGGAATAGATTCGTACACTTTTAAGAACTTTTTCTTCCAAGTTCACCGAAAACGAAGAAGCCGTACCACGATTCACTAAATGGATTGCTGATGATGTATAGTCAGTATAAATAAATAAGACTGCACATTGGTTAGCATCAGTATCAGTAGATATAATGTTACCAATGTAAACGGCAACATTTCCTGTAAGTGAACCGTCAACAGGAACGTCTTTATAATAACCTGTATTACTAAAGTTGTTTTCAGTTGCAAGATTCTTCACACCATTATTAGTGTTCCAGTTAGCTTGTGTCTGAACCTTACCAATGTTGGTTGTATTATTATCAGCCTTTGTTTCAAGCTTACCGATAGCAGTCGTAATAGTATCAGTCGCTGCTACATCACCTGTAGCTTTAGTATACCCTGTGAGCTTTGCAATTCCAGCTGCATTATTTCTAATATCTTTTGATGTAGGAATCTTAGCATCACTATCTGAGATTCCCGATGAACTTGTCTCAATAGATACGCCACTATCAGCAGGAGTATCACCAGTAGTTCCACTCCATGTCATAATATTACCTGAAGTAGATGAACTGATCTTCTTGACCTGTGCATCATTGGTGACATTACCAAGTCCAATATTAGACTTAGTAATATTTACATTACCTGTTCTATAGTTACTTTCGCTATCGCCTTTAACACCAATAACATCCGCTGTAAGTTCACCTGTAGTACCATTAAGACCTAATCCACTTCCAACATATTTAATAGTTGCAAGTGAATCAAGCTTTTCCTTATCATTAGCACTCAGACCACTTTGAATAGTATCCCACTCGGCTGCCGTGAAAGAGCTATTATTAAGTTCATATTCATAAGTCCAAGTAGAAGAAGAAGCTACATACTTATATCTGCTAAATATTAAGTTATCAGCTTTGTAGTAAGTATTAGCCTGCCAAGTAGGAGCAGATGAACCAGTTACAGGAGTATACACACCACCACTATAGGTATAATAATCAGTATAATTAGTAGTCCAATCCGCAGGCTGAGAAGTAGTAAGGATAGCAGAATCAACAGTAGATACAAAACCATAGTCATTATTAGTAGGATTCTGTACTGCCTGTAATTCAGCTAATGATTTATAAGTACCTACAAAATTAGCTGTGTTAGTAGCCACAGAACTATTAACAAAAGAAGCAACAGCCTTATTAGTAGGAACTTTAGTATTATCTTGTGTAGAGATAGTATCACTCTGTATAGCTACTCCTGCATCAGCTACAGTATAACCATCAGAACCCCACTTAACAAGATTATTTTGATTAGTGCCAGAGCTCAAACCACGAACCGCAGTAGAGTCCTTTATATTTATATCACTACCGTTAGGTAATGTAATTTTCGATACATTAGACATATAAACTTCACTTCCTTATATGTGAAAAAGTAAGCCTACGCAGACTTACTTTATTGGGGCTAAGTGTGCGTAGGCTCTGCTCTGTGTTGTTTATTAACCTTGTGAAGCTGTTGCAACAACAACATTTGCAACATCTGTTGTAGAGATAGAATCACCAGTAGCAACTGTGATCTGCTTGAGTGTGAGAGCTTCGGTAGAAGCATCGTATGAATAGTATGCAATTGCACCTGTAGCTGTTGTAGAGCTTGCGTTTGCTACGCCAACATCTGTAACAACTGTCGCAGCTGTAGGATTATGAATTGTAGTTGTAGCTGTTACATCAGATACCTGAGATACTGTGATAGAGATATCACCGAATGTAGCACTTACATTACCGTCTGTCTGTGAGAGTGCTGTAACAGTCTTACCTGCTCCGGGAGTACCAATTGTACCACCGTCAAGAGCTTCGATAGCATTTGTTACTGTAGACTGTGTAGCTACCTTGTTAGTAGAAGCGTTATAAGTACCGTCTACTACTCTGATATCAACAGCAAGATTACCGCTACCATCAACACCAACAGAAGCAACACCGTCACCTGTGAGAGCTGTCTCAGAAGTAAGCTTTGCCTTGATAGTACCTGTAGATGTGATAGGATTACCGTCAGCAGTTGTAAGACCTACACCTGCGGCTACATTAGTTACAGTACCAGAGGGCTCATCACCTGACGGAACGTATGACCATGTGTTAGCATTTGTAGTCTTAGTAAGGCAAATGAATAAGTCACCAACCTTAGCAGCCTGTGAATCATATGTACCTGCTGTAATTACCTTGTAGGTATCACCGATATTAGCAGAACCGTCCACAGGAAGAGCTGTAATTGTAGGATTGTCAGCCTGAGCACCGAGAGTACCCTTGAATACCATAGGCTCAGGGAGAGCATCGATAGCATTATCAACATAAGTCTTTGTAGCAAGTGGGTTGTATGTCTGTGATGTACTATCACCGTCATAGCTACCAGTTGTACTGAGGTCAGCTACAGTATCACCAGAACCAACAAGTGAAGTACCATCAACCTGTACATCAGTTACAGGAATTGCAGCCGCTGTCTCAGAAAGAATATGCCACTTAGTACCATCGAAAATGAAATTCTGATTATTGCTACCATAGGTAACATAATCATTAGCTCTCAGCTTCTGAGCTGTTGAAGTCTCGGTTGTAGTAGCAGTAGAATAAGTGATACTACCGATTATGATAGATGAAGTTGTAGCTTGGTCTACAAGCTCTGTAGTTGTCTTACCAAGCCAGTGCATAGAACTACGGTCACGTATATCAGCTTCCGTACTGTCAGGTAATGTCACCTTAGAAAAATACTTGAAATTTGCCATAACAAAAATCACTCCTTAAAAATAAATTTTAATTTAATATACAAACAGTGTCTTTAAATCTTTGAAAGAATTAAATTTTCACCGTCTGATTCATCTTGATACGCTGTTACCTTATTATTCCAACTCTCGACTTGTTGTGGAGTTACCGTAACAGCACTCCCTGCAAGGAATGGTAAAGCTACTACAAATGTTGTACCATCACCAATCTTTATCGCAGGTATGTCAACTCCGTTCTGTTCGTCGAAGTCTGTATACACATATATGGTATCTTTATGGGAAACTAACCGCGGTGTAGCGTTCCATTGAGCTGTGGTTTTTGCGATAATACTACAATTACCGTCACCGCCTCCACCACCGCCTCCGCCACCGCCAGTAGCTCTTGCAAGTAGAATGGCGAATAAATCACTTGTTGTATTGAACATTCAGGTTCCCTCCTATCATTGCAGTACCCAAGTACCATCTGATTTCATCATGTATACATCACCTGTTGATATGATGTATGCAAGTGAACCTGTATCAATCTTATACTTCTGTGTAGGTGTGCTGAAATGATATGGATCAGAAGGGAGGTCTGTATCCTCATCAGCGAATAGCTCATAGAAGTCGATTGATATAGTTTCTTGTTGTGTACCTGTGATCCAGCCTTTATGTTTTACATTATGTATTGTAAGCATATGATCACCTCTCAATTAATTACAGCGTATGCATCTTCAAGATCGGGACGCTGCAAAGGTTTTATCTTACCTGTAGATTCAGAAGTGAGATACCAACCGCAGACTTCACGATTACCGCCCCAAGCATACCAACCTACGCTAACAAGCCAGATTTCGTTATCAAATCTATGTATGCGTATACGTGATCCAGGATATATCTTCACATCTGTGTTTGGTAGTGTTAGATAATCAAATATCTCCATAGAAATGCCCACCTCCTAGTTACCTATATAAAAGGTAACGGGGGTGGGCGAGCCTAATGTTCAGTTGTTACTGGTTCACAATATCGGCAAATACAAGCGGGCATCTGTTATACGCAAGCTCTAATGCTGTATTTGCAAGCAACTGCATACGAGGATGTGCAGCCTTATCACATCTCAATGTGAAAAAATGACGCCACTCTCGAATATTACCTGTAACTACGATTTCTGTTTTAACATCAGTAGGCAGTACATCACGAGCAGCTTGAGGCTGGCAGCCAAGTTCTAACAATGCACGATAGTGAGCTTCGGCTCCTGTGAAAGCAGCGATGACTTCTTGTTCAATCGGCGGCAAAGCAAAGTAGTCAGCGGTTTCATCATCGCTTTCAACAATGCGATGCCAGCTACGAGCAAGCAGCTTATCAGGTTGCGTAATGTACCCCTTCTCTTCGGGCAGGATAAATTCCATATCCTCACCAGCTTGTCCGTACTTCACATACCTTGTGGATTCGTGAGCAAATGAGAAAAGTCGATGTCGAACTATCTCGTGTGTAATACCTCGGTCAGTGATGAATCTCATAGATAATGCAGGCCCATGCTCAAGCATTGCTTCATGACCACGAGAAATAAGGTTTTTCACTAGGCGTTCTGCTGACCCAGGTTTCTTATTCGCTTCTGATTTGTAACACGTTCTCGCCGCGTCTTCAATAAGCTCAAGGACGTATTCATTAGTAAATTCTTTTGATCTGATTTCTACAGACTGTCGTATAAACTTCATCGCTTCTGCTCCTTTGCTACAGCTTCTAATTCTTTCAGCATACAAGTTAACTCTGAATTCTGATGCATTGTGATAACGTCAACAACACCTGCATCAAATTTAGCTACAAACATAGCTGAAGGTGTGAACGTCAAGAACGATTTGTAGAATGCAATCGTTAACACAGGTGTATCGCTGATGTATTCGTTGAATATGCATCCTTCCTGCGCGGACTTGATGTATATTCGAGAGTCGCACATCACACCAGAATTGTTGAGTTTAGTTGACAGATGATAGCCATGTCGTCCAAGGACTTCTATACACCTGTTCCTAAGAATCTTGAATGACTTCAAATTTCATCTCCCCTTATGAGACAAATTTCTGAAATTTCTTATTTGCATCTTTGATAAGTGAACTAACTCGATTCTGTGAAAGCTTATATTTTCTACTTAGATCTTTTTGTTGTAATTTGATATTCTCGATTTGAGCAATATAATAATCTGTTAGAAGCTGTTTGTCCCTAGGGCTATCAACAGTTGAGATAAATTGATATATGAGCGAGCGCGTTGCGCCTTTATAGTCATCTTCTTCTCCACCAAGCGATTCATGCAAGGTGATATCAGAATCTCCGCCAGCGTCTATGTCTTGATCTAAGGACACATAATAACGAGCTTTGTGATATGTTTCAGGATTGTTCTTTTCATACTCACGAGCTGAAAGGTGTATACATGTTGTCTGATCTCGTATGTATCTACGCATGGCATTGAATATGTATGTATGAGCTACAGTGGAGAACTTTGCTGCAGTTGGATCATACTTCTGAGCAGCTATCCAGAGGGCTAGTAACCCCTCCTGCACTAATTCTTCTTGCTCCAAAGGATATTGGTAGAAGTATCTATGATATACAGAATGCACAAGTGCTTGATTATTGTTGAATAGTTCTGCAGGGCTCAAAATATTCACCGCCTACTCTATGAATTTCTTGAATTTTTGTTTACACGCAGCTATTACTCGCATCACTTGCGGCTGACTTCTATTGTATTTAGCTGCAAGATATTCTTGAGTTAATTTATCACCATATACTATACTGTATATCCACTCCTCAAATATACTTCGATCAGGCTCTTTCTCGATTGTCTCAAGAAACGCATCTATGAGATCTTCAGTTAGATTAGAATAATCATCAGGTGAGCCGGGAAGCAAATCGCCTAATGTCGCTGAATTATCAGAAGCTTCATCAATTGGCTGATCTAGCGATAGCTGCGAGACTTGACCAGCTTGATTTGCATCCCACATGGACCTTGGTATCTTTACTGTGTGCATATTATCCCGGTATATTCGTTTCATTCCACCAAGTACATATGGTACTGCATATGTAGTAAATTGATTGCCCAGTTTTGGGTCAAATGTCAAGCAAGCTTTCCATAGATACATGAATCCGGATTGCAGCATATCTTCCTTCATAGATTCCGGACATCGAAGTTTATGAAAACACCAGTACACCAGCTTCTGATTTGCTTCAAACAGCTCTTGAGGTGTCATCTGATACCAAGTTCCTTCCGGAATTTGCAAGCATTAGTTTGAATTGTGGATTTCTTCATATCATACTTGAGCTGTATATCTTTGAGTGACAATCGCTTGTAATCGTCTAAGAACTGCTTTTTCATATCAAGTGTCCAGGATTTATATTTAACTTTGGTGGGCTCAGCAGCAGGAGGAGAAGCTAAAGGTACAGCATTTATCTTTGGTGGAGCAGTAAGCTCGGATCTATTTGTAAGTTTCGGAACAGTAAGCTTATGGTATGATTTCTCTGCCTTAGGAGCTTTGGTGCGCTCTACCTCAGCTTCTTTCATCTGCTGAAGCACATCTTTAGGCGTGTAGATTGTATCAGCCTTATCAGTGTATGTGAGACCATTGAGGAGATCTTGAGCATCTAGATCAATGTGGAATTGCTGTGCAAGCTTAGCAGCTAAATCATTGACACGAGACTCTAGTGCCTTTTCTCTCAACCTCTGAATGTCTTCCAGCTTCTGCGCTGCAAGCTTATCTATGAGGGACTCTAGAACGTGCATATCAGCTACACGAATCTGGAGACCAAGTTGTGCTGCAAGAGCTGTGTCAATCTTATCCATGAACTCCACTGAGAAAGAATACATGAAGTACGATCCGCTTCTCAGAAAATCTTGAACGGAAACAGTAGTTATCTGCTCACAGAACACAAGCTGATTTCTAGCAGACTCAGTCCCATCTTCATATCTGAAGTATACATGTGGTGGAAGGTGATCATTATCTCTTGAAGAGATCGGGCATACATTGAATGTAGGTGCGTTATTGTTATTCTCCTCACAAGACACGATGACATATGGTCTAGACTTTTTCTGCACTGAACTATTATCATTGCCATCACCACGCTCTGTGTGGAATTTAAGGAACCAGACGTCACCTCGTCTATATTTACTATAAAATTTCTGCATATTTGACTACTCCTTTCGTGAATAACATATAAATGTTCTCAAGAATATTAACGATTCGTATAAAACAAAACCTCCAGCTTATTTCGCTGGAGGTTCTGCCGAAAGGTTGTGAGTGACTGTATGGAAACGTCACTTGGTCCTCACTACCGGTGCTGCCCTCGGTAATATGTCAGCTGCAGACTGACTGCTTTTAGCTGTTAAGCTAAGTGAGGAGATCCTCTCAGAGCTGCAATTCTGAGAGAACCTTTCAAACGCTGAAAAAGTGTAGTCGAATCTATCATGCCAGGTAGAGACTACTGGAGCAGATAACGAGTGTCGAACTCGTGTCCTCAGCTTGGGAAGCTGATGCACTACCGTTGTGCTACATCTGCGTGCCAGAGCGGTGTGTGCTCACCGCTCTGATGGCAAAGGGGTTCGGGAGCAACTCCCGAGGTTAAAGTAGGAGGCAACCCTATTGGTGATCAAATCAAGTCATTACCTCAACTTGACCATTTGCTGCCGGAAGTGCGGAAACCGGCAGCTACATGAGGAAAGTAGCTTATGTACAACGCCACAAGCCTGAAAAATCATACACTAGGCTCAATGGGTCAGAAGCCTCGTGTACTGGTGCAGATGATAGGATTTGAACCTACACACCTTTCGGTACGAGAACCTAAATCTCGCGTGTCTTCCAGTTTCACCACATCTGCGCTATTATCGAGATAAGCTGTTCCTCAAACTCCACTACAAACCAGCTCCGCGACTGATTCCTGATTCCTCATCAGCACGTCTGCGAACGGGCACTTATCTCGATTATCGGAGACAGCGACAAGTCATTACCTCGACGCTATCAGCTGTGTGAGTGCGCCTTGCGTCATAGACCACTCACATGATTCCAAAGGTTTTACGTGCGAAGGAATACCTAGCACGGCTTTTTAGTGCCCACCACTCAACGCCTGTGGTTCCCGGGTGTCGCTCCCTCGGAGATTTGTTTAAGCCGCTTGCAAACAGCTAAGGAGTCTCTTCACCTATTGGAGATGCATCATAGTAATTTACCTATTCTGCATCGTGTCAGAGCTCAGATGGGTGTCGTCAGCAGTCTCACAAGCTATACTAGTGTAGTATATCATGTCTGCGTTTCTTCCTCACCACTTACACACTATTGCTCTGAATCACTGTATTCGTCCTACCTGTTGGAACGATGGTTGGGGTAGAGAGATTTGAACTCCCGACATATGGCAGAATCAAAATCTGCTGTCTTGAACCGCTTGACGATACCCCAAGAAAGAGTGTGACGCACGTCAGGGGGTGACAAGTGCGTCACGGAGATAGAACGGATGTATTTTGGAAGGGCTGCCCAAGTCACTACCTCAAGTAGCCCATGCCCGCCTAGTGGTGTGAGCACCAGGCGGAGTACTTTGATGTAAGGAGCGGTCTTCACCGAGTAAATACTTTCAAAAACCTCGGCTGAATAACTGCGAAAGGAAGTTGGCTTTCTTCCTTCAATTATTATAACGATTCAAGCATCAGTCTATGTTGTTAGCTCTAAGCTCTACCTCTGTAGCAAGCATCAGAGAGTAATTCGCAAGGTCTATCAGTGTATCCTGAATAGATTCATTTGCAACTTTCTGATTGCCCTCTACTTTACTCAGAAGAGCTTTGATTCTTCTCATCTTGTCTTCCATTCTTGTAATAGCTGCAAGATAGCCAGAATCATCAATGCTCTTGCCGAAGCTGTCATCATAATCTGTATTCTTAGCCACATACAGTGGATTGAGCTTTTCAGTAAGCTCTCTGTGAATTTTGTATTTATCGTCTACAGTGTACATAGATATTCGTACCCCTTTCTCATAAACTATAATCTGCAAGCAAATCATCAAGAAGCACATAAGCTTCCTGATGATCTATGATGCCTTGTTGACTCAGCTGCTCTGACAGCCACGTAAAATAATGATAGCAAATATAATCTAATATGGTAGAGTAATCTCGACTTGAATCAAACTCGCAGCCCTCATCTCGTGCAATGTTACGCATATACACCTTAACCCAAGCTGGTCGTTGAATCAGATCTTGATCAATACCATATGTCCAGCTAAATATCTGCTTTGCAGTTGGCCATTTATTGCTACCTTTCAGTGTAGAAACTTTGCTGATAAATGTGACAATTTCTTTCTCCCAATGATTGCGAGACTCACTATCAGGCATCAATATCAATTTTGCAATGTGTTCGATTATCTTCGGAGTAGCGTCACGCAAAGTTGACTCAATTTTTCTCCTAGCATCAGACATTGCATGAATATAGAACTTCATGTTATACGCCTCGCTTATCACTGTTCCATATGATTTTATGCATCTGAATTTGAACTCGCCATGCTGCACAATCATTGTGTGTGAGCACATACTCAACTAAATCACAAGGCTCTATCTTGCCAAATACTGGCGAGATGTACCATTGGTACTCATGAGGTCTTGTGATCCATGATGTGTAGATCTTGCGAATATAATCAAGATCCTCTCGAGAACCAACTACAGCTTTGATTACGTCATTATACTTTCTTGTGAAAGTGTTTATGTAAGGTGAATAGCTTGCAATAACAGGAAGTAAACTATCACCCTGCATACAAGCTGCCTTTGCATCTTCACCTGCCGAATAAGTTTTGATATCAAAAGTGAAGAACAAATCATTGAGTAAGCAGTGAGCGAAACTTGTCCTCTTGTACTTCTCAATGAACTCAACTGGGCTGATAGTGCCATTTGTTTCAATATTGATACTGAACGCAAATTGTGTTTGATCTAGCTGGTCAAGTATAGCGCAGATATCATCCGGATATAGCAAAGGTTCACCACCTGTGATTGTGATGTTATTCACTACACCTTCTACGCAGAATTTTGTTACTGCTTCAGCTACATCAGCAGCGCATGTGTATGCTGCATTAGCTTGCGATTCAGCAAGCGAGTATTTGGTGTCACAGTATTCGCAACGAATGTTACAACCTGCGAAACGTATGAACACGGCTTTTTGTCCTGCTCTAACGCCTTCACCGTCAATTGAGCAAAATGACTCGGACACAAACATTTCTTCTTGACCTCCTGCATATTAGTGAGCTACAGTCACTGAAACTGTAATTCCATCATTCTCGATGATACTAAGTGCTTCTTTTGATGCACCATGTCGTTTCAGGTAGTTAACAGCTGACTGTTTAGCTCTACGATAATCTTTCTGTGCAGCATTGAGCACATTCAGGTATGACCGCTTAGTGCTGTCAAAGCTCTTGATACAACTTTCAATAGCAAGTGCATCATACTTACGAGCATTTGCTTTCGCTTGTATATCGGCTACTTGTGCCTCAACAAAGCTATCATAGCACTGTTTAGTCTCAGATGAGTAGTATTTTACTGCCATCCATTTTCATCCTCTCAAATAACTTCTGTAATAGTCAGATTCTTTTTCTTTGCATAGTCAAGCATACAAGAGCGCAGACACTCAGATATCAGCATACAGCGGCCAGGAAGTGCGTACTGTTTTGAATCGTTCATGTTACTAGTGTGCACGCATGCATACTTCTGAGGTAAAGCTGTATTCTCCACAATATCATAGGAATCACATATCAAGGAATTCACTCTATCTACCATGATATAGCTATCGGCTATCTTCTCATCTAGAGTAGGGTTCAGCAATTCACCTTGAACTCTGCGAAGTATGTAGATCTTACGCCTTTCGGTAGCTTCGTCAGGGCTGTGCATCGCTTGATATATCTGCAATGAACAATCGTGCTCGCGGACAACAACTCGATATGGGGACATAAGATCACTTCCTCCTCGGTCTACGTTTCATATCATGCTCTACAGCTTTGCGCTTATCAGCAAGCACCTTGTTAGCGTCAGCTATCATAGCATCAAATGATTTAGGTGCATGCTGCTTCGGAATGAAAGTTTCTTTCGGATCAACCTTGTGCGGTTGCTTACGGCTGAAATTTTTCTTCGCTTTCAATAACGATTCAGAATCAGATTGCTTCAACTTGATAATATCAGACATACGATGTGAGAGCTCGACTTTCTGTAATCGCTCATTGTATATTGCGGCTACTTCCCATTCCATGTCTGGGGCTGCGATAGCTTCTGGTGAAGAAATGTACTTATCTGAAAGACGAGACACATGAATGAATTCGGTAGTATTATCTGGCATGACTACAATCACACCTTTTTCTATGACCTTCTGAACTCGAACATTGTATAGTGTACCCTTAGTGACCTTCATAACCTGGTACCTCCGTTGGATCTACAGCACAGAGTGAAACACAGTTTCGGGCTGTGCCATCAGGCTTATCCATACCGCACCCGTAGTAGAATGTATTTGTTGTATCTTGAATGGCTGCGAAGTCAGCAGGATTAGGTGAACCTACCTTCTGCACAAGAGCAGCAGTAAGCACTTTAGCTTCAGGATACAACTCTTGCATCTTTTCTTTAAGCTGCTTGAGAGTTTGACCAGAATCACAAATATCATCAATGATGATAATGTTATCAAATACTTCATCAGACTCAAATGTAGGCATGAAATCAATTGTAAGTTCGGACCTGTGTCCATCTTTCTCATAGCTATGAGCTATGATGAATTCTACTCGGCCATCAGGTAAACAGTCTGTAAGGTGCGTTGTAAACCAGTAGCCGCCGCGAAGCACACCCAAGTAGAGCGTGCTTCCGTCCGGATTCATAGCCTGTGATATTTTAAACGCGCAGTCATATATGTGCTCAGAGATGTAAGGCTGACCAAACACCTTTGCTGCAGCATATTGAGCTTGAAAGTCCAATTCCATATTTCTTATCCTCCAATTACTTTTACAAACTGGTTAGCAGCAGGATGATCGCATGGCTGCACACCTGCAAGTAATATTTGTATACCAGCTATATCATACAAGGTTGAGAACACGGCGCTCGCCTTTGCTACGTCAAGATGATCCAGAAGGTCATCAATCATGATAAAGGGCATCTGTGTATCGGCAGTCTCTGTAAGTGCAAGCAACATCGCAAGTGTGTAAATGCACTGCTCTCCGCTAGACAATGTTGTGAAGTTCACATATGTATCTCCGCGTTTGATGCCGAAGTCAAACGAGTTTGCTTTAGCTGTAAGTGTAAAACCAGCTTCACAAGGTTCGCCAAGCAGCTTTGTAAGATATGCAGATATCTTTGATGCAAGCTGATTGAATGTTGCTTTAGCAGCAGTGGTCTGTAAACCGTTAGGCCCAAGGATCTTCTCCCAAGCTTTCAGCACATTGAGATTTGCTTCGCAGACAACCTTCTCCATTGTGAGTTTCTCACTAAGTTCTGTGAACTTGTGATTAGCTTCTACCTTAGACAGAGCTTCCCTTGCTGTAAGCATCTCTTGTGAAGCTTCCTGAATATCTGCTTCCAAAACAGAAAGATCCACTACCTCTGCACTGCCTACTAACTGACGAAGCTCATCTCGCTTGGTGTACTGAGCTTCAATGTTGGCAATAGTTTTGTCAAGCGTTTGCAGCTCAGCTCGATTTGTATTGATAGTCATTGTAGTTGCGTTGTACTTAGAGTCAAGCATTGCTTTTCTTGCATACTTCTCATCAAAATCTTTCTGAGCCGATTCGCGTTTCTCATCAATAGTTAAACATACAGACTTTGTAAACGGACATTGACCATGACTATTGATAATCGGCTGAAGGGTTGTGAGATCATTCTTGAGCGTATCAATTTCTGTACGAAGCTCATTCTGAAGCTTTTCGTTCTCATGAAGTGCTGCAGCTGTTGCAATACGTCGTGTTCTAGCAGACTTCAGAGCTTCATCAGCATCCATAGATTCTGCAAGTGAAGCATTAAGCGAATCCAGCTGTATAAGGAGATTTTGCTTTGATTTCACTTCTGTGAATCTATCTCTTGCCGCATTCGACTTCAGGATAGCTGCTTCATAAGCTGATTTTGCTGCATCTATGCTACCAGGTAAGGTCTCATCATAGAAGATAAGTGTATTGATTGTTTTCTGATTTGCTTCAATCTGCCCCTTCATAGCTGAAATTTCATCTTTGACAATATCTACGCCTGCCTGAAGTTTAGATATAAGATCACCGCTGTTTGAGCAGATACGATCCGCTACACCAGCAAGGTAATACGCAGCTGCAGTTACACGATAATCAGCACCAGACTTCTCAAGCTCGCTAGCAAGATCTACTTCAGACTCAACAGGTGGAAGTATATCAATGAACCAAGCTTTCAGTGAATTAGCTGACTGGTTAAGAAACTCATTGAAATCAAAAACAGGAACCGACAGATCACCTAAGATAGTTGACAGATCCACTTCAGGTGTAACTGTAGTAGTGGACGAAACAGACGCACCCTTCTGCACCCACATACGTTCTACTACGATTGTTGCATCAGAATCGTCAGTAATTGTAGCTTTGACGTCAAGCAAGTTGCCGTTAGCATGCTTCATGATAGCTACATTGGTCTTAGCTGTACCAGGAATGTAGCCAAGCAATGCAAGCTGGATCGCATTAAGTATAGTCGATTTACCTGCGCCATTCTTGCCGTAGAAATAATTGAAATTATCAAGGTCGTATTTCTCATGCATCACATTGTGCAGACCCTGAATTTCTATGCTTTGAATTTTATACATAGTAGTTACTCCTTCCATTCAGTAACAGTAGATTTGTATGTATTCTATAACGCCACGAAACAATCTGTTTCTTCCTTGTTCGACGACCTTGCTTGCGCTTGCGCGCAAGTCTTATCAGATCTCCAAAGGCGTGAATTCCGGTGTGGCTCACCGTATCATAACGATTTTAAGCTGAAAGTAATCTGAGACCTTCAGCTAAAATGTTTTTCGCTGCGTTGGTATCTCTGTCGTGTTCTGTGTTGCACTGTGGGCAGATCCATCTGCGAACTGCTAAGTCTTTGACATCTGGATTCTGATGCCCGCAGCAGCTGCACAATTGTGAACTTGGATAGAACTTGTTGATTTTCTGGAGAGTTCTACCATACCACTCAGCTTTGTAGCTCAGCATTGATACAAATCGTGACCAAGAAACATCCGCAATTGATTTTGCAAGCTTATGATTCTGCATCATGCCTTGCACTGACAGGTCTTCAATGCAGAGGATATCATATCTGCGAATCAAACTTGTTGATAGCTTCTGCAAGAAATCTGTTCGACAGTTTGTAATTTTCTCGTGAATTCTTGCAACTCTCAGCTTTTGCTTCTCGAAGTTATGGCTGCCCTTTGGTTTTCGGGACAGCTTTCTTTGAGCTTTTGCAAGCTGTTTTTGGTATTTTGCGAAGAATTTTGGATTTGAGAATTTTTCTCTGTCTGAGGTGATTGCAAAATCTTTCAGACCTAAATCTATACCTACACTTTGATGCGTTTCAGGTAACTTATCAATTTGAACATCTTTGCAAACAACAGAAATATAATATTTTCCAGTTGCAGACCTTGAGATTGTAGCATGAATCGGTTTGCCTTGCATATGTTGACGACCTCGGAATTTAACAAACCCTAATTTAGGTATGAAAATCTTATTGTTTTCAATACGGAATGTAGCTTCGTTCACAGCCGATGTTGTATATGTTTGCTTTGCAAATCGTTTAAATTTGAACTTCGGAAAGCATATATGTTTATCTGACTCCAAACTTCTGAAGAAATTTTGGTAAGCTGAGTTCAGCTGCTTCAAAGCATATCTCAAAGCTTCGCTATCAGCTTGTTGTAACCAGCTGTACTCTGACAGCTTCCTCATTGCTGAAAGCTGCTTGAAACTTTGAAATAAGTTGAAGCTTTGTTTGTCAGCTTTGTATTGTTTGATAGAATCCGCTAGAAAATAATTGTAGACAAATCGGCAACAGCCGAATGTTTGTCGAACTTGTGCGGACTGAAATGTAGATAAATGCAATCGAAATCTAAATGATCTAAACACTACTGAGCCCCCTCCTGCGTTTCAAAACTTATCATGTGACGTGATCGCATAGGTGACGATTCAAGAAGCTCTACCCACTCTTTATCGTGAAAACGTGTTACGCCTATCAGTACCTCACGATATCGAGTCTTGGTTACACCACCAACTTGCACATCACTCAAGAATGCCTCGGCAGTACAAGTGAGAATCATATCGTCAATTTCACGTTTCTGTTCGTGACGAGTACGATAGACGACCATCTCTTGACCAGTTTCTACATTCTCTGCGATAGCAATGACTTCAACACAAGTACCATTGTAGCTTCGATAGAAGTTACCTACTTGAACTGAGCGTCCGCACACCACTGTATTTGAAAATCGCTTTCTCATGATATTTTCCTCCAATGCCGAGTCTTACCTGTTGATGACAGCTCATACTTATATGTACCTATCACATACTGCGATAAGTTTAATCGGTACCTGCTACCGTCACCATGTATCCCTAATTGTGAATCTTCTGAAGAGCAGTGCAGAAGTAGAATATGAGTTATAAGATTTGTCTTGTTTCGGCTATTGTGTGAAACACTGATTAATCTGTCAACATTTGCTTTCACATAGCCCGCAGCATCAATTGTCACTTCATACTCCACCTTGCTGAACTCTTTCAGCCCTGACAGATGCTTAGCAAACTCTGAAAGAAATGCTTTTGTCTTCAGCATCTTCCTTGCACGAAGTTCAATATCTCTAGTGAAATCTGACCTATTCATAACACACCTCCGGTAGTACTGTGATATGTGACAGTATATCCTCTCGCAGAAACTCAAACACAGACATATCATGATATGCCCCTTCGTAGAAAGCTACACGATGCAATGTAGCGATTTCTACACCACCGTATTGCTCTGCCCACCTACGATACAATTTCATGACTGGATTATCTGTGAACGCCCAGAACTCAATTCGCTGAGCCTGTCCTGTAACTATCATATGCAGTATATGGGCTTTGACCTCTCGAAGAAATGCTATGTTATTTTTCTGAAAGCCTACCAGCCCGAAGTTACTCATGGATCTAGCTGATTCATTGTATGCATAAGAGAAATATCCGCCAAGTCTATGATGCATGTCCTCATAAGCAAAATCTCTGCGCCAATGAGCATTATCAGCTATCCGAACCTCCTCCCTATTACCTGAAAAATAATGACTGAATCTAGGTATGTACCAGCGGGCAGTTAGCTCACGGCTGATTTCATCTCTATACAGCTGTGCTGGAACTAGCATTCTTCATCATCCTTTCTATATTTATCCGAATAGATATAAAGATTATTCTTAGCTCTTGTGCATCCTACATAGAAGACATTCTTTGAGTCCTCGTCGGAGATCTGGAAGCTGGATCCGCCTACGCCGAACAAGTGCACAGTATCGTATTCAAGTCCTTTTGACGAATGTATTGTACCGATGTAAACACCTTCATCAGTAGTTGCGCTACCAAGTTTAGTATTGAGGAGATCAAATATACCTTCAACAGTATCGGGTGTGTCAGCTACGTCAAATGGGAGGTCAAGCTTCTCTGTGATTGACTTATACTTCTGAAATACAGATATATTTGTGTCAAGTAGTGTTTTAAGCGTAAGATATGTCCCGTATCTCTCAGCAAACACTTCGTCCTCACTTGTGAAATGCTGTAAGCCTATGATAGTTTTATATTCCGGATTAAGTATGCACGCCCGCAGATAATTGTTATACTTAGTAGCATTAAGTACTGACGGCAGCCAGGTAATAGCATACTGCTCATCTTGTAACGCCAGCAGCATGGAAGCTCGCCAGTCAGCGGAACTATTAGTGTGATACTTCACGCCAACTGCCTTGCATTTATCTACAAGCGAAGCTACTTCTGCATTAGTACGAACTAAGAATGCAATTGACTCCTTATCAGAATTCTGTGTAATCTCTAACAAATACAAAGGGGTTACTTCATAAGCTTCGGAAGCGGGCATAAAATGTACAGAATCCGGATCATGCTTATCACTATGTATTGCTAAGTTGTAAGGAGAATCTCCCCAACTTTTATGAATCTTGTTAGCAAACTCGCATATTTCTTCTGTGCATCTGTAGTTCTTATACATCTTGATTGTTGTCCACTCATCAGATTCAGCAAGCGATTTGATTATCCTGTTAGTTGTACCTCGGAAGCTATATAGATTCTGTTTGGCATCACCTACCACAAATAAGTTTGCATCTTTAAAAGACTTAAGAAACGACATCTGCCGTTTGTCTGAATCTTGCATCTCGTCGCACACCACATACTCATATCTACGCTTTATCGGCTGCACACAAGCTTCATCATTGATAAACAGCTGACCTATGTCGTAGCACATCATATCAAATGTGATAAGACCTCTCTGTCGCAGAAGCTTATCTCTACAACGCTTGAACGTCTCGTAATCTCGCTTCTTAGATGAAGGTAGATTCTCTCCGTCACCAGACATTTCAGATTCAAGAAGCTTAGGTCTTGTTATCAGCTTAGCTTGTGAGTTACAGAATTTAATGTCTTCAGGTGTAGCTACTGTAGGCACATCTGTATAGCCAAGAGCGTTGCGTATGTCAGGATTTACAAGTAGTGAATAACAGAATGAATGGAATGTTCCGAAGGTTGGTACATCAAATTCAGGTGCAGCAGCGATGTATCGAGCTTTCATTTCTTGTGCAGCAGCATTTGTAAATGTGAGCACTAACATATGAGTTGCATCAGCGCCACCAACTACTTGATGTATCAATCTAGAAACTAATGTTTTGGTCTTGCCTGCGCCTGCGCCTGCAATACAAACTATTTTTCTATCTGTGCACTCTACAGCAGCTTTCTGCTCAGCATTGAGTTCAGCCATACTACTTTCCTCCTACAAAAAGATAAAACCTAAGAAAGTTTCTCAGGTTTTAGGATTTATATTCTTATTGCTTATAACGATTCACATCAATAGAAGTGATTCCAAGTACCATCGCCCCACATACCTGTCCAAGCGCCGAACTCCTCTGTGTGAGCAAAGTAGTAATCTACAGCGTCTCGAACGCTCTGAGTTACATTAGACCACTCATAGTTGCAAGCCCAGTATCCGCTGAACTGATAAGGTTGTGTAAGCACACCCTCAATTGTATTCGGGAACTTAGGATTGTTAACTCGGTTCATGACTACAGCCACTACTTTTGCTTTCTCTGGAACAGATACCCAATCGCTGCCGTATTCACGAGCTACTACATTTCTAAGTAAAATCACTTCATAATCAGTGATTGGTGATCCTGAAGTAGCTGCAGGTTCAACAGGAGCAGGTTCTTCGTATACAGGTTCCGGAGCAGGCTCCTCATACACTGGTTCTGGAGCTGGGGGCTCTGTCTGAGGTTCAGTCGGAGCTGTACTCTCCAAGACAGTCGTCGTCGCTACAGTGGTTGTGCTGGTTGTCGTTGTCGTATTCGTCGTCTTCGTCGTCGTTCTTGTGCTTGTGGTCGTAGATAATGTTGTTGAGCTGGAAACGATAGTGATCGTCGAAGTTGTACATGGTTGTTCCTCCTGAGGCTCTGTTTCGTGTCTACTGTTGAGTGCGCTTGCGAGAATAGACACGATAATAATTGCAAGCACTGAAATAATATATGCCCCTACCGCGAGGGGACTTCGGTTTGTAAAATTCATTGGTATTTTCCTCCTTAGTTACCTATTACTTGCTGAGATCGCGCTTATAGCACCTGAATGCTAGTGTTGGTTTGAATGCATCGAACTTTGTACACCTTTCGCGACCGTCTTTGAATTCATAGTTGACACATGTTTTGCATTTCGGATATGCGCTTCCGTCAGCTATGAACTTGTGGGTGATAGTTTCCTGCGCAGGATTTTTTGCCATTGTAATTTTCCTCCTTTAGTCAAGTCGACTAAGTGCTTAAGACCAGGTTGGTACTTATGTTAATATATGGTTACTGACCAGATTACTTAGTAAGTCAACACCCCTTTCATGCAACAATTATAACGATTCGTATAATCAAAAGCCCTGCGACTGAATGAGCCGCAGGGTTTGAATTATCATAATGTAGGTGTGTTAGGTATCTTACCAGAATTTGTAGCTGAGATCAGCTTACCTTTTCGTTCAGCATCAGGAAATACTTCACGAATTTCATCAAGATACTCTTTTGTCTTTCTGCGAAGCTGATAACCAGAAGAAGTTACACCTTCTTCCCCTGTACCATCACCTTCATAAACTGTGATGTAAATCTTACCACCGGGTTTGACAAGTTTCTTCATGTTTTCAAGAACTTGACGTCTATTTTCTGATTCCTTGATTACATTCAGAACATTAGAACACGTAGCCGAGTCCGCACCGCCGTGATCTCTAATAAGGTTGATCGCATCACGATTATGTTTCTTGTTACGATTGAATGGATCTATAACTAAATTTACTACATCAAAATCAGTGAGATAATCAGCTACGTTGTCGAATCGTCCTCCACCATAGTCTACATTGACGGTTTCAGGATCAAATTCAACCATGCTGAATAATGCTGGCAGTTTGCTTGAGTTGATTGAAGTATTAGCTGATGTGAATTCTTGATCTATATCAGCGATGCTGTCCCAGACATCTTCGTATTCGTCATGCTCACCTGTATAAGGTTCGTATTCGTCATCTGCACCGTCGGCTGCATATATCACATCATAGTCAACATTATCTAGCTTCTTAGCAGACTCTACACTAGTACCTAGCTTCACTACTTTGAAGTCTTCGATGTAAGATTCGTCAAGGTCAATTTCTGAATCTGCCTCTGCTTCAGAATTTGTGATATCGGACTCCTCTATGTCAGCATAGAAACCGAGGTCAGTCTTGATAACTATGTATGCAGTACCTGTGAGTTGATATTCACCTGTACCTGAAATTTCATTGTATGAATCTGTGTTGACGATAAGCTGGTCAATTGCATCCGCAACATCGTCAGCAGTAGCAATCTCTAAACCAGGATACTTCTCGCAGTACCAGTTACCATACTCCTCATCATCAAGATTGGAGCCAAAGCCCTTAGTTTCATATGTTACATCTCCGCGAGCGTTCACATTAGCGATAAGCTCAAACGGATAAATGATTGTGTCCAGAAGCTCTTCTTCTGCGTAATCTGGAAACTGCTGATCGAGCGGCTGCTCAGGTGTTTTTCGAGTTATCTTCATTAGATGTACCCTCCTGTTTCTTTGAAAATATATAAGCTTCAACATACTGCTGTACAGTTGCTGTAATATTTGTAGAATTATCTTCAAGCCACTTTGTAGTTGATGTTGAAAGGTTCTCAATTATGTGCTCTACTGCGTAGTTCAGCACCTGAGATTGTGTTTCGTAGTTCCATCTGTTATCAGCCTTGAGTTGTGAAACCATTGTCTGCTCAGTGCAATCAACAACTGTAGCTACTGTCTGTGTTAAATCACGAATAGCAGTTTGAAGCTTCTGGTTAGTTGTTTTAGATGTAAGCCATTGCGCAAGCAGCGGGAGTAATACGGTGGTGATTATTGCCGAGGCAATTGTAATCACCGCTTGCAGAATCATAGTTGATACGTTCATGCTGACGCCTCCTTATCTGATGAGGGAGCTACAGGGAGCTCCATGAAAGCTTGATACATATTATCCATAACGCCATTAGCGCCTAACGAATGATATTGTTGGTACATGTTATTGAAGTTGTCCTTGATGTGTATAGGCGCATGCTGTTTTGTTGACCAGAAATCATACTGCTGAATCAGCGCATTACGCAACAGAGCTTGAATGCCTTTTTCTAAAGCTTGCTGTCGAGTTCTGAGCATTTTGATTCTAGCGAGAAGGAATTTAGTGCCGATACCGATTATACCTGAAGATGTGATTACTGTGATGAGAATCGTCTTGAGCGTATCTGACATTGAGCTCACCTCCGATCAATCAAACTCAGTATTGGTTGAATCATTATTCGGAGCTTCTTCCTCAGGCTTAAAAGCTTCTTCTTCCTTCTCTTCAAGTTCCTCATCAGAAACTTGATTAGGAGCTACACTAGGTACATAGTCAAGTTCACGGACGATCCACTTGATAAACTGCTCTGACTCTTTACCGCAGTTAGGACAAATACCAGAAACTGAATCTACTTCCTGATCAGTCTCCATGAGAGCAGAAACAAAGATGCCGTTGCATACGTCACATTGACATATGTAATGATTTGTAATATCATTTTCAACTTCGATATCAGGATCGTCTTCTGTGATATCCTCGACAGAATCCTGCATATCATTAACTGAATCAGCGATGTCGCCAAGAGTATCAGCAATCTGAACTTCTTCTTCTGCGACAATACGCTTTTTCCTACGAGGACGAGTAGCAGCCGTGATCGAATCTTTGCTTCTATCAACAAGTGATTGAGCAAGATCGCCCATACTTTCCGCACCAAGGTAAACATCGTCACCTTCGATAACATACTCTATCGGAAATTCAAATGTTTTACCGTCAGCAGTCTTGATCCTGCACTGCGCATCTACAGAAAAGCTATTTTCATCATCACCTGCACGATATGCATCAAACTTGATAGTATCTAGTTTAAGATCAGTACCAAGCTTCTTAGCCTTCTTGATAGCTTCTGTGATATCTTCTTTAGCATACTGCTTTACAGTCTGCGGAATCATTGCTTGTGAAACTTTTTCGCTCATAGTATGAACACCTCCATAGTATTGTGTTTCATAGATATATAAGGTATATACCAATAGCCCCACCTTTCGGTAGGGCTATCAGTAGAAAGAAGTATATATGAAACGAACATCAGAAGTAATCTGTGATAGAAAGCTGGTCTGCAAACTGTAGCAGATGAACCAGCGGATATTTCTCATTGGATTTCTGCAGCTCATTGTAGGCTGTCTGATGCACTTGCCATGCTCCCATGTGCCATCTAATAGCGCAAGCCATTTCTACTGACACAGGTACAAATCGCTGAAGAATAAACATTGACGTTTCGCCGTGGCCTAACGGTATCTCTTGATCTCGATACTTGTAACTAGGAACCTTAGTCCAGGTACCTGTTGTCTCATCTTTGACGTTTCTCAGATACATCTCATACTTGTTAATCTTGCACCAGTCATGAGCAGCAGCACAAATGATAGCTTGGTCAAGACGAACAAGATTGAACATTGAAGACTCTAGAAGCTTCTGAGCTGACTCAATGACTCTAAGAGTATGAAGCAGCAAGCCCTTTGGGTGTGCGTCATGATACTGTGTTGAGCCAGGAGCTGTATAGAAATCTGTGCTGTTGAGCCAAGTGATGCATTTCGCTACTCTTGCGATAGCTTTGTGTTCGTCTGCGCCATTAGTACTTGTAAGCGAAAGCATTGCACCTGCCAGCAGCTCATTGAATACGCTGTCAGCAGTAGCCGATGTATCGATACCTATGAGCTCAGCAGTAGGAGCTTTCTGAAACTCTACAAGCTCTATGTTGTGGAAGTAGAACAGCTCGCTGATCGGCTTGTAGAATAATGCGCTTTCTGGTCTGTGGTTGAAGAAATCGTTCAAATCAGATTTGAGCAAGTCGTCAATCGCTGAATCTTCGCTGAACTCTGGATGCACTTCGTGAATGACGCTGTAGTCAAGTCGAAACTCAACAATCATTGCTCCGCGCTCCATAAGCGATGTAGCATAATTGCGAACTAAGACAACCTTACCGACAGGCTCACCCTGCGGATCTGTCTCGGTTACAGCAGCCCTGCAGTGCACAAGTAACTCTAAGTTGAGATTAAGCATGCTGTGCGGTATGGGGGTGAACCAGAATGTAAATTCGGTCTTGGGCTTGATATTCTTGATGTCAAACATAAGAGAATTCCTCCTTTGTAGTTAATAACGATTACAACGCTTTCGGGCGTATGCTACCACGGTGCTGACGAAAGTCCTCTCTGTCATGAGCTGACACATCAGCCGAGTTCTCCATATACTGAATGAGGTCTGTATACACCTCACCCCAGGAGTCTTCGTGGTACCAAGGTACCCATCTGTCTGTGATAGTCTCAAACTTCTCTACCTTGAAGCAAGAGGTGCTAGGCGTCACTTCGCGATCGCCCTTGAAAAATGCTTCAGCGCACTGAAGTGTAACTAATGTCTTAGCAGCGAATAAGACGGAGCTGGTAAACACAAGAAAATCGCTGCGGTCAGTAGCTGTTATTCTAATCTCCATAAATGATACCTCCTTGATATCTAAACGAGAATGGCGCTGCTGACGTGGCAGCGCCATGTGTAATATGATTAATAACCCTGTTTGATGACTTCCTGCTCGACAAGCGCTCTAAGCTGCTTTGTACCGAGGAACTTGATGGCCTTGGTGTAGTTGTTAGCAGGACCGGAGTAGCCGTCGCCGAATGTACCTGATACACTCATGCCGTAGATCATGTCTACAAGTAAATCATGAGCGGCAAGTGACGCCTTAGCGTTGATATACTCTTGGTCGGTCTCTGCGTAATCGTACAGCGTATTCTCTAGACCGCCGATGTACTCATTAGCTGCGTGGTGAATGTTCTTCTGCGCTACGCGCACGAGATGATTTCTGAGCATCTCGGACTTGTTGTTTGTGTTCTTCATAATACTTCTCCCTTCACTGAATAACGATGTGTTACCTTAGCAGTAATGCAGCAACTATTGCTGCTGCTCGGCTGTTGGTAGTGTGTTCTACTCTGCGATGCAGCGGCCTGCTGTTAGTAACCTTTGGTGATTTGTGTTATTGTATGTATTATAGCATCTTCTGGGGGTGAAATCAATAGTTTTTCAGAAAATTAATCAATTATTTACGATTCGTTAATCATCTGTTAATCAACTCAAGAATTCTGATGAATCTGGCGGAGCGAACAGGGGTGCGAAACCACACCAAGATTTTTGACTCATTAATGCATGATTAATTCGTTTATTCTAATAACGAAGAAAAGGAACTGCATTTGCCAATTCTACGTTCACAGAGATTGATATATTTTAGTCTACCACCAGGAAAAAGTTTATGTTCGCACGGGTGTAAAACCACACCAACTGCATCATATCTGTATGTTCACACACACAGAAAAACACCTGATGTATCTCTACACCAGGTGTTTCTCTTTGAAAGGATGTTGTATTATTAAGGCGTGTATCTTACTCGCCGAATCCAGCAAGGGAAGTACCCTGAGGCAATGCGATGAGGTCTACTACGATGTCATTGATTACACCAGCGACACAGATGTAGATCTTGCCTACCACGGTATTAGCATTTACATGGTCTACTCCGTTGATGTCTGCGCTCATCTCGATCTTGTAATCGGTGATAGCATTGAGCTGACGCATAGTATCAAGCAGAGGACGAACGCCTGCATAGAACTTTGCATAAGCACTTTCTACATTGTACTGCCATGTGATGCTGATACCAATCTTGTAAACCTGATTTTCTATCGCACCGAAGAGGAAGCGAGTTGAGAGATTTGCAAGAGCTTGATATGTTGCTGGCGGTACTTCATAACAAGTTGAGTTGCCCCAGATATTGATATTGTAATCAGGAATATATGTGATGATGTTGAGGCTTGCACCCTCAAGGTTCTGCCACTTCTTGCGAAGCTTATCAGGTACCTCATAATCCATCTTACCAATCTTGAGGTTGTGCTTTCTGTTCTCAGGAAGCAGCCATTCATACTGTGAAGACTGATTAAGGATCTGAGCTCTCTGAATCATAAGAGCCAGGAATGAAGGTGAAGCTGTTGCCATCTTAGATGTACCAGAATAAGTATACTGGCCCCAAGGCGCAAACAGTGCATAGTGTGTTGTATACAGTGCTGCGTTTCCGTTGCTTGAAAGAAGCATTGAATCTGGGATCTGGATACGAGCAAGCATCTGAGAATAACCAGGATTTGTACTATCTGGATTCCACACAAGACTTCTTGGGCAAGACTTCGGAATGTCGATGTATCCTGTAGCACATCTGCTCCAGAATGCTGCATCCATGATAACTTGCTGTATAGCAGAAACTTCGTTCAATGGATACTGCGCACCGCCGACTGTATCACCGAACATTGCAACATTTCCTGTAATTCTGTAGATGTTCTGGTCGTCCCAACCAGGAGAAATAATTCTCTGAGGATTGTAGTTGAGCTTATCCTTGAGGAGCTGATATACTAGAAATGCTGCATTGTAGCACCACTCCATATGAGCATTAGCAATGATTGAAGCCCAACCACCGCCGATGTTGTTCCATGCATTTCTATATGCACAAGTTGCACCTGCGGGAGTAGATCTAGTTACGCCGAGCTTGAATCCGTCATCAGTTGTGATAGCTGCATCAGTCTGAGCGAGCCAGTTGTATCTGATGGAAGCGAGCTGGAAGCCTTGTACAGCGTATGCGCTGCCTGTTGCAATCTCTTGCGATGTAGCAAAGTAATAGGTATCTTTCTCATACTCAGTACCTTGTGTTACAGGAGTAGCGGTCCATACTTTAGTAGTAGGATCTTGTGTAAGTGAGAAATAATCGTTTGGCCATGTCTGAGATGGTGTGTTAGCTGACTCAAGCGCGTACCAAGTGGTTACTTCAGGTGTACCTGTAGTTGTATGTGGAATATCTGTAGTATCAACAGAGAGTGTATCAGAGCCGCCTGTAAGTGTAACAGAAGTAGCAGTTGTGAATGTTGCATCTGTACAAAGACGATTGAGAAGCACTACATAAGCTGACTCTACCTCAGAGATGTGAGGAACATCGCCGTCTGTATAATTAGGATTATCCAGATCAAAGCAGAAGATGAGATTCTCAAGAGCAGTCATGCTTCCGTCATCGTTGATCGCGTAAACAACCATTGATGTATATTTAGATCCATCACTAACTGATATAGGATTGAGTGTAACTCTAAGGTTATTGCCGAATACGCCAGCATACTTGGCCTTAACGTTGAGAAGCGGAGTGTGACCTGCGTTCTCAAAATTAGCTTCAGCCTTATTACCTGGGCAGACTCTACATACAAGTACATCATAACCAGCAGCAAGAAGTGTGATTGCCTGATGATATGAATAATCCTTTGCTACCTTCCAGTTGCTTGCAGGACCTCTGAATGTAGCTACAAAAGACTCAAGACCAGCTTGATTAGATGCAAAGTGCAACCATCTGGTTTGCTCCATCATCTTGTCAATATTAGCCTTATCACCAGAACCATACTCCTTTGCAGGGTCTGTGTAAGCAGGTCCCCAAGCAGCAGTAATCGGCATAGCAACTGTAGCATATTGAGCATCACCAACATTGAATGTATAGTTCTGCGATATTTCATTAATCGTTATCTGTGCCATCTGTTTTTACCTCCTTCTTCTTTTCAGAAGTTGTTTTTGTTGATTTAGTTGCAGGTTTCTCTTCAGTAGTCTTAGCTGCAACTTTTGTATCAGCTTTATTCTCAGGAGCATCTTCTGTTACAGGTTCGTCAGTACGTATGAACTGAGCTGCATTGATAGCTCCAGGTACGTCCTTAACATCACCAGGTGCAAAAGTTACGCCATAGAATGTAAGCGTTGAGTTCGATATGTTGCGATATCTCACTGTGATCACCTCACCTGAATATTATACATAAAAATATAAGGTTCACATGAGTTGTGAACCTTACTGATGTATATTACTGAGCATGAACCTCAGGGACAATTCGTCTCAGATGCTGTTTAGTATAATGAATCAAGTTGCAGCCAATGGTAGATAGTGGGATTACAGTCTGATAAAGTTTGCCTTCTTGTATGTATCCTAACTGACGAGAATCAGCTTGTATATCAGCATTTGGGTCCTTGATTATTGCAAACCGAATCTTACGCTTTGACTCATATGGCACTGTAATGGTCAGGAAATACTGACGACGGTACTTGAATAGAATCTCTCTGACAAGCTCGTCCATGTCAGCTTGATTAGTTGTCAGAATTGTAAGCGCATATGTTAATGTGATAGGTATTGCATGTTCTGAGTATATGTTATTAGTTTCGTTGTCGAACCCACAAGGTACTCCCATAGTAGCTCGTGTGAAATTAATTAGGTTGGTGTCTACATCGTAATTCTCAGCCCTAGATAATGCGATGACCGGAAACTGAATTTCATCATTCTGTATCTGTGCAGCAAGACCTAGCACACCGTCAGGCTCAATTACTTTGATTACAGGGTGTGCTATGTCTTCATTGAAGCTTTCGTTTAAATCTTTAACGATTGCTTTATCATATAAATAGAGCATCTACCTCACCCTTTCTTCTTTTCATAAGAATCTGTATCATAATAGTGACCGCGATAGTCTGTCTTGTCTTTGATAAAATGATTTGATGTGGTAAACGTCTTAGCTACTTCAGCCTCTGTGCGACCTACTGTTTGCTTTTCACATACAGGAACTACTTGAGCAATCATGTGGTCTGGCGCTTGCATTGAGCAAGTAAGCTCTGTTACTCTGAATACTCTATCTTTCATACCTGTGTATTGTCCGTGTATGTAGAACAGCGAATCTTTCTGCAAGAACGGCAAGTGAAAACTGCAATGCACAAGAAAAGGTAAGTTCTCGTCGTTCTCTACTACCCAACCATATCTACGATACGTCTTGACCTTGGGCGAACCATCGAAGAACACATATGTGCCGATCATATCAGAATAGCTATCTACTACTGCTTCGCCGTGCACATTAGAGTCAGGCATATTTGGGTATTGATACTTGCAAGGTACACCAAGCTTTTCAAGTGCTTCGTCATACTGCTTACGTCTAAGTTCTATGTCTTTACCTATCAAGTTCACGACATATCACCTCACTGTTGATTATCAAGTATATCAGATATGTTAGCCACGAAATTGAGCCAATTCCAAGACCATCGATGTATGTCACGATTGGTTGCATCTGAAAGATTAATAGCAGATCCTGACGAAGTAGCATCTTGAAATTCTTTCCACGAAGCTACATACATATTCATAAGCCAATTTGGGTTCTTCTGCGCATTGAATGCTACTACATACCAGTCAGCTGTTGTAATCTCTGTGCCAGCTTGCTTTCTAACATTCAGCACGCGAAGCTTATCGAAGTTAAGGCCTTGAAGTGATCTAAGAAACTCAATCTGAGAAGTAGGTAGATGCAACTTTTCGTCAAACTCAATGATGAAACCAAATGTATACAGAATATGTATGATTGTTTCTAGCGGCAGCTCAAACACAAGTTCAGACTCGTCGGGCGTTAGATCTGTACCAGAAGCATTTACAAGTGTTGCAAATAGTGTACCTAATTCATCATGCTCTACGCTGATGCACAGACCTGAAATTTCTGTAGTAATCAGATCTGTTACATGTATATGTAGTTCATCACTGTTATTGGACTTAGCAGCAGGAGCCTGGTGCCAGTCTGTTATACTATACCGCAGTTCGTTCGGCATCTATGTTCCCCTCCTCCAGGAAACACTGAAGCTCTCGTTGAAAAGCAATCAAGTCTGATGTATTGATAGCAGGATACGATGAAAAGAATCTTGCTATCATATCTATCTTAAGCTGATAGTAGAGCATCTTAAGTCGATCAGCAGGTATCTCAGGGTGCTTCTCGCAGAAGATAAAATACCTTGTTGTGACAGAACTGAATGCTTTCAGCTGCTCAGGTGGAACATCTGAAACACTATCTAAACTTGCTTCCTTCAGTGTTTTGAAATTTGTACCATTGAATTGTTTTAGCTCTGAGAAGAATACGTGTGAAAGTTTCACATCATTAGTATTCATCACCGCCACCTCCGTCGGTTACTATGTTAACGCTCCAAGATGCAGCAGCTGTTCCGATCTTCGGGAAGGTCTCGCTAAGGATCTCTACAAAACCTTCTTGGTATGTCTGCGGATCAGTTACGCCGTTATCTCTTAAGAGCTGTGCATACTGAATTGCCTGATTGAGCGCAGCATCGCGCTTATCAAACTGTACAGTAGATTGTAGTGTAATGATAGGCTGCATATGAAGCTCAAACTTATCAACAAATCCACCCATGTTACGATTTCTGAAATAAGCATTGAGGCCTTCTGTCCAGCCATCAAGATAAGCTTGCTCAATTCGTTGAAGTGAATTAGCGTATAGTGCAGATCTTTGGGACATTACAGAGCCTGCACCGCCAAGACCCTCATTAGACGAATAGTTCAATGCTTCCTTTGGAATACCAAGTACTGAAAGCTTCTTGGTCTCAAAGTGATCTAACATCTTGTTCTCAGCATCGTTTGCTTCAGTCATGTTAAGGTCTGTAACAGAAATTGGATCTGTTGCATCTACCTTAGGGACATAGATGAAGTTATTAGGTGCTTGCGGATTCAGATAGCTTTCAGCTCTGCCTGTATTGGTATCAATTGAAAGCTGCTGCTCAACAGCATCCTTAACCTGCTGAAGAGTATTCTGAATTTCTTCTTCCTCTGCCTCACGACAGTCAACATTGATAAATTTGACTACGCGAACGAAAGAGGAAAGTAGCAACGCATCTTCAAGTAAGTTAAGAGTCTGTGTAGGAGTTACAGCTGCTTCAAGTAATGGATCGGCAAACTGTATGTCCCAGTCTACTTCGTCACCAGTCTTAGGGTCACGAGTTGAAAGGGAGTACTTACCTAAACATCCACCCAATGAAAAATGGATTACAGCATCTTCAGGGAAGCGAACGAACTCGATTGATTCATCTTCCTCAGGCTTGTACCCATAGCCCTGAGGCTGGCCCTCAGACCAAAGGTGTACAATATCCTCTGGAGGAATCATGTAAGCTGGAACTAAATCGAATTTGTCATCAATAATTGTATTGTTATCAAGAGCTACACCATTTGCGATTCTGTCCTTGGACAAAGTCTTGTACATGAGTGTAGTAGGCATATACGCATTACCAATAGTTGTAAGCTCAACTATGTGGTCACGAACGTATCTGTTCACTTTTAGTCGCTTGAACAAATCATTGATTACATTTGCGATCTCTTCTTTCTCAGAAGTAGCCCAGATAATCTGTCCCGCGCTATTCACTTGTGTAGCATCTGTAGCATAATAAGATATTGCTGTAGCTATCTGCGAGTCTTTCGCAAGAGCTCGCATCATATCTATTTTTGACCGAATTGTAGCTAAATCACTACTTTGTTTCAGGTCTGACGGTCTGAAGAATGTACCTGAAACTAATCTTCGTAAGAAAGATGGTCTACGTTCGTCTCGATCTTGGCGCTTCCACTTCTTACGAAGTCTACGTAATAAGGAGAATGAAGCCATGTTATCACCTCATTGTTATTGTAGGTTCGCAAGGTCCGAATCTAGATCGCACCATGTGAAAAATTCATCTTCGTCAAATATGTCAATCTCTTTCATGCGAGCTTTATAGATAGCTTGGCCGTCTATGTTTGTGCGCGTTGAGCCCACAACTACAGCATTGATCTTGTCATTCCATTCTGTGTACACCTCTGCGGAATAACTGCGAAGGAAATCAGCTATTTCATTGATTGCACCACGTTTGAATCCGCCAGTGATGAAGAACCGTTTATTTCTGAAGATTGGTGCACCATTGTAGCTTCTACCTGTACCGGTTACTGTAAGGTTAGGTAGCATCAGCACAGCAGCTACATCAGAAGCATTAGCAGGCTCACTCAGCCAGCAGCCCAGCTTAGGGGCATCAGTGTGATGAAAATTGAGATCAAACTCAGCTCTGTCGAAGTTTGTGACATAATACTGAAATGTGGTTACGTTATTGTTGCATCTATTTGCAAATTCTTCAAACACATCATTACTCCTGATAAGAGATATTGGAATCAAAGCTCTGAGAATGTTTGCAAGAGTTGTTGTAATCTCCATGTGCTCAAATACAGGAAGCGTGAACACATCTGTTAAACACATGAGATGTTTTGATGCTATCTTCTCGGACCACTCATCATCAGAATAATTGATAGGTAAATTAAACATATTAAGCATTAACTTAATACGTTCAACTAATCTAGATGTGCAGTGTGTGTCAGGACAGATAGTTTCAATACCAGGTTGTACCTTATACTGTTTACCACAGTATGCACAAGTGATAGTGTTAGACACATGTGATTGTTTGTGTTTACCTGTTGGGACTGAAAGCAATACTGTACCTATTGCATCAAGCAGCACCATAGCGCCTTTCTGGATCTGATACTTGTATATATCATACATAGATACAGCTATGTGCTCACCGGAAGTATTATACAGCGTAGCATGAACAATACCAGTTGCAGCATCTGTATCAACTTGAACTCTATCAACCTCTAACTGATGCAGATCTGTTGTATACCAAGACTTCTCTCCGTTCATCCATGAAACATAGTTCATAACTACCTTTGTAGAGAAAATCCATGTGTCAGCACTGAACCAAGAATCCATGATTGCTTGAGATACACCTGCGAAAGGAACTACCCACATAGGTAATGTCTTGAATCCGTATGTACTCAACACATGATTGATTGATTGTATATTGTGGAACGCTATTGCGTTACTCTCAATGTATGCAGCATAAAATTGATAAGTAGATGGATCAGCGTCCACCATATCATTTACGATGTCTGTCGAGACGGTACCTTCTTGAAAGATTATACCTTGTGGTACTATAACACCTACAACCCATGTGGTACCGCCTGTAATATTAATTTTCGTTGGCGCTACAGCATTGTCAATAAATTTGTTCATCAGCTTAGGCGTTACATCTTGTCCCGAAGGGTACACCCCTGTGTAGATTTTTTCGATGTTACCTTCTGAGCTGTACTGTATTGTTATCAGTACACCATAAGGTACAAGTGTTACTGTTGCACCTGGCTGCAATGATGTACAGCAATGAGGTGCTTTGATTGGACTGAAACGGTTTTCCATGTCCTACCTCCTTAATATATTTTGAATTTGCCCATACCTGGAAGACCAGGAAATCTTGGTGTTGGTTTTGATGCGCTTCTGTTTGTCGCATTTACATTTCTGATAGCTGATGCTATCTTTGTTTTCGGCACAAGTATACCTTCGTTGTACTTTATAGCTTGCCATACTGCACCTGCAAAGGAGTCAGCAACATCCTTTCCTGACCCAGTTGGGTGGTCCACACGACGTGAGATAGCGTCTTGTTGTAAGTGAATGAGTTCGTCTTGGAGTAACTGTACATCAAGCATCTCTACACGTTGCTCAGCAAACAGCGACCTCAAGCATTCATAACCATCTGGTGTTCTATCAAGCGAGATCTTCTCCTCTTTGAAACCATTAGTATCAAGTAGCTGACCCATGTATTCACTCTGGAACTGGTCTCGACTAACTACATGTATGTGTAAGCCTATTTTTCTCAGCCATAAGATGAACTTGAGTATCTTATCATATGGGATCTTATCACCGCGAGGTGCTTGTATTGCAATTGAGAAGCCATGACCTACTACAGGCAATGACATTGTTTTAGACTCCTGTCCTGGTACAGTGACTTCTACGTCTTTTCTACCTATGATGCCCGCACCAGATATACCAGCACGGTCTGTATTCAGCGCAAGGTCAAGATGTATATACAACCCTGCAGCTTTAATTTCTGGTGTGATGTCTTCTATGTGGAAGAATTCTTCAATAGAGTAAGAATCGTGTACACCGATTTCAAGAATATCTTGATGGAATGGATTTCTACGCTTCTTTGTGATGCATGCGGTGATCAGTTCTTGTGTGATAAATGACATAGAACCTGGAACAGCTACACCCGCTAGGTCTCGCAACGCTACGTTGAAATCAGCTACGAAGTCCGACCTCATGTCGATAGGAGGTGTCATCAATGCATAACCTTGCTGCTTTAGAGCATTGAGATCTTCTTCACTTGTTTGGTTATCAGGCACTACAAAGCCTTTGTGATGCCGGTCACCTACAGCAATGTAGAATTTCTTCTCTGAGAATGTGCCAGGTGGTAGTACTTCCCATTGTGGTGCACCAGATACGTGCATGTGCTCAGCAGCACCAGCAGCCATCTGCTCAGCGATATAATCTTCCATGAAGTCACTATCACTACGCTTAGACGATGCTGCGAAAATCTTACCGAAGACTTCACCGCCGTGCTTAAATGTACCTTTCACACGAGTTGACAATACGTTGTATACTTCTCGCATACGAGTTTTCGCTTTAGTTACATCACGAATACCAGCTTGTGAGAAGTTGATCTCGTCCATAGCGCAGCAGTTATGAGATATGAAGTGTGATTTGTCCTTTATAATGAAATTATGGTGAGGCTTGATGTCAATTACATCATACAGCTGTACTGGCTCACGTGTATGCAATACTACTTTAGTAGCGGTGACCTTCACAGGTTTGCTTTGATAGCATAGAAGCGCTTCACCTACTGCGAAATCGCTAAGTGACTTATACTTGTTGAGCGATGTAAGCATCAGATGATCTTTTGATCCCTCAATGCAAGATCCATCCTCAAGCGTGAGCTTTACTGTAATGTGCGTAAGCTTTGTGCATTGCACCTTAGCTTTTGAAAACTCAACTCTTCCTGCAGGGTCATACTGTGCAATCTCTACTGCTGTTTTCTTCTTAGCGAGCTCACCTAATGTTTTGTATCCATCTTTGGTGAGTACAGATGTTTCAGCAATTAAGCAGTAAACATGTTTACCAAGACCATGTGCATAAGAACTACCGAAGTCGATAGATACTTTACCGCCATCAGGAATGTAATATGAGTTTTCTTTAGAGCTGGACATTCGTCCATTTTGTAAGAACCAAGGGCTTGCTGCTATCGTGTCGTTAAATTCTCGAAACGCTACGCCCCTAGCTAATTCTTCAGTTAGATTAAAGAATAATACACTGAATTGTGTAACATCTTTTTTACCAAAAAACGCTTGCGGATTACGCAGACACATCAGCTTATATAGCATATATGCCATACCTGAGTTGAACGTAGACGTCTTGCCGATACGAGTAGCACCAGTAAGTATCCACTCATAGAATTTATTGCCTGCATCAAATACGGTGTGTAATTCGTTTCGCCAGAAAGGATATACAGCTGCTCCGTTGCGGTTTGTTCTACCTAGATACAAATCATCATTTAAGAATGTGTCGATGTCAACTGGGATCTCCTTATAATCGGCAAGCCAGATATCAGTATATGTAGGAGAGTAGCCCATATCAGAATCACTGAGCTCTTTCAGGATCTGCATCAATATTTTCTGTTCATCAGGTGTACAGCTATGATATATCTTGTAGATCTTCTCAGGTATATCGTCAAACAGCATTTTCTGCCTCTTCTTTCTCTTTCTGCAGCTCCATGATAATTGCTTTCGCAGAAGTACGAAGCCTATCACGAGACTCAGAAGGGAGTATCTCTATACCTGTTGTAGCTACTTGTGTAGCATTTGATGCTGTTGTGATTGTTAAATCAAGAGCACTGAATGTGTCAATACTGAGATAAGGCTGCAGCAACTTATGACTTTGTATCATTGCATCTTGTAGACGCTCCTGGTAGTTCATAAGCAGCTCTATAGTTGATAGACGTGTTGGGTCAAGCCGATCTAACTGCTGTTCAATTGCATCGTATAGCTTAGCCTCTATTTTGTCCATCAGGTCCAGATATCTGACGATTCGAGTCATCTGGTGTTCAACACGAAGCGCAGTAACCATCTGGACTGCGCTTTTAGGTGATATGCCATTTTCATCAGTACACGCCAATAAGGACGTCCTCATGCGTTCAACGTCCTTCTTGAGTTTTGTATCTAACGGATTCACTACAGTGTAGTCGTTGAAGGTTTCAGCGGCCATACCTACGTCACTTCCTTATTTTGCAGTTTTCAAATCAAGTAAGATTACACTCAGATTAGCAATAGCGTCTCTTGCAGCTTCGTCTTTTCCTGACTCCATGCCGAGAGCTTCAATTGCTGACTGTATATATGAAATTGCTTCATCGTAGTTAGCTGTCTTTTGCGTAGCAGCTGTAACTGGTCTTTTCTTTATTCTCATTGTATTCATACTGCGTTCACTCCTTGGAATGTTTTGAGCGGAATTGCTGTATCACAATCAAGCGCATCTCTGAATGCACCAAACTGTTCTTGCAGCTGCTCGTCTTGCTTCCACACATCTGTGAAGCGTATTGCTCTTTCAAGCGCATCAAGTGCTTTCTTGAGCTCTTCCTTATCTGCGAAAGCTGTGAATGTTAACACCTCAAGATCAGCGATGAGCTCTACAATGTCATATTCCCATATGTAATTGCGAAGTAGCTTATATAGTTGAATATATCGATTCTGTAATTCGTTGAAACTCATAAGTTCACTCATGCTTCACTCATCTCCTTTGTTAGCTGATTTACTAAGTTTTCTATATCAAGAGCTGAAGCTGCTGTTAGCTGCGATAGCTCTCTTTCAAGCGATTCATCTGCGCGACGCAGAATACCATGTATGATTATATCTTGCTTAGGTGTTGATTCAATCAGTTGAATGTGTTGTTTCACTGTATCTAACACATGAATCACTCCTTAGACATTTCATCACGTATCTTATACACAAGCGGTTTGTACTCATTTGGTACTTGAAAGATTGTTTTCTTCTGTGTGATGTACACATCATAGTACCATTGCAGAGCTGTAATGCTGTTCTGTAACTCATCAAGTGTAGGTATTCTGATTACCTCTCCACCAGCTACATGACACAATTTCGCTACTGCTTCATCACTTTCAAGTATAGTGAACAGCTCTGGTAACCACGCATACTCGTCCATGCTGTGCAGAACTTGCATGATTGTAAGTAAGTAGTGAAAATCATTCTGTTCAGGTAGCGGAAGCTTGAGTTTCATATGGTGCACCTTCTACAGTGAAGACAATCGCATTATTTGATCTAGCGAGTCTGTTGAATGTGAGCTCTGTGAAGCCTTTAGCTGCAAGTAAGTCTACAGCATCTGACATCACCTTGTTAAGGTTTGTATCGTCATTGTAGTATACCCAGAGTTCATCACCTTTGAGCTGAACTCTGTCTACGCCAGCTGTTCTTGCATCATTGTTGAGCTCTCGCTTAGGAATAGTTTCTAGATTTTCTTTCTTGAGCTCGTCACTAAGCTCTACACCTGCTGCATCGTCAACTGTTTCTTCACCAGTGATCATCTGCTTTTCAGAATCTGTAGAAGCTTGTGCTTCATCTGGTTCACCAAGTGCATCGTCTACTGCTTCTGAGAAAGCAGCTGTGTTTGCATCAGGATTCTCTTCACCTTCAAAGTCATCTTCATACTTCTCTGCAAGCGGTTCATCAAGCATAGAAGGCATTCCACCCCCGCTGAAACCACCAGCACTGGGACTTGAATGTGAAGGACCAGCAGGAACGCCTTCCTGTGGTGCAGCAGCTTGAGCCTTTGCTTCAGCTTCAGCAAGCTTCTTAGCTTCAGCTTCCTGAAGTAATGTAAGTGCATCAGGACCTAAATACTGTTTGATTTGAGTTACAAGTTGTTGATTGATTGGATTCTGTACTGCAGCGATAATTCGCTCAGGGTGTTTGCAAGCTTTGAACATCTTACAAGCGAATATTGAACTCATCTTTTCAACCACCCTTTCTATTAATAATCACTATATCCTGTTTCAAGATAGCGCACAAGTTTCTGACGCATTTCTTTGATTGTGTCTGCGTAGAAATCTATGAGTCTACCGTCATCGCCCCATTGGTCTAAGCCTTTGAGTGTAACTTCATAATTGTATTCACTATAGCTACCAAGTCTATCGGCAGAGTATACATATGGGATCAGCTCATCAGGTACTGCCTTGAAAATTTCTTTATCTCCATAGTATCTATGGCCAAGACTGTCAAGACGAGCAGCATTCTTGAGCTCAGAAGCAATGTTATATGTCCAATCATACACCTTCTGTTTAAGTTTAGGCCAGAGTCGTTTGGTGTTTTCATCTGCGTTCTGATTGATATCAAGCTTTAAAGTAATATCATAGCCTTGCCACCCGTGACTGTAATACTTAGAATTAAGCGGTACACGAGCCTCATCAAAGAAACATTTTAGCCAAATAGAAATTGTATCAGCAGATTTAGCCTCTATTGATTTAAGAGAAAACTGAGTAATGATGCTATCGTCTGTGACATATTTCATGTTCATCTTTGTGATATAATCTTCAAGTAAAGGATATATGTTTTCGGCAACGACAGGAGTCATGTCCTTTACATCATCATAATGAAGCTGCCTCGGCGCTGCATCTATACTGAAAGCACTATGAATTTTTGACTGATAAGAATTCCAGCTATCGTATGCATCACCATCTATGATTGCAACTACATGATTGCTGAATAACGCTTTAGGATCTTTATTTGTGAAAAGCAGATAGGTGCCAGTAGGATGCTCCTCACAGAACTTTTCTACAGACGAAGCGTCATATGTGCCGTCTACAAGACCTACACCGCCGTTACGTCTGATATATTTATCAAGCGTAGTGTACGCATTATTTTGATAAGCTTCACCATTACGAACCATCTTGTTGAGTTCGTTCTTGACTTGGTCATAATCTTTTCTGAAAGCAAGGGCAAGAGCTCGTTTGTAGCAGTCGCCTACGCGCTTACCGCTTGAGTTCATGTTATAGTATTTTAATGCAGCTGTAACTGATCTGTGCATTAGGATTCACTCCTGTCCATATAGATGTATGGTTTCTCTGGATCATCATTCTGTAGTGAATATGCGAAGTATAAAGGTATGACTTCAGCTGTTACAGGATTTAGAAAATCAAACCTGTAGAAGTGCAGACCTATTTCGGTATTGAACAATGTGGAATCTATCTTTAGCCAGCAGTTTCTTCCTTCACGAGTGATTTTCTCCGTGAAATCAGGGAGAGCTCCGTCTGCAACTTGCATATTAACCACACCAGTGAGGTCTATATATGGGCTGAGCACTGCAGGGATCTGTAGCCACATGTATTCTTGTATGTCTTTGATATTGAAAACACGAGTATGTGCGAGAGCATCATTGTGTGAAAATAGTCTGAATTGTCGTAGATAAGCCATACTGAAACCTCCTTGGAAATCTTCATATTTATTGTAGGTTGTATGCGAAAGTAGACTTTTGGTGCCTATGACAGGAGTCGAACCTGCACTCTTGCGAGGCGGATTTTGAGTCCGCTGTGTCTGCCAGTTTCACCACATAGGCATAGCCCTGCAGAGCAGGGCTGAGCTGTTAATTCTGTTTATTTTTACAACGTGAACAGTCCCAGAAGCAATCATGGTCACGATTACCAACTACATCCATGTAATTCTGATGGTAAACAGCACCACAATCATATTCGTAATCATATGCGTTGCATTCTGCATCGCCAGTGAGTGTTTCACGAACTTTGTTGGTTGGGTGCTGACCACAAGCAGGTTTATTTTCTACAGCCATAATGCCACCTCACTTATTAAGTGTTCCGTCGTCGTTGAGTCCGTTTGCTCTGAATGCTGCAAGTCGGTCAATACATGTGCCGCACTTACCACAACCACCAGGTACACCTTCGTAGCAACTATGAGTCAGCTCATAAGGTACTGGCTTCTTAAGAGCAAGACCTGTAGCTACTACTTGAGTCTTATTCATCTCTGCAAGTGGGCCTTCAAGCTCTATGTTTCCATATGTGCCGATTTTGATAGCTGCTGCTTGCGCCTTGATAAACGCTACTGAGCAGTCTGCGTAAGCTTCACCTGCTGCATCATCAGCATGGGCACCGTAGAAGAGCTTAACAGCTTGATTCGGAAATACACTATCAGCGAAAGCAGCTGCTACTGAAAGCATTGTACCATTTCTGTAAGGTACATATGTAGTAACGCGACCGCTGCCGTTTTCTTCCATCTGCTCTGCATAAGACTTCTCAGGGATCGCCTCTGTACTCTGCTTGAGCAATGCACAGTTGCTATATTGCATTACGTTAGTAATATCTATGTGGTAGAGCTCTACGCCAAAGTAAGCGCAGATTTTCTCTGCACTTTCTTGTTCAATTTCATGCTTTTGACCATATGTAATACCCAGAGCTTTTACATTCTCAGCACCATACTTATCTACAGCTATGCCGAGGCAAGTAGCAGAGTCCACACCGCCTGACACGAGAACAACAGCTTTGATTGAATCGTCCATGATTATTCCTCCTTATATGCTTTGAAATGGAACTTCTTGTTAACTGCCCAGCCATACTTTATAGAATTCCATATGGCTGTGGAGTTTCTAGGTAGACCTAGTGCTTCAGCTGCATCAGCTCTAGAAGCGTATATAACACCAGTTTCTATGCAGATAACTGATTTAAAGTTTGCTAAAGACGCAGCATGAAGCGAAGCAAACAATTGAGTCTGGGTTGTCAATCCAGTAGCAATTGCATGGCGTATATTTTCTTTAGAAGTGACCCATTCTAGATTTTCCACACAGTTATTTGATTTATCACCATCAATATGATTTACTTGAGGTTTGTTTTCAGGATTAGGTATGAATGCTTGCGCTACAAGCCGATGAACTGCCGCAGTTCGTTCTTTACCGTCCCGATTCAACCCAACCTTATGATATCCAAATTTGTCTATATCATGGCGTTTGACGCATTCACGAATGCTACGAAGTCTACCTGAAGATGTCAATACAGTCCTTGCTAAACTTTTCACATCGCCTTGATTTGATACTTCATACAAGCCTTCATACCCAACTACAGGTTTCCACTCGATCATGTGAGAAACCTCCTGCTGCGAACACGATTCTTAGGGTCATATGGGTGAGCTTTCACCCAATCCAATATGCCTCGAATACAAACCGCAGATCTTGCGTTGTGGTTCTCTTGACACTCTTCAAGCGTCACATTCAAGCTGGCTAAATAAGCTTTCAATTTATTTAACGCCGCCTCGTCTGCTACATCCACAAAACTCATATTACTTTTAGTTTTAGAGGATCTAGACTTTCTTGACAATGAAATTGTACCAAAATCAGGAGTAAAAATTTTATTATAAGCAGCTTGTAATCTATGTGAAACTGAATCTGCCGAGAATGCAGGGTACTTAGAAAGTGCATCAAGGCTTGTCATTCCAAAGTAATGCACCCTTACATCAGGATTGTTTGACTGTGAAATGAAGCTTGCCACCTCACCCATATACTGATTTTTGATGTTCTGCGAAGTATCATTCGCAGGACTGATTCCAACATATGTAAGCGGTTTTCCATTTTCGTCTCGCCAGTCAAGCATATTCTTCAGAGTAGAAAATGGCTCGCCGAAATGGAATACGGGTACGAGTTTCTCAGGAGATTTCATCTTATGGTACATATACAGAAAATTCTCCCAAGACTTTCTTGACGATTCCGCATAGTCTTCAGCAGACTTCGCCTTACCGAATGTACCAGGAATTGTATCTACTTGAGCTACCATCTCGATGTACTCGTCTATGCCGTTAACATACTCGATGTATTCATCTATATCAACTTTAGCTTTTCCTGTATGCACAGAAAATGCACCGGAGTCGATAAACAGTGTCTTCACTATGCCGTTCTTTCGATGCTCTATCATCTCTTTGATAGAACTTCTATCAAGTTGAGATACTAGCACATCAAGCGGCTCAAATCTGGGCATCTGTGTAAGGTACTCAACCATCTGTTTAGTTAAATTACCAGACAGTACATATCGCATCTAGCTATCTCCTTTCGCGGAATATGAGTATATTGTTTCAATGCGCTCTAGGTGTGTGACCGATTGCTTTGTCCATCACAGCAAGTTGACGCAGCATCTTGAAATCTTTATACTGTTCTGTTGCGTATGCGGAATATGGAAGGATACTTATGCCTCCGCGTGAGTTGAAGTCGCCATACACCTCAAGATATCTAGGCTGTAAGAACTCCACTAAATCTTGCATGATCTGATGCACACAAGTTTCATGAAAAGCTCCATGCTGCTGGAATGAAAACAGATATAATTTCAAAGACTTGCTTTCAACTAGATACTGATCTGGTATGTATGAAATATAGATTGTTGCAAAGTCTGGCTGTCCCGTTTTTGGGCATCTTGAACAAAACTCAAACGCATCAAGCGAAACGATGTCGTCGCTATCGCGATGGTTATTCTCAAATTTCTCAAGTATGCTTGGGTCATACTCATACTTATACTTTGTATTCTGATTACCAAGAAGGGATACGCCCTCCAGATTCTGGTGTAATTCTGCCATAGCTGTTTACCTCACTTATTATTTGTTCCGAGCACGCCGCGAGCTGCTCGATCTTCAACACGTTTATTCATCCAGAGTAAAGCTTCTTCAATGTGTGTCAATGCAATTGCATTTTCACGAGTTGAGAATTCTCCGCTCTGAAAGCCTTTGAGTCGGTCTCTGACAATCTCAAGAAGGTCTACATCAAGTACACCAAGTGTGCTGTTAGGCTCAAGTCTAGGTCCATGCTGGAACTGAATTGTAGTTACCTCATCACCCTGTGTGCAGACTTCGTATGTATGATTTGCATTACCTGCACCTGGTTCGTCAACTGCGTAAACCTGGTTCAAGTTGTTATGTTTTTGAATAGTATCAAGTACTCTTCTCATTGTTATCACTCACCTTACTGTATATTTACAATCTAATAAGAATCTCGCCAGTACTGCGTGCTGCGCTATCTGACCCGCTGCAAGCTCTTGTAAACAGCGATAGCATACTGCCCAATACTTCGGATTTGTATACATGATATAACGAATCAGAATGCCTAGTGGTATTGGTTCGTTATCTTCAAACTTCTGGAACTTCCACATCTGGTTGCTTACAGCGTCATTGCTCGCAAGCAGAGACGGTAGGCTCTCAAGGTACAACGCTTTTGCTGAGCCAATCTCAAACAGCTCGTCTACATCTTTAAAAGATCTAACGATGTTCCAGATTGATTTCTTCTCAAGCTGAAAATACAACTCAAAATTTTTATCACCAGCATACTTCTGTATGTCTTCACGAGTAATTGTCCCTATAGTTAGCACTGTGCTTCTACTTACAATAGTATCAGGGACACGCTGTGCTGACGTACAAGTTACAATGATGTAGACATGAGGCAGTGGCTCTTCTAGAAATTTCAGAAGTGTATAAGATGCGCTCTTAACACCTTGGTCTAGATTTTCTATGCAGATTACTACAGGAGTAGATATCTGATAGCATTCTTCAATTGCCTCTCTGAGATCCTGCACCTTAGGGGCAACTATCTGAAAGTCATTGCACTTTAAACATTCAGCAAAGTATTTTGCAAGCGTTGTCTTGCCAGAACCCTGAGATCCTTCAATCATGATGCTGTGTCTATCATAGTTCTTAAGCTGCTGAAGCTCTTTCTTGACAGCAGCTTGGCAATCAAATTCAAGAAACTTCATTAGCCCACACCTCCAAGTTAGGTACTGGTGAAATACGAACTAAGCTGAACAAATATGTTAGCTGGTCTTTCATGTCAACAGCATACTTACGTGATTGCTGAAGCAGAAGAAAAGCATTGTTGAACATAAAATAAATATCGGTTACGTTCCAGAGGTTTACATACGGCCTCAGCGGATCATCTCCGTATTTTGTACCGATAAGTTTCTCAAGCGTAAGCATTGTACTCATGACTGTATACAGAAGCAGACCTAAGTCATCTTCATAATGATCTAGAAGCGTAACTAAGCAGTTGAAATCTCTTGCTGCAAGCGCAAGTTTGATATTGTCCTCTGTACTAGAGACCTTATAGCCGAAAGCATTAGCAATAGCTGCAGGAGTAGCTTTACTCAGATACTGAGGTGAAGCATATTGTAAGCAATTACAGATACATCTACAGAGATTATAATCTGATGTAACGCTAACTACATTCTGAATGACAGGTTGTGAAAGTGAAGGGTAGTCCTTTATGAGATATTGTACAACATAAGCTGGATTGACAGGATCTATACGAACTGTGTACTTCGTGAGAAACTTCATACATTTCTGCACTTGTTTCTCGTCCTCATACAAGCAAACAATTGTGCCAACAATGTTGAGCTTTTCTAGCTGCTCAGCTTGCTTCTCGTTCAAGTTTCGTACAAACTCTTCGTCATATCGAACTATGTAAAGTGCAGGTGAAAGTGGAACAATCCTGCGACCTTGCATCAGCTTGAATACAGACTCAGCAGACTCAGCTTCTACTGCTGAGCCATAGTGCTCTTTCATCATATCAATGTACTTGCACTTCAAGCCGTATTCATGCCCACCGAAAATATATAGTTTATCAGGCGTATTTGAAAGGATAGCTTTACCAACCTCTTGTATGGTAGCCATCACATCACCCCCACAAAAAACATATGTCTGAATGTTGCTAATGGCATTATAGCGAAGCCTACATTCTGTTCACTGTGTTTACACATCATCAAGAAATGTTTGTGTGGTGTTGAAATGTTATCAGGAACAAAAGATACAGTAGATTTGTTTATCCGCAGCTTAGGCTCGGATATTACATACACGTCATGCGCACAAGGCAAGGATCTGATATCAACAACAGCCCAAGTTCGCTCAATCAGTTGTGTTCCGTCATCAGTAAACAACACAGGAGTTTTGAAATTGGCCATTGCTTCAGCTGTAAGTTTCTTCCATACTGATAGGCTGAATGAAATTCTTACTTGCGGAGCTATGTGAGTCTTACATTCTGCAAGAAAGTTATCAGATTTGATGTCGCCCTTGTCAAAATCTCGAGCTCCACTGGCTGGAACTAAAGTCCAGCCGAGATATCGAGCGATCATTGATTCTTGACGTTCTGAATATACTTTTGTAGCATCAGGCATACTCATCACCTATATCTGAGCCCTTTATGTTTACGTCTATGTATTCTTTCAGCTCCTGAAAATATTCCTGGTTTTGCTGTAGGAATTCATATACTCTTGCCATACCGTTTACTTTAGCAAGTTTACCATTGATTTCAAGCGGTTGTTTTGTTTTGATATCAAGAAATGTAAACCAAGCTCCACCTTTCTGTATAAGGTGGTAATTATTAATAGCAAGTTTTGCATAGTCGAAATCAGGACGAATACCTGACTGACACATCAGAATATACTTAGCATTCTTTCGGTCAAATGGTGCTGTCTTCTGCTTCAGCAGCTTAACAGTAACATTGTAGCCTGCAGGGTTCTCAGCGCTCGATGGTAGATCATTGCCTAAGAAGTCAAGCGGTGAACCAAGCCTAAACAGCATACGAAGCGAAGAGTAGAACTTGATTGCTTTACCACCAGGTGTGCTGATAACATATGGGTTGTCCATGTTATCACGAGTCTGATTGATTAGAAGCAGCGTAGAATCATATCGAGTTAGAAGCGATACAATCTTCCTGCAGAATACTGTCATCAAGCCTGCAAGTGAAGCTACAGTTCTTTCACCATATTTCTTTTCAAGCTCTGCCTTAGTTACAAGCGTAGGGATAGAGTCAAGCACACATAGACCAAGCTCACCAGAGCAGACTAGATCCTCTATTGTCTGTAAGAGTGACTCAGCATCAATATCAGGCGGTTGCATGATAAGCATCTTGTCTTCTTGAATACCTAGTGTACTGCTCCAAGCAGCATCAAAACCATGCTCAATGTCAATATACATGACACGCTTAGGTCCCCTATCCATGAGGTCCTCAAGCGCACTAGCAGCAGTCTTATCACCTTGTGAAGCTTTCTTTCTAAGAGCATCACACTCTGCTTCAAATTCAGCTTCGAACACTTTGATGGCATTCTTGCAGATATCTACGCTTGTCGTCGACTTACCAGATCCGGGCTCTCCAGCAAATTCGGTGATTCTACCACGAGGTATACCACCATATGTAGCCCAGTTGAGCAGAGGGCTCGAAAATGGTATCTTAGGTGCATCAGTGTTTGTTGCTCCTGACATAAGCGTAGGGCAATCCCACTCACGCGCTTTTTTCTTGAGTATATCGTCTATCATGCCCACTGTATCACGCACCCTTCACATACTTAGGGAGCTTATCTACTGCAGATTCTGATACAGGCATCACGTTCTCAGTAGCACGTCTTCCGTCCCATATCTTCTTAGCACCCATGATAAGTTCACGAGAGAACGAAATCTCATTCTCTACACGTGTGATTACAGATGAAAATGCTGACGAAAGCACCTTACGCTCAAGCATAGCTGATTTACGAGCTTCAGCAGAAATAGCTTCTGCGTCAACTGCATTCCTGAGCTTTACTACCTCATAACTTAATCTGAACTGATTGAGAGCTTCAGACACGTCAAACAGATTAATAGGTAAGGAAATCAGAATCCAGTTAAGTGCGTCATCGCTGATTGGCTTAGTAGTGTCTTCAAGTTTGCGGAACAGCTCACGAGATTCTTTGAAGTACTTAGCGAATTTCTCATCATACTGCCTGTTGCACCAGTCAGCAACTGATGTGATGTCTGCTGATACTTCTGCAAATACTTTATCCATATCCATAGGTATCACCTCTTCGTCTCACACAAGTATGTAAGTGCAACCTCTTGCTGGTAATTAGTACCTTTGAGCTCATGTACGAGCTTCAGCAGTACTTGAGATAATCGTAAGCATACAGCTGAATGTGCTTCAGTGTATTTAGAGATTTTGTCTACATAATGTGCAGGAATCATTGTTCTTGATATATCCTTGAGTTGGATATATTTTACAATATTTATAACGAATGAATGGAAACCTTCAAACCATTTGACAAAATTTACACCGGAGTTATACACCTTGTCTACCAGGTCTGTGATTTTCTCGTTGTTATGCTTTGTGATTGCGCTAAGCATGGCGAAATAATCATCATAGCTCGGAAGGTTCAGTGCAGCAGCTACAGATTCAGAATTAATCTCCTCACTGTAAGCAAGCACCTGATCTAGGTTAGTTAAACTGTCGCGCATACCACCATTAGCTAATTTAGCGATCAGTGCAATAGCATCATCAGTATAAGTGATATGACGACCTTCCTTATTTTCACAGTCGATGACATACTTCAATCTGTTGATGATACCGTCTAGGCTGATCTTAGATAGCTGAAATGTCTGTACACGAGAGAGGATAGTAACAGGAATCTTCTCAGGGTTAGTAGTACACAGCATGATTACAGACATAGCAGGGCTCTCCTCTAGTACCTTGAGCATAGCCTGCCAAGATTGTGAAGATAGCGCATGACACTCGTCTATGATAAAGATCTTGTACTTACTACCAATCGGGTATGTTTTTGCTTGAGATAAGATCTCACGAATTTTCTCAACACCGCTGTAAGTAGCTGCATCTACTTCAATGATATTACCGGTGTTACTATTAAGCTGATTGCCGACAGCACGACAGATAGTCGTCTTTCCACAGCCTGCAGGCCCAATAAACAGGAAGTTTCTATTGGTTAATTCGGACTCACACATCTTCTCAATGATGTTAACAACTAGAGATTGTTCCACCATTTCAGACAGAGTCTTAGGTCTGTATTTAGTTGCTAAGGACATGTTACCACTCCTTACATCTTTTTTGGTATTCGCAGTTCCTGCACATGTAATCACTATATGCTGTGATTAGCTTTTCAGGTGCAAGGTTATTTTCTGCGTAGTACTGTATTTCGGTCATGGAATCAAGCACAGTTTGCTGTATGCTTTCAGGTACTGTGTATTCAAATATCTTGCGTTCACCAGTAAGGCGTGATTCATATATGAATAACACTCGAGGTATCTGAAGCATTGTAGCATATGCGTTAGCTTGATCCTTGTGTATCTGCTTCACATCAGTGAGATCTTCAAATACTTTATGATCACATGTTTTGATTTCAAGTAAGTAGATCACATTATCAAGTCTCATGATTCCATCACATGCGAAATGCATAGGCGGAGATTCTATTGAGACTTTAGTCTCATACCCGTTTGCTTGTAAGGTATACTTATATGGGATTGGATGCAGGCTTAGGTAATCGCTAACGCTCAGCCAGTCAGCGCCAAGCATTTCAGATAGATTTTCTTGCAACACCTGATGGCACGCTGTACCTACCTCAGCTGTGAATTCTAGCTGCATATCAGGATTCTCAAGCGTATCGCAGGGCACACCGCGTAGGCGGAACCAAGATTTACGCTTGCACCGCATACCTGAAGGTACAAAGACCTGAGATTTCGGCTCAGCGTATTTCTTGATCACCTTTGCCTTCGCAAATGTCTCATAACGAGAATACAGCTTGCTTGCTGCAAGAGAGTTGAATCTAACTAACTTACTGAAATCAACTTGTCGGAAGCTACTCATTCCTCGTCCTCAGCTGCTGAAATAACTACCTTGAGGGCGTTACTATCAACATTAATGCCGACGAGTCGCTTATCATCACCATCTATGTTATACGCAGGGCGAATGATAATGCTTTCTTCTGAACAATTTGACATGATAGACTTCAAGTCCACAATCTTGAATGGAAGCTCATAATCAGCAGATGTGCCTGTAGTTTCAAGCTCTGCGTTTACATGCTCACCAACCAGCTTGAGCTGATTATTCTCAGAGATGAGAGATACTGTTTCTTCAGTGCTTGTAGACAGAAGGTCTGCCTGACTGAGTATCTTCTGAATAGCTACAACTTTTACAGTATAGCCAGACTCATTAGAAGCCAGCATAGGCATGATAAGATCGGTTCGATAACTGCCCATATCTGGATCCGACTCATGCTTAGGTTCAAATTCTGTTGTATAGGAGAAACTATCACCTACATACTTGATTACAAATGTCTTCTCAAGCGGATAGAGCTTAGCTCCATCAGGAAGCGCATTGAACAGATTGATAATAGTATCTGTAAGCAAACAAGTACGACCCAGTGTACCTTTACTTGAGTGTGTGAAAAGATTAAGCTGGAAATCACCTGCGAGTACGTCGCCAGACTCACCAACCCATACCTTTGTGTATACAGGTGCGATAAACGACATACCTAATGCGTAAAGCTGATAGTCCTTGATAAATCTCCATGCATCTTTCTTGATTTCTGTTGCACCGTCTTCAGCAGAAGCAGGCTCAGGCAGTCTCAGATCAGCATCAACAACCTTCGGAAGTGAAAACTTTGACTTACCTGAATAGAGAACCAAGCTGTCCTCAAGCAGCTCAAGTGTAGTTGTAGAAGCTTCAAACGTAGACACAAGCTTCTTAAAGAGTAAGCTGTCTACAAAGACAATTGCTTCACCCTCGCCTTCGCAAGCACCTTTGAACTCAAGCTTTGACTTGATCTGTGCTGCTTCGATATTGATGATAAGACCAGCTTCTCTGCTGGCTCTGATCTGCACCATTGTGCTTCGCTCATAAAACTTAGACACATTGGCGTCAAGTATGCCGAGGTTCAGACCCTCGACAAGAGGTTTAGTTGAAACTGTAAATTTCATTAGTTTTGACCTCCATGTTTCTTTCTGTATTCATTGATATTAGGGAGAACTCCAGTGCAAACAAAGTGTTCGATGTGCCACAAGAATTCTTGATCCGTGTGCAGATTATAACGACTCATGTAGTCCGCTATGAATCCTCGGAATTCTTCTGTATCACGTCCGTTTACGCCTAAAGCTTCTTCGCCTCGTGGTTTATCACCATTTGGTAATTTGAAAATCGGCAGATAATAACCGATGTCATATATGTGATACTGCACCCATTTGATTTCTTCTTCAGTCATACCTTGTAATGACTCAGGTCTAGGGTGAGCACAAGGGTACTCAATACCAGACCATCTATATGAAGTTGTTACATCACATTTGATAGGGAATGGCATGAAAGAAGCGGCTGCGCACATATCTGCGCTTAATCGTTCTCCAGCGGCGAGTGCGTTCTCAATCGGCACTTCGCCTATGAGCTCGTCATGTACCGGTATGAGAACTTGTCCTTGAAGCTCGTTCCAGAGCGGGTCTCGTTCTACCTCTATCATGGCCATTTTTGTAAGTTCTGCAGCACTGCCCTGGACTGTTGAGTTTCCAGTTATGTATACTTTTCCATGTCGACGTGCCACCCAGGTATGCGATTTGGTTGTTACGCACCAGACCAGATCTACAGTTCGAATAGATTTATGGTGAGGATAGATCTGAGCTCGCTTGATCTTGAGTACAGACACCTCATAATAAGGTTTGGTGATATGAATTGGCTCAGTATTAGATATAGAGTCATATAACGTATTCGCACTAGGTGTAGCATTATGATATTCAGGTGTAGTGACGTATTGATTAGTAGCATACCCTGCAACGAATGCGAGATATTGAATAGCATCTGCAGAAGCTACAGAGCTGCAGCACAACCTAGCACTACCGCCGCTGATTGTACCATCACCGTCAAGCATAGACCAAAGTACAATCTGAGCCTGTTGCTGAGATAATGTTGCGATAAAAGAAAATGTAAGCTCTCTATTGGGGAATTCTGCTAATAGACGCAGAGTTGTATCACACTTATTGATATAAATGGTGTGATATTCATTTTCATCGCAAGAATCTCGATACTTCAGCCCAAGTTGATCTAGTGTGCGAATCATATCTTGGTACACCATTGCATTCTTCTCTCGACGAGTAGATTGATACAATTCTACACTATATTGCTTCTGTGAAGCATATCCGTCTGTTAAGAACCAGCCTATGAGCTTTAGCTCAGCATCGCTATAAGTGTTTGATGCGGGTAGCTTATTGTCTTCTACACGAAGAATAGGATAATCTGGCCAACGGTTCTTGAATATGTTTTCTGTAGTTTTAAATCTTGGTGCTTCATTACTCTCGCAAACTACCCATCTGTGATCTCTAGTAGACACAGCATTAAATGTTGGTGTATCAAATTCTATTACTTCATGTGTTCCAGGATATACATGAACTTGTTCAATGCTGTCCACAACAATCGAATTTTGATCTAAATCAAAAGCTAAGATGCTGTCACCGGTATGTATCTGATCATAACGCTTCCACCCGCTCAAAGTTAAGATTTCTGTTTCTGCGTCAACGCAGTTTACGCACTGTCTAGATGCTTCTGAAATCTTATAAGTGTTATCAATAACTTTGATATGCTCAGTCTCTGCAAGCTGACGAATACGTTTGAATCGTTGACCATTGTACTTGTAAGATTTCAGCTCCTTATACAGTTGCTGCTGGATATGCTTTGGTACACCTTCAGCACCTTCAAGAGTTGAAATATTCAGCGGATCTACGTCAGGGTTGACGTAACCAGGTAATGGCTCAAATTCATAGTCATTCAGCATCATATCAGGTATGTGCCTACGACGACCGAGTATTGTCTCTACATAGCCGTATACATGTGCATGATGCTGTGCGTATTCCATGAAATTCTTAAGCGCAGGAAACGCTTGAAGTACGGAATCATATACATGCTGCGCTTGAGATATCTTCTTCTTGTCGTCCCAGTCTTCTTTACTATAAAGCTGATCGGCAATTGAAGGGATAGAACGGCCATAAAGTATCATATTCTCCACAATTTCTTGTGGTACTGACTATATCATTGTGGTACCTTAGAACCACACCTTGCGCTTCGAGTGGTGACTCATCTTCCACCCTACTAATTAGTCGATAGACTTCTCCTTATATCTCCATCTATAACCATAAGCTGTACAAGCTAAGTTGTGAGATCTGCACACTTCATGAATTCTAACCATACGAGTTGCAGCTACACCAGAACCAATTTGATTTGTGACCCAATCTGCAGCGGCCTGTGCATTGTAGAACTCATGGAGTACAGAACCTGTATCCTTATCGATACAAAGTACATGATGCTTTGTGTTACTTTCACGAATAGCTGCTTTAGTTCTCTCAGTATGATGTTTATTGAAGAATGGATTCTCCTCCTTAGTGAAACGACCTAAACGACTTTGGCTCAGTGCAGCCTTCCATTCAGGTTTGTACTCTCGGCCTAGCATAGCTTGTCGAATTTTCTCATTTCGCTGCGGAGTAATAACTTGATGCTTGCTTGCTTCGCTGATCTTAGCTTTAGCTTCTTCGGTAAAATGATAGCCAATTGTGCCAGGACCACCAATGGTCATATTATAACCACCAGCATCATAATGAGTAGCATACAGCTCGATGAAATAGCGTTCAGCTTCAGCAGCACCTTCGTCAGGAATGTCAGAAGCTAATACATCTACTCGGAAGTTCTCTGCACCGTAAGTGCGAATTGCTTGATGCAGCTTCACTTGAGACCCTCGATTAGCTTCCTGAATATGCTCCCGAAATCTAACTTCATGATTTCGACTTGTAATACCTACATATTGAGCACCAGTTATAAGATTTGTGATTATATATGCTTCGTGCATATGTATAACACCCCTTACATGTATAATATATCTAGCATATAAGGTTGAAAATATAAGGATTTAGCACAGGATTACCTTTAACTTAATAGTAAGGCTCCCCTGTTAGCGCAGCACTACGTTGTCATTTCCTACAACTACTGCATACAGCGTGCTGCACACCTGCGAGTCATACAGTTCACAAGGTTTACATTCAGCAGTCTGTGAACTAAGGTTTCTGCTGAAGGGGCATAACTTGATAGTCTACCCAATACAATTGTTTTAGCGGAAGATCTTCGTGCTTTTCCGTCAGGCTGATACACCTTGATCTCATTGCCGTCTTCATCATACTCTCCAGTAGGTAAGTTCTCCAGACACGCCTCATATGTTGTGTTGAACGCAAGCGAAGCAATGAAAGAATAGATATCTTTGTCCTCCTGGAATGACTTGATCATATTTGGGTCATTTGAAATAACAGCAGTAAGCTTAGGTTCTTGCTGACTGTAATCACTAGAGATTAATACACTGGTAGCTGTCTCAATATCTACAGCCCAGTTACTGCCTGATTCAGCAGCAAATGACAAAGTATACATATCAGGATTATCTTCATGACGATGTATATCTGCAATGCTAAGAACTGTATCCTGACCATTGTGCTTCAGCACAACGGAATCATTGATTTGTAACTCACATGTTTCTGTCATCTCTATCTGTGAATCCGCAAGCTGCTTTTTCACTTTAGAGAATTTGAATAATGTGATTGTAACAGTGTTGTTCTCAGCTTTGCAGCTTAGTGTGATATCATGTGCAGGCTGGCCTCTGAACATATGTCTGATATCGCTGTGTTTACTAGGAATATTCTGAACATTCATTTTCGTGGACTATATCTTCGACAGCTGTGTACACTACACCAACTGTTGTCAAGCGTTTCGGCAATTGCCTACTCCATATCGGATAGTCTCTGCACCTTACACATCTTGGATTCAATTGAATGAAGTTGGCTATGTGCATTACTAGATAGTAAGCATAAATTATGAATACTGTTATTATGCTTGTTTCGATCTATATGATGAACTACAAAGCCTTTAGGAATCTCTGTGAGTCCTAAAGCTTCGCACATAACAACAGAATGTTGAAACACATAATCTGAACCTTTGCGACCAGTATACCAGTCAGGCTTCTTAACCATCAAGTAACCGTTACCATCGTCAATAACGCCACCTTTCCAATTTGGCGTCTGCGATCCAGACAATCCAGTCATTGGATTCTTATCGCCTAATTTGCTCTTACGATAAATTCGGGACTTACGAGCATTTCGATATTCTTCAGAAAAATGCTCAGCTAAGATTTTCTGCACGTTGTAATCTTCTAATTTCACAGCTTTGCAGAGATCTGCAACACGAATGTCTGTAGTAGAATATAACTTGCAGACTAGGTCTATATCTTCTTGTGATACAGTAAGGCGATCATGACCGATAGCTTTTCGAGCTCTGCGGAACTCAATATTATTGTCGTACAGAACTCTACGCATTGTATCATACTTGATGTTGAACTTATTACAAGCTTCAGGTACAGAATGTCCTTCAGTCATAAAAGATCTAATAGCATCAATAGTTTCTTCATTGAATTGAATTCGTTTCATATCATGTACCTCCTACGGTAGATATATGAGTGTCTTGGCTCAGGGTTATCTCGCAGCTGTTAAGCTGTTGCCCTTCCCTGAATTAACTTGATTTTTCGAGCCCAATGTTCAGTTCCAATAGGCTCGGAAGAACTCATTCTGCCTGTTGCTGCACCTTGACTCTTAAACTGAGCATGAATTCTTCTGTCGGGAGCAACGATTTTTGGCATCTTATCAACAAACGTACCTACAAGTGTTCGTAAACTGCGGTAAGCCAAGATCTTATCTACTAATGGGTGATTAAATGTAGATAATACACCTTTGTCAGTAGACCTAGCTCCTGATCCAGCTCCTAAACCAAGTAAGTCGTAAACAACCCACTGAACGTGCGGCGTAGAATTAGGATTGAATTCTTTAATGCTGCCGAAAGGCCGTTTAGGCACATTTGTCGTTGCATGATCCAATATAGTTTGAATGTCATTTCTGATGTCAGCTGCATCTGCCTCAAGTGACGGACCATATTTCTTCTGAAGCATATCTGCTGCATACTTGTCAACATATATACCTCGTCTATGAAGATTTTGGCAGACCTCTATCATTGGTTTTTCTACACCCCAGAAGAGATCTGCAATCTTCTCAAAGTGATGCTTCTGGCACTTCGGATTGTCTTTAGTAACATAAGGTATCTGCCACCAACAGAGCTCATGTGTAATCTTCGCGTCGTTAGCAGCATATAATTTTGCAATTTCAGGCTTGCAGTAAGGAAACAATGATGGAGGGAAGAAATCCTTGAAACGCATAGGGTGACCTTTACCTTTGAGCACATATTTGTTGTACAAATTCTTCAAGTCAGTTTTCGGTTCGTTCTCCTTAATTGTTCGCCAAGCATGAAGTGCATCATAGAATACAGTAGGCAGAAAATCTACATGTATATCTTTGAAAATCATTGCTAAGTCGAAGTCTGCGTTTGCCCACTCAGAAAATATCTGAGCATCTACAAGTCTCTGAAACTCAACTTGTACTTCTTCGTAAGTAAGCTGTCCTGAATATGGTACCTCAAATATCGGCACCATGTGCTTGATGGGTATGTAGCACTCTGTACCTCCAGGATAGTAGAGTGAAGAACCAACTATGGTGTCCTTGATTCTATCAAGTCCTGTGGTCTCAGTATCTATTGCCACATACTTCGCTGAGATGCACTCATCTACATAATCATGAAGCTCTGCCTTACTAGAAATAAGTATTGCAGGAGAATCCTTGAAGTATTTAAGTACATCATTTGAAATTCTAAGCAGCTCAGCGTTTACACTTTTCTTAGAAGCTGTTTTCTTTTGAGGTTCAGCTACAGCTCGACTCTTCTCAGCTATTGCATTAATTTGTGATAGCTGATTCTGTGAGAAAAGCCCCAAGGCTATCACCTCCTGTAGATATAAGTCGAGGGCTGACAGTCTCAGCCCTCGTATTTACACCTGAGTCCGAAATCAATCGAAATCAGGCTCAGGAAGCGTATTGTCTTCAAGTATATCAGCATCATCTGCAACTGCATCAGGAAGTGTAGTATCCATTGCAGGCGGCAGAGCACTAGGTGCAATTGGTGCAGAAGGCGCAGCCGACATACCTCTTGGTGTAATAGTATAGTCTGGGAGCGAAGCTGGTGCAATAGGCGCAGAGCTTGGTGAATTATCAGCGTTAAGAGCTAGACTAAGCTCCTCAGCTGTTACCTCTCTGCAGATATTATTATAGAACTCAGGGAACTTAGCATTGAACTTTTGACAGATCTCATCATAGGAGATAAGATTGTTTGAATTCACACCGGTAATCACGTATCTAGTATTCGGATCACCTACACCACCGTTTCTTGTGATGTTGAAGATAACAAGTGATGGGTCATCTCCGAACTTCTGGAACACGTCCTGATGAAGCTGAGGCTCCCAATACTTCATATTTCTGTCGAAGAACTCAATACGCTCTGTCTCAAGATTGTACAGAGGTGTGAAGATCTTTGCGTCCTTACGAATACGCTTAGCACAAGCAGGGCAATTCGGACCTGTACAGTGTACATATCCTTTGATGTCGTTTGAAAGAATGTAGTGCACATCTGCAACTAATACATCCTTCGGGCTACGGTATAAGAAAATTACCTTAGCCGAGTCACCGTGATTTCTCAGTGTGAAGAAACCTGTGACATTTCCGTCCGCTGTAGCAGCGAAATTTTTGGATTCAACGTAGTCGTCTACTGTTTTGAAACCCATGTGTCATTCCTCCTTGGTATCATTTGATATCATTTGATCTATCTCAAACCCTTTCAGGCCAAGATGCATAAGAATCTGATGTTTCCCAAAGTTTTGCTTCAACTACAGCTAGACCTTCAGGAAGCTTATCTTGTACATTGCGAACTATCCAGTCCACCATGTTTTCAGCTGATGGTGCACAAGGCATCAGCTCATATGCGCAGTTGTGCTTCTTAAGAGCTTCGACTATATCATTCTCAAGCTTCCCGGGAACTAAGTTCTGCTCATTAGCAACAAACAGATGGTCTGGAACGGTATCGTTGAGAATCTGATCTAAAGCTTTGAAATCCATACAGAAGCCGAATGCTTGCGAGTTGCGATATGCAATAAGATCTGACTTTGTTGGCTCACCGCATACTGTGATCTCAAGAGCATAAGAATGTCCGTGAAGTCGAGAGCACTTACCGTTGTAACCTTCAAGCAGATGAGCTGTTTCAAACTCAATGTGACGTGTAACTCTTCTACTCACATTATCACTTCCTCTCCATTAGAGCTATTGCTTCCTGACGAAGATCAGGCTCTGTTATGAATTTACCATGAATGCCTTGGCATACTGTTGTAGAATCATATGACTTCACGCCTCTTGCGGTCATGCAACCGTGTGAAGCTTCCATGCGAATATAAATGTCATCGGTACCAAGTACCTCTTGAAGTACTTCATAAATATCTTGAACGATTCGTTCCTGGAGCTGTAAACGCTTAGCGCACATCTCACAGATACGAGCAATCTTGCTCAAGCCGATAACTTTATCTGCTGGAATGTAAGCAACTGCAACCTTTGCATTGTAGATTAATGCTGTATGATGCTCGCAATGTGAAAATACTGTGATGTCTCGCTCCACTACCATAGCATTTGACGGTGCATCAAAACATTTGTTGAACTTCTCGGCTATGTCATGGTTGGTGTAGCGCATACCTTCTGTAAGCTCTAACCAGTACTTAGCAGCTCGCTGAGGTGTTTCTTTTACACCTGCAGACTCTAGATCAGCGCCGAGAGCATACAGCAGGTCATGCATAGCTTTTTCAAGCGCAGCTTTCTGCTCTGCATCTGTGCTGAAACGCTGAGCTAGAATAGCAGGTGTTTTATTTGATTCACTACTCAAGTGTATCACTCCTTCTCATAAGTAATCATATCTAGAGCGCCTCTGCGAAGCAAAGACGCTTAGTTCAGCTACATAGATACTAACGATTCAAACTAATTCATCAAGCTTCTGAAGTATCTCAGAACGAGGTATAGAACCCTCAGTACTGAGCTTGGATGCAAGCCAAGTGTAGTAATCTTTCAGAACTGCACAGAGCTTATGATTCAACGATACAAGATCATTAGGTATGTCAAAATTTTCTACATCACAGATAAATAGAACTGTATTGCGAAAATACTTAAGGTCTTGCAGTTCAACCAGTTGGTCTGTATACAGCCATCTGAATATCTTAGATGCATCAGGAAAAGTTTTTGCCCCCTTAGACTTGCGAATCTTATGGATCTGACTTGCAATTTCACCTTGCCAATGATTGCGAGTTGTAGCTTGAGGGGCAATCAACAGCTTGATGAAATTTTCCTCAATCTGATCTACATGATTAACTAGATCTGACTCAATGTCTCGCATAGCTTTTGCTGCTGAAGTAATATAAATTTTCATGTTTTCACCCCGCTTGTCAGATCTGAGAGCTCAACAGCTCGTCAAGTGTATCATACATTACTTGCGGCGAAATTGAGCCTCTTACAGATAGTTCGTCTGCAAGTTTATGGAAATAACCCTCACAAACTGCAAGAATACTTTCGGCGTAATTGTCCGCATCTAGCTCAACTTCTAAGTCATACTCAAAGCATAATGCATCTAACTCACCTTGAATCCAGCCGTCACTGTGCAATTCGTCAGCCCACTTACCATATGTCCAGTTAAATATCTGCTGAGCTGTAGGCCATTTATTTGTACGCTTAAGTTTATTTACTTTATGTATGAACATTACAATCTCTTTCTTCCAATGTTTAACAGACTGATGCTCTGGCATTGCAATTACTTTGATAATGTGCTCAATGACAAGATCTGCTTTAGCTTTGAGCTCAGATTCAACAGCTTTTTGAGTATCTGACATAGCTCTTATATACAATTTCATATATGTTTCACCTCCACGTCTGTAACTGTAAGGTCGCTTGCTGCCTCTGTGTCGAAAATATAATCTTTATCTGGCCCGAAAAGTGAGACAGCCTTACGGGTATTCTTTCTTCTGTCTTTGTACTCTCTGATGTTCCTAGGGAAGAATACTGTCTCAGTACCGTCAGAAAGAATCACTGTAGCGGAAGAGATAATATCTATGTGCTCCATGAGGTCACCGAAGGTCTTGAATTCATAGGATTTTGGCTCATACAGCGATGTGTATGGAGCTAAGTAGAATTTAAGATCCTTAAGAATTTGGCGCTTCAAAACAGGACCTACACCAGCACCAAGCGGCTCGCCTAACAGCCAAGCAACTACTTGCTGATATTTAGCTGGCAGCTTGTCAACAGTTGACCAAAGATGATCTCGGAGCATCTCTGTATTAAGTGAGTCAAGCTCAGCTACTGTATCGAAAAGGTCTATCATCACTTCACCGCAATCGTCGCAGATACAGTTTGACATCTCAAGTTCATATCTGTCCTTGTCACGCTTGATATCGTGGCAGATGCAGTACAAGCAGTTGTAAGCTACCTTATACATGTAGGCCTCTGTAAACTTCTTGCCGTCTGCTTCTATCAGCGGAATGTTCTTGAGAATATACTGAAACATAGTTGATACTGCGTCTTCTTCCGAAGCATAGAAAGATGCATATATCTGCTTACACTTGTACCAAGCAAGTGTTATCTGCGAGAAAAACTGCACATAAAGAGCCGCAGCCTTATGATCCTGGTCAAGAACAAACCATTCGTCATAAGTCAGCGGCTTGGTGTACTGTAAGAAATTTGCGCAACTTGCGAATGTCTCATACAGAGGCGACGCAAACTGCAAAGGGTCATATCTGTCTGTAGTAGTGTTGTTGATGTTCATATACTTCTCTCCTGTTCTATCTGAAATAAATTGAAATGAAGAGTAGGCGTCGATGTGTACCTACACAAGTATTATAGCATCTTTTGGTAAAGAAGTCAATATGTACGATAAAAATTTATAGTCTATTAATCAATTATTAATAATTTATTAATCGTTGATGTCAATGATTTTCTGTAAGATACGCTTGAATATTTCGTTTAACATCACGAATCATTCTGCGCAAGTCTATATCTGAAATTATGTGGTTGTACTCCAGTGTAATTTGAAGCCCGTTCAGTAAAGGACTAGTAGGAGCCATGAGAAATATTAAGAGCTTGAACCCGTCTTTTCCTGAATGAAATCCTTGAGTTTCTATGTAGTCAACCACTGCATCAACAACAATGTCCTCGTATTCTTTGAGGATAGCTGCACGAAGCTTCTGCGGCTTTTGTGAATTTATTGTCATTTTATCACTCCAATTCTAATGCTCTAAATTCTTCTTCTGTTAAATCATTGATATCTTTACCTTCAGGTACACCTGTAAGTGCCCAGACGATAGCTACAGAGCTAAGAGCTTTCATCAGTTTCTGAGTGCCTTTGCGGCCAGCTTCATCAGGGTCAAGAGCAATGACAAATTCAGTAACACCTAATTGCTTGAGCTGCTGTATTTGTGTAGCGTTACCAGTGCCTAGCAGAGCTACAGCGTATTCACCATATCGCCAACACGTCAGTGCGTTGAAACAGCTTTCACAGATGTATACACGTTTGCAGTCCTTAGGTAATTCATAGATACCATACACAGGTTTGGTGATACCTTGAGGGTAGTTGAAGAATTTACCTTCAATAGAACGTCGACATAAGAACAGCGTCCTGCCTTGAATATCCCGCACAGGAAATGTAATACACGGCAGAGCTTGCTTTCTCCCAGGCGGGACAAAATTCATATCTACACCAATATCAAATTTCTCTATGAGTTCGTCTGTAAGCTTACGCTCATACATGTATGGTACAGTATATCTGTAAGAAGCTAATTCTTCTTCAGAAACAAATGCTTTACGCTGATAGAAAGAAGCCGTAAGAATGCTCTGAAGCGCAAATCTGTTTTCTACAGACTCAGAAAGCTCATCGGGGATCAGCTTTTCAAAATCAGAATTATCTGCGTCATAGCCAGCTATATTTTCAGTAAGCCAATCCCTACTTGCTTGATCAATGTTATGAATTTTTATCATATCATCGACTAATTCAGGAAGAGACTTTACTGCACCACAAGCGAAGCAATGAAGTGTACCAGAACGGTAGTGACGCCCTGCACGATATTCGTCTACAAGCGATATGCCGCAGGAAGGCTTCTTCTCTTGACCATCACTGTGATATGGGCAATAAATAGAATACCACTGACCTCGTACTTGTGCTTTGCGTATCAGTCCGAACGCATCAAGCTGCTCAACAATTGTTGCAATATCAGTCAAAATCTACATCCTCCTCTGAATCGACTACTGGGCTTACCTCAGGGACAGCAAAAGGAGATAAAGTTGGAACAGATATGTTCGGGAGGTCTACATGGACATTAGGTGACGCAGGAGCTACACCCTGAGGGGCAATAGAACCGTCTGCAGAATCTCCTGGCATATAATCCTTTGTACCTGTGTTAATGTCCCAAGCATAGCTGAATGTTTGTTTCTGATTCTTAGCGGATCTTGCCTTCTCTAAGCGAAGATCCAGCACGTGACGATCAAATATCTGACGCATAGTGAACACTGTAGTTGCAATTCTTGCAGGCTGATCAGAACCCTCAGCTTGAAATATGGTAGGGAAAATCTCACCTTTTTCATCTTTACAATTCTGAGTCTCTCTGTTAGCTTGCATCATTACACACACCGCACAATGACGTTTCTTGCTCATCTGAAACAAGTCGCCAGCGATGTTCTTAAACTGATCATGCGTATATGTAGCTTTCTTCGCATCTTGGACATAGGAGATACCGTCAATGATGACTTCACCTATGTGTAGCTTAGAGACTAATTTATCAAGGTACGGTACATCTACTACACCGCCAGGGGCATCTTTGTCCTCCAAGACGTAGATAGCTGAATCTTGAGATTCTAGATCCTCCAAGTATTTGTAATAGTTCTCGTCATAATCACCGCAGTAAAGTTTGCTGTTTTCAAAGTGACCACGCCAAGTGTCGAATCTGGTAGCAAGATACGCGCTCTGCATCTCAGGAGAATAATACAAGACATTGAACCCGTGCTTCTGAGCAGCTTCAGCCATCTGCGCACCTACCCAGCTCTTACCAGAATTGGTTCGAGCAATGATTATGAACAGTTCCTCAACAGTAGACAGACCACCATACATGACTTCGTCTATCTCATCGAAACCTGTAGGGATACGAGCTTGTTTGCTCATCTCTACAATCTTTCGACTACGCTCTTTCGCATTGTGAACAATGTCCTCAGGCAGATTAGTACCAAGACCTTCAAACTCCAGATACTGTTGGTGAATATATTCCCATGCCGCAGTTGCGTCGTCTACACCAAGCATCTTTACTTTGTTGAATGTTTGAAGTAGCAGGATACGCTCTCGATTCTTGATAATACCTTGGCAAAGATATTCTGTATCCTCTGATACAGCAACTAAATTTATATCATTGAATTCTGCCTGAAATGTAAACACATCAGGCACATTCCCGTAAGTTTCTTTATGCTGCAAGATAAACTTTATATGCGGTTGCAGAATGTCATAGTATTCTGGACCAAACCCACATAAGATTTCTACCTGTGCAGGATCTTGTGATGTTAAAATTTTGGAAATCATTTGCAGTTCAATTGAACCTGCTACACTCATCTCTGTCCCCTACCTTCCTCGGAAGAATTAAGCATGTCCTTCAGCTTACTGAAAAACATAGAATTTCTATCTCCAAGGAGTTCATTAGTTGGTGGAGAAACAACTATTGTGCAAAGGCCGTCAATCTTACGACCTTGAATGATATTTAACAATGCTTGAGACGGGAAGTCCTTAAACTGAACGTAGTCTATACTAGATATAATCAAAATTTTTGCAGATTTTATCCAAATCTTTTGATACTCAAACGCTTCAGAAGGAGTCCCCCAACTCCTCTGCATATCGTCTAGATACGATGAAAAATGTAGATGGTACACGCTACAGTGCAGCGTATTACCTTTCCATTTCTTACAAACAGCAATGTATGTCAGTAGCTGAGCTGTGTCGATAGTTGACGTATCAGCTGTGTTACGAACAAACACTGTTGTTAACTTGTCAGGATAACAATCCATCAGGTCACTGTAGTGTCGAATCTGTCGTTTGTTAGCATGAAACACTTTGTTTGCTAAAGAAATGTTATTGCGAGACAGAAGATAGTCTGTCTCTGCGTATTCCGGACAAGAGAAATCACATCTAGGCTTCACACATTTGCCGAAGAGGATACATGATTTCTTCAAACTGTCACCCCCTAACTTATCGCATTAGCTGAAATACCTTATCACCGTACGCCATACGAAGTATAGGGTTGCGGGTCAAGTAGAAGTTAACACGAGACTTTACACACTGTTCTGCAATCTTATCAGGATCATAACCGAGAGCCAAGTACTGCTCTGCGGGCATGAACAATGTAAGAAACTTCTGAAGCGCACCATACATCGAGTACTTATGTTCAATACCTATGATGTCACGCTCAAGAAGGTATCTGCGAATTACATATTCATTTCTGAATTTAGCTGTCCTAGGCAGCTTATTCAGATCTGGCACCTGCTCCCAAGACTCCTCTTGAGTCAGATCTAGAAGCTCACCATCAATTTCAATAGATGCGCCAAACGATCTGATACCAAAATTCTCAGAATCAGGAGCATCTGCATGCTTCATCAGCATATGGAAGTGAGGATACTCAATGATATTTCTTCGCACCTGCTCTTCTGAGAATCCAGATATAGGAATAATTGTACCTAGAGTTTCATCAAATGGCAGACCAGTAACAGGTATGTGCATCTCCTGAGGTCGCACATGAATAACTCTGTTTGGGAACAGCTTAGCTCGGTCTTTAGCTGTAAGCTTACCTGGATCAGTAGTAATAGTTATCTCTGACTGGTTAGTCGGGATCTCAGGCAGAGTGCGATACATAGTGTACTCTGTACTGTTGATGATCTGGTGAAACCAGATAGAATTATAATCAAACTGAGGAAACGGTGAATGACCTAATAGCAGATGAAACTTAGGTGTTGGCTGATTAGCTTCTTCCGCTGCAAGCTGCTCTTCACGTCGAGAGTTAAGATCAACAATTTCAGGTTTCGCAAATAGAGCATCTGTGAGCCCAGAATCATTAGATATAGAAAAATTAGCTTCACGTTGTGCAGATTCAAACTCTTGCAAGGCCTGATTTACATTACCAATAGTTACAGGTACTTCGGACTCTTCAACGTCCCAGGATACGTCCGAATAAGAAATAAACAGCTCACCTAATGTAGGAAGCAGTTCAGGGCTATCAAGTAGATCATCACAGTTAGTCAAGATGAGGGGGTCATTGATACTCCATACTGTATGTACAGCCGTATTAGTCAGTATACAATAAGACAAGCAGTTCAGCACGTCAATCACGTCTGTTTTAAAACTTCGAGTATCTTGAAATTTATCAATTGCTGCAGCAATGACAGAACTATGAAGCGAGGACAGTTTTCCTTTTACTTGCGGAGGATAAGGCAGCTGTTCTGTAAGCTGAGTAAAAATTAAATTTTTCATTTAGCTTCCCCTTTCACTACAGACTTAGACTCTGCAGCAATCAGCTGTTTAAGCTTTCTTCGTGTAGCTGCGTCAACTAAGTCAAATACAGCGTCACGATCTAGAGCAGCAGGTCTGTATTCCCAATTGAATAGATCTCGTAAAGACGTACGATACAACTCACCCCATATGATAACGCTTGTACGAGTTACATACGGAACTACAAGTTGTGCGGACTTCATCGCCTCCCAAGCTGGTACGCAGCACTGAGGAAAAACATATGTAGCTTCGCCGCATAACACTTGCTCACACCAATGATTCAATTCAGATTGAAAAGCACTGAATTGACCAGCTTCAATTGCTGCACTCAGCGCAAGAATGAAACATAAGAAGTAATTCGGCATAGAATTCACATCACACTTACACGAAGTAACTTGGAACCTAGCATGAAACCATTGCTTGAGCAGATGTATACTGTGTGCAGTAACTTGAGAAGCGCCTGCAGGCGTAATCAATGTATCAATTGCTGTATGATACTTAAACATAATTTTCTTCCAAGATATCTGAGGTTCTGAACTTTCAGCAGTAGGTCGAGCTTGAGCAGGAAGCAAATATGGCTGAAGCAGTTCTGGGATAGGCTTCATAGACTGCAATGCTATAAGCATATCAGACTCGCCAAGAGTACTGCACAGATATGCAGCAGAGTCTAATAGATTATTCAGCATCTCCCGCATGTGCAGATTATCAGTTAACTTCAGATCGCCTTTGAGCTCAAACTGAGCTCGACTGTACTTGAGTACTCGAACCGAAGAATTCAATGCCGTAGCAAAGTTGACTGGTTTATCATTCATAACGATCACCTCATTTCGTACAAACAAAAAGTGGTGTAAGCTCAACTGCACATGTGCCAGCGAGAGGTAGATCTGCACGCATGCAGAAATACCAGAAGTCCTCTTCGCTAGGACTATGCAGCTGAACTTACACCACTTCTGGATGATGTGTGTCCAACATTTTTCTTTCACGTCATGTAAATATTATAAGCCCTCGCCTATGAGAAGTCAATAAGTTTTGAAAAAGATTTACGAAATTTTAATCATCTATTAATAATTTTACTAGATTCTACCAATAATTCAACAAATTGCTTCCAAATCAAATAATTAAAAAGTTTAATTCGCCGCAGGATATCTTATCCATGCTTCACATCGTCACGTGAAGTAGTTCAGGGTTCAGATTCTAGATCTGTACAGAACGCATCTCAGATCTACACAAAAATTTAATTTAATATACATGTCATGATTGATTGTATTCTCTTGTTTTTATTGTATGTATTTATCTGTATCTTTTCAAACATGTCATGATTTAATGCGCGTATGCGTACTAATGCGCACGCGCGCATGTGCGTACTAATGCGCGAGCGCAACCCCTTCTGCACGATCTGACGATTTTAGCCGATTTCGTTAATTCTATACGAAAATTTCTGCTAAATTTCGTTAGGTTTTTACCTTCGGAGATTTTTCAAATCATCTTGACTTCTGAATCAAACCACCATATAATTATTATATCACCTGGAAGGGAGTGTGATATGAGATGAAAAATGAAGCATACAACAGTGTAAAAGAGGAAACACTGAGATTGTATGACTCACTACCACAAGAGAAGAATGCTAGAATGGCCCGCATAGACGTGAGAGATCAGATTATCAAGTTGAATTATACGTTCTTCGGATTTATTGCGAAGGACACGTTTATCAACAACACGTCTGTTGAATATCTAGATAAGTTTCAGTCAGCATTAGTTCACTTTTGTGAATGCTGGTGGTGGTACAGGTGGGAAGGCGATGAAAATCATAAGGGGTATCGCAAAGATGTATCGTTTACATCGTTCTTTAAGCTTAGAGTTGCTGAGATGATTGAACGAGAGTTGAATGAGGTGAAGTATTCATTGCGGCGAACCTTATGCATGAAAGCTGGTGCTCAACTCGGCAAGCATTGGGGGCAAGTCAGATATGAGGACTTGTCGAAAGTTGATCTACCAGCGGACGAAATGACAAGCTTGAAAGCGATATTCGGATCCATCTACTGGGCGGACTTGTCCGAACATGAGCTATATATGCCAGCCCCAGACGAAGGACGAACCGATATATCTAAGTATCTCACAGATGAGTATGACGACCTTGAAGGGTTGCTGATTCAAGAGATGGTGTCCAGAGAAGCTCGACTAACAGATGTAGACCTATATCAGATTGCCGATTTATACGGCGTTAGCTTCGCAGAGCTTAAAAAGACACTACCTCATGCGATGAATGAACTCTACAAGAGATTGAAGTCCGGAGAAGGCATGTACGAAGATTGAAAAAGAAGAGGCGTACCTGGTGGTACGCCTTTACCTTTGAGCTAATGCGAGACTTAACGAGACGAAAGTTTAAGCATAGCAGGTAACAAATATCTACTAAACTTATAAACTTTCATGATCAATTGCGCAGCTACCTGAGAGGTTATGCTGCTAATGCTTTCAGGACCTTGAGTGCTTTCTTAGTGATTGTACCCTCACCAGCAATACCTGGCAGGCGCTTCATGCGCTGATCAAGGTCAAGCCCGTCATCTGAATTCTTGAAGTAATGCAGATCCCAGTCAGTAACTGCATTGAACAGCTGATACTGTGTACCTTTGAAGTTCTGAAGGTTGTCTGCGTTGACACACTGTGTGATGAACTGCTCCCTGAGCATGAGTACACGCTCATTAGCTTTCTGGTGCTCAGAACTTTCGTCTGCTTGAATAAGAGGGAACAGCTCATCTAAGAACTTATCAATCTGTTCACGAGATACTTTCTGCTTGTACATTGCTTCAGCTTGAGCAGTAAGGATCTGCTGTGTGTCTGCGTATGCTGAAATCATGTGATTTGCAAGGGTTGCGTTGAGATTGAGGTCCTGGGAGCATTTGATTCTATACTTCAGAACTGCAGTGCTGAGAGCTTCTGTAAGTGTATTCTGACATACAACTCTTACAGGTGTGTTGATGATGGTAATTTTACCATCTGGTTTGAGATGGTCATTCACTACTACAAGGTAGTGATCAATCTGGTCGTCAAAGATCTTGTAACTATCATTGATCTTGAAGCAGCCGAATACCTTTTCGCCGATACCGAGGCTGGCAGCAGTCTCGAATGCTACTTCCTTGTTCAAGATGTCGCCAAAAGCGTTGAACATATCTGTGTTCTGTGCGAAATGAGGATTTGCAATGTTTGCTACGCCGAGGACATCGTTGTTGTCCTCTCTATAGATTGCTTTGTAATTCTTCACGCTGTCGTGAAGCTCTGTGTACATGCGTGTTGCAGCAACTGTCCAGTCCAGCTGCGCAGCTGCAACAATCTGCTGCGGATCTGTAGGTACTTCTTCGAGCTCTATAGATAAGCCGTGCCAAGGAAGCTTACCTACGTGAACCATTGTGTCAATATTTGCGCTCATGATTCATTTCTCCTTTTTAATTAAAATTTTATAAATAACTTAGATACACCTAAGTTAGTATACAGCTACTAACGATTCAGTTCAATGTGAAACACTATGTTATCAGCTACAAGAGCAGCTGTTCCGAAGTTGATAAATTCGTCAAGCAGCTCGTCTTGATCTACATCTGAGATCTCCAGCTGCTTACCTTTGCAGTAATTGAAGATAAACTGCATTGCTTTTACAGCGCAGTCGGACGCTGACAGCCCAGCTGTGTGATACTGAGCAGTTGGCTTTGCTTCAAGCCAATCCGACGCCCATACGTCAATGCTGTAAGTACCTGGCCAAGACATCTGAACCTGCTGCTCAGGTGTAAGTGGTGTAGGTACATGTGTTTTCTGAATGAAGCCCATTACTTCACCCCTCTCGGAAGTTCCTCTGGTGGGTATTTCTCAAGTATATTAGCAACAAGTGGGTGGTGGTTTGGCGGTAGCGTTGTAAGGATTGTCCAGATCATATT